AGGCGGACTCACGATGGTGACGGAAGCGGTTGGCATGATCTGCACTCGCCCCAGCACATCCACCATGAACACCGCCATGCCGCTCTTCTTGATCGACTCGGCTCCATACACACCAAGCGCCACGATGGACGGGCGATCCCCGCTCACCAGGTTCTCGTAGAGGAGCTCCTGCTCAGCTTGTGGTCGTTCCATGTGCTCGTTCACGTCAAAGGGTACGGGGACGGAGGCATAAGAAGGATGGAAGACACCCGTTACCTAAGGCCTAGGAGGCCGCATGCCAGAAGGTTGTATCACCATTGGTGGCATCGAGTGCCGCTACATGGTACCGGGCGGAATGGTCCTTGAGAAGGACCTCGACTACGTGGACACGTTCGGCATCCTCCCACTCATCGAGAAGCTCTCGACCAAGCCCGGCACAGACGTGTGGGACCCGCCCAATCTGTTGCTGTCTGGGCCATCTGGAGTGGGGAAGACGTTGCTCACCGCGTTCTTGGCAGAGGACCTCGGCATCCCGTACCTCGAGGTCAACTGCTCGCCCGAGATCAAGGAGAGGCACCTGCGCGGTGGCCTCGTCCCCAAGGGCACCTCGAGCGTGGAGTTCATCTTCGGCACCGCCTCGAACGCCATCATGGCGGCCAACGAGCTGGGCAGGGCCATGCTCGTCCTCGATGAGCTGCCCACCCTCTCGCCGCTCATGCAGAAGTCGCTGAACCCGCTGACCGACTTCAGGCGCAAGGTGGAACTCCCCGAGATCTCCACGCACCTCGAGGTCATGCGCCACTGCAAGTTGTGGGTGGTGGCCACGCGCAACACCCTCTCCGTCGAGGGCAGCTACGAGCTCAACCAGGACCTCAAGTCTCGCTTCATCGAGATCGAGATCCCCTACCCTCCTCCGGAGGCGGAGAAGAGCATCATCCGCAAGCTGCTGGGCATGGTGGACGAGAACGCTCTGGCGGCTCTCGTGGCCGTCGCCAACGAGAGCCGGCAGGGAGAGTCGAGCTATGCCCTTTCGACTCGAGACCTCGTGGAGCTCATGACCGCGCACCCGCGGGTGGGCTGGCACGACACGCTGTTCCTCACCGCACAGAAGTTCTCCGCCGAAGACCGCACCTTCATCTCCACTCGCATCAGAGACATCACCACCATCACCCCCAACCACAGCCTCGTCTCGAGGCTCATCCCAACTTGAAAGGAAGTCACATGGCTTCTCAAGCAGTGCTGGAGCTCACCAACGAGCTCAAGACCGAGATCATCAAGAACCTGCGGCGCAAGCGCACCTACGGCCTCAACGTGGGCGACGTGCACGAGTGCAACTGCCCCAACTGCGAGCACCCGGAGAGCGTGGTCATCCTCGTCCTCGACCGCCTCATGACGGTGCGGTGCCTCCTCTGCAAGCACGTCGAGACCATCGAGCGCCCGATGGCGCTGAGGGTGTAGTGCCTGGCCACCGCCAGGTGATCGACTTCATGAAGCGGACCCACGGCATCTACTGTGGGCTGCGGAAGGAGGAGATCACGTTGATGCCCGGAGACCCTCCGGGACGTACGGATGCAGAGAGCTACATCTGCGTGCCGTTCGAGGATCCAGACGTGGACCTCATCCATGCACACGAGTGGAGCCACATCTTCTTCCGCTCCGACCTGCGCGCCAGAGACCTCTTCGTCTCGAGCTTCATCGCCGAGCTCGAGACGAAGGGCTACCTAGACGTGAACAGCAGCCTGACCGATCTCACGCTCTACGTCTCCAACGCACTCGACGACTTGAGGGTGAACTCCCTCTGGAACCGCATCTACCCCGGGAGCGCCAGGCTCATCGAGAACAGATGGGTGCACCTCATCGACCTTGTCCGCAGACCGGAAGACAGCATCGTCCTCGTCATCCTGGGGACCGGCATCGGAGCCAGGGCGGCCGGCGCCTACCAGGCCAGGTACCATACCCTTGTGGGACCCGCCTGTCGGATGGTGGTGGGTGGGAGCTACGCCTCGGTCCTCGCCGCCACCAAGATGGTCATGGAAGGCCTGCTGGAACGGCTAGGCAGGCTTCCCAGGCGGGCCCAGGACGAGCGCAACGACCCTCGGACGGCCCAGGAGAGGCTCTCGGCCCAATCGTGGCCAGAAGGGCGCGAGAGAGCGTCCCTGAAGGCCGTGGGGGAGGAGCGGTCGGCCAGGGTCCCGAGCCTGCTCGACCTGCCAAATGTGGCCCCAAAGGGGGATGGGCCCGACCCGTTCATGACGCACCGCACCGTCCAGGTCGCCATGGGTCCCCACGGGGAGGAGCTCGAGAGGGAGCTCTTGACCGGGGCCCAGGAGATGGACACGGTCATCGGCGAGCTCCGCTCCGTCCTCCAGCCGGTGGACCCAGACGACCGGCTCGTGCAGTGGACCTCGAGTCCCGTGGCGCTGCACGACATCAGCAGGCAGGAGACGATGGAGTTCCTCATGCGCCCCGAGGACAGGCGCACCATCGTCGCACTGAAGGCGAGGTTCACCTCGCTGCTTGGACGCAGACAGCTCAGGCACACCGATGCCGGCTCTGACCTCGACGTGCAGGCCTTGCTCGAGGCGAGGTTCACGGGAGACCAGGACATCTTCCACGATGACCAGGAGGTGCAGGGCTTCGAGTCGTTGCTCCTGGTGGATGGCTCAGCCTCCATGTGGTCGAGGTGGGCCACGGTTGCTCGAGCGGCCAAGGTCCTGTCGCAGTCGATGAGCCTGCCTTGCGCCAAGCTTTCGACTTGGGTATTCAGCGGGTCGAATGAGGGCGTGACTGGGATCTTCAGGTTCAAGGATCCTTCGTTCGGGTTCCTCCCCAAGGCGCAGTACCGAGAGCTCTGGGGACTCACGCCGATGCACATCGCCTTGGGTGTCGGCATCCGGCACCTGCGGCACTCACCTGGAGGGATACGTCAGCTCTTCCTGGTGACCGATGGTCGCCCAACGCAGTTCTCCTCACTGCGCGCACCTGCCCCATCTGACCTAGAGGGGGAGACAGCACATCAGGTGTCCGAGGCGCGTGCTAGTGGTATCAAGGTCAGCACGCTCATCGTTGGGACAGAGATACGCGATGCCTCAGCCGACCGGATGTTCGGCAAGGGTGGTTGGTGTCGCGTGCAGCAGCACCATGACGACCTGTATCGGGAGATGATCTCTCTCGTTGATAGGTCTTTCACGAGGTACCTGAGGACCTGATGGCCTGCATTCGCTGTGACGCTGAGAGGGCTCGGTTCACCCACTACATCACCTCGCACGCCACTCCGATGCAGAAGGCATGGTGGCTTGCCCACCTGCGCGACGTGAAGTGCAGAGAGCACTGTGCTTGCAAGGGGACACGGCACTGCACCTTCCACGAGGAAGCTCCACAGGTGGAAGAAAAGAACGCTCGGTTGTCGGGATAAGTAGTTCGACTCACCGAGGAGTTCGCGCCCAGATGTCTTGAGCGCGAACTTTAGCCGTCACTCTTACCTGTCAGGGAGACACACCGAAATGGCAAACGACACGCAGCGCGATCTCGTCCTCGCCCCCGGCGAGTACGCGTACATCCAGGACCGCACCCAGGGCGCCATCAAGATGGCCACGGCGCCCGCCACCGTCACCCCGTCGCAGTCGGACGTGCCGGTGAAGTACGACCCGAAGACCGGCAGCTTCATGCAGTGCGGGCTCGACAGCGTCATCCAGAAGAACGCCCGCGCCGACGACGGCAGCTACATCATCCTGAAGAACCCCGAGGTCGATGGGAAGCAGCCCAAGCCGGGCATGAAGGGTTCCGTCGTGGAGCCCATGCTCCGCCTCGGCTCGAAGGTGGTCATCCCCGGGCCGGCGGACTTCCCGCTGTGGCCCCAGCAGTCGGCTGAGACGATCGATGGGCACCACCTGAAGTCCAACCAGTTCCTCCTCGTGCGCGTCTACAACGAGGAGCTCGCCAACAAGAACTGGTCGACGGCCATCATGCGCCCGGCCGCGGTGGTGGCGACCCAGCTCCCGCCCGACGCGACGGAGGAGCAGAAGGCCGAGGCGGCCAAGCAGGCTGCGGCAGCTGCCGCTGCGGTGACCCCCGTGGCCAAGGTGGACCTCACCACCGGCAAGCTCCACGTCATCAAGGGGACCGAGGTCTCCTTCTTCATCCCGCCCTCCGGCGTCGAGGTCGTGCGCGCCGGCAGCGGCGAGTACGTCCGTGAGGCCCTCACGCTCGAGCAGATGGAGTACTGCATCCTGGTCGACGAGAACGGGTCGAAGCGGTTCGAGAAGGGCCCGCAGGTCGTCTTCCCCGAGCCCACCGAGGCGTTCCAGGTCAAGGACGGGGCCAAGAAGCAGAACGCCATCGAGCTCAACGACCTCCAGGGCCTGCACATCAAGGCCATCGCGAACTGCGAGGCCAACGGCACCAAGTTCGTCGCCGGCCAGGAGTACTTCATCACCGGCAAGGGCACCTACGACTCGAAGGACGTGAAGGTCGGCCCTGGGGTCACCATCTACTACCCCCAGGAGGAGCTGGCCTTCGTGAAGTACGACGGGAAGACCAAGATCTTCGCCGTCACCGTCCCCGAGGGCGAGGGGCGCTACGTGATGAACCGCATCACGGGCGAGATCGAGACGAAGAGGGGGCCGGTGCAGCTCCTGCCGAACCCCTGCATGTACGTCGTCGTCCGCCGCGTGCTGACGCCGAAGCAGGTCATGCTGTGGTACCCCGGCAACCAGGAGGCGCTCGAGTACAACCTGGCCATCGCCGGTGCCGCGGCCAGCTCCCCCACCACCCGCGCCGGCGCCCTCTCCGAAGGGGACTTCGAGCGGGCCACCAAGGGCATGATGAAGAGCCGTGGGGCGCCCGCCCCGTCGGCGCTGTACGCGTCGGCCGTGATGAACTTCGCCGGCGAGACCTCCCGCGTCTCCGGTGACCAGAAGTCCATGGGCGACGAGTTCGAGCGGTCCTCGGGCTACACCGCCCCGCGCACCCTCACCCTCAACACGAAGTACCAGGGTGCGGTCCTCATCGAGGTCTGGACCGGCTACGCCATCCGCGTCATCTCCAAGACCGGAGACCGCCGCACCGTGGTGGGCCCGCAGACCGTGCTGCTGGACTACGACGAGACGCTCGAGCAGCTGTCGTTCTCCACGGGCAAGCCGAAGTCCACCGACAAGCTCGACAACTCGGCGTACCTGCGCGTCGAGAACAACAAGGTCGCCGACATCATCAGGGTCGAGACGTCCGACCACGTCATGGCCGAGGTCTACCTGTCGTACAAGGTGAACTTCACGGGCCCGGACGAGAAGTGGTTCTCGGTGGAGAACTACGTGAAGTACCTCTGCGACCACGCTCGCTCCCTCGTGAAGAGCGCGGTGCGCAAGATCCCGGTCGAGAAGTTCTGGACCGAGTCGACGGACATCCTCCGCGACATCCTGCTGGGCGAGGCGGAGATCATGGTGGACGACACCAAGGGCGTCGCCACCAGCTCGAGGCCTGGGCTCTTCTTCCCGGAGAACGGGATGCGGGTCGACGACTTCGAGGTGCTGGGAGTCGAGATCAAGGACCAGGTCATCCGTGACCTGCTCGCGCTCTCGGCCCAGGAGGGCGTGAAGTCCCAGGTCCAGCTCAACAACCGGCGTCGCGAGGTCGAGGTCGCCAAGACGCGGTTCCAGCTCGAGCAGGAGGTCGGTGCGGCCGAGACCGCCCTCAGCGTGGCGCAGAACAAGATGTTCGTCGAGCGGGGAGCGGCCGAGCTGGCCACCGCACTCGCCGGCATCGCCAACGAGATCAAGAAGCTCGACGAGCGCGCGGTGGAGCTGAAGAAGGAGCAGGACCTCCAGACGTTCGAGTCGGAGCAGGAGACGAACCGGAAGGTGGCGATGGCTCAGGCCGAGATCGGCATCCGGTCCAAGGAGCAGGAGCTCAAGCTCCAGGAGCTCGTCAAGCAGACCGAGGCCGTGGTGGCGCGCTTCCAGTCGGCGCAGGGCGGGTTCTCCGAGGCCCTCCTCACGCTCAGCCACAACGAGACGCTCACCAAGGTGGCCGAGGCCTGGAGCATCCAGCGCGTCATCGGCGGCGACAGCGTCTCCGACGCGCTGTCCAAGGTCTTCGCCGGCAGCCCGCTGTCGGGGCTCGTGTCGAAGATCATCAACAACGGGGCAGCCAAGCCCCAGTCGTCCGTGCAGCCGCAGGCGTAGTGACAGGTGGGCCAGCGGTCGGCCCTGATGCCACCTCCTCGGGATGGCAGCGAAGCGGGCACCCACGCAAGACCGTAGGGACCACCCAGAACATCGGGTGGTCCTTTTTTCTTAGCCCTCAAAAGGGAAGCGGCGTACCCAGTAACACCCAGGCCGCCGCGTCCATCTTCTGTCATCATGCCGGATACCGGGTCCGGCTTAGGGGTCGGTTAGTTGGTGCGGGTAAGTCAACAGCTATGTCGGAGTGAGGTCATGAGGATGAAACCATACCGACTCGAGATCCCGTTGTCCAGAGAACTCTCAGCCAAGCTGGAAGAGCTCAAGAGGGACGCGGAAGTGAAGACGGGGAAGAGGGCCTCAAAGTCAGACCTGGCGGCTAGGATTCTTGCTAGGTTCTTCGAGACGGCAGACAGCCTTCCGACTCAAGAGGCGTCTTGCTCTTCCTCGAAGAAGTAGTAAGAAGAAGACGCTTCCCCCTCTAGAAAGGAACTACCCGATGCCCCGTGGTCAGTACGATCGGTCCAAGACAGCAGCGCAGCGCGCAGCCGAGAAGGCCCCCAAGACCGCCTCGCCGGCGAAGAAGACACGCAGGACCAAGGCCGTAGCCTATGGCGCCGGAACGAAGACCTACCCGGACACCATCCCAGCGAACCTCCTCACGGACGGCACCATCTCCGTGAAGAAGACGACGGACCTCACCGCACTCCAGACGCACCTCGCTTCCCTCGCGTCGGTGTACGTCCTCCTCGACTCGCAGGCCCCCATCTCTCTGGGGCACGAGATCGAGGTAGTGGCGGAGCTCATGAGGGAGAAGCGCCTCGAGGTCTTCGGGGAGACGAAGGCCGAGAAGGCCGCAAACGAGGCACAGCCGAAGGCCGAGAAGGACCCGGTCTCGGTCTCCGCGACGGTGGTCAAGGCCACGAAGGCGGCCCCAACCCAGCCGCAGCTCCCGATGCAGGTCCACGCACCCGTGGCCGCCCCGGCCGTCCCGCAGCACCAGGTGCAGGCGCCGTTCCCACCCATCACCGCCTAGCCCGTGAGGCAGCAGCACGAGGCCGCTCTTCCGAGAGGGAGGGGCGGCCTTTCTCATTCCCACACCAGCCCTCTGCCAAGAGAATGGTCCTATTGAGGGATCATGCAAGGCACAGTCAAGTGGTTCTCCAGTGTAAAGGGATTCGGCTTCCTGCTCCCAGACGGTGGGGGCAAGGACATCTTCGTCCACTACTCGGCCATCAGGATGGATGGCTTCAGAGAGCTGGTGGAGGGGGAGCGAGTCGAGTTCGAGACTGAGATCGGCAAGGGCAACAAGCTCCAGGCTGCCAAGGTCCGCCGAGTCGAAGAGCCCCAGAAATGAGAAAGGGAGGCCCGGTCCTGTGGGCCTCCCTCGTGCGGTAGGAGCCTTCCCCCTCTAGGGTCGGCTGGTGGGCAGCGGGACCGCGCCCGGGTGAGACCTAGCCGGCGTTCAGTGCTTCCTCGATGCCGCTCTCGATGAGAGAGATGCTCTTCACGGCGATGGGGACCACGCGCTCCGGCTGAAGCGAGACCTGCTCCTGCATCACGCACCCCTGCGCATCGGTGGCGATGGAGTGGGACGGGATGTACGTCTCCTCGAGGTAGCAGGCGCCCAGGGTCGTCTCGTTCGAGTCCATCATGTAGACGAGGAGACCGCAGGGCTGCGAGAAGAGGTCCGAGGCCAGGTTGAGGTAGATGTTCTCGAACCCAGGCGGGATCTTCACGTTGTGCTGGTTCGCCACCAGCGCCGAGATGGACGGGTCGACGCCGAAGGTCGGCACCAGCGTCGGGGCGAGGATGTCGTTGTAGAAGGCGTACATCATGCGAAGCAGCGAGGGGCCGTTGTAGAGCACCCGGCTGAACCCGGCCTGCGCGACCGTGCGCCCGCCGATGGTGTACGACCTCTCCGAGCCGAGCTCGAAGAAGCGCGAGAAGTTCTTGTTGTGGGAGAGGCTGAAGTTCTGGACGACGCCGATGGGCAACGCCCAGTTGCGGCCGGCAGAGCCGAACGTCTCGGCCGCCGCAGCGATACTCCCACCGACCGCCGAGAGCCTCGGAGGGCCCGCGGCGATCATCGTGTACGCGCCAGATGCGAAGCGCCCCTCGCCCATGGCGGACGAGTTGTCCACCTTCTGGCTGTAGGGCTTCCAGTTTGTGAGGGTCGCCATGATGGCTCCTTGCTTCGAGGACCTTCGCTACTTCTTAGGCGAAGGTGATCTTGAGGGCTGCGGTGTCGCCGTTGCCGGTCTGCACCAGGACCAGGTTGTCCTCGACCGCGGCGTTCAGCACCCGAGCCACGAACTTGCCGGTGGCGTCGGTCTGGAGCCAGACCTGCTTCGAGGCCGAGCCGAACTTCGCGGTGCCGGTGATGACGGTGGTGGTGCCGGCCCCAGAGACGGGCACAGAGGTGAGCAGGACGTCCTGGACGCCGGCCACCGGGTAGCCCATCCCGTCCACGATCTGGCCGGTGACGTCGATGGAGTTGGCGGCCCCAGCGCCTTCGACGCCGGCGGTGAGGACCACGTCCTTCGACGAGTCGAGGAACGCTTGGGCGACCACGTCACCGCGGTCGGCCAGGTTGTGGAGCAGCACCTTCTTGTCGGCAGAGAGAGCCATCGTGATTCTCCTTCGGGGTGTGGGGCTTCGGTCAGACGACCAGGGTGAGCCTGATGGTGAGGTTGTGCAACTTCTTGAGAACCATGTCTGCCCCAGTCATGCCGGGGTTCACCAACTGGTCGAGTACGAGCAAGGCAGCCTCGACCGATCTCATCTCTTCGTGCCCATGGCCGTGGTCCGCACGACTTGCTCTGAGCTGAAGATTCTCGGGGCGGTTGTCGTCCCGAACTCCGTTGATGTGGTGGACGACTTCTCCCGGCTCCAGGTAACGGCCGAGCGTCTTCTCCATCACGAGACGGTGCTCCAAGACGTAGCCGTCCTTGTCGGCGTGAGGGTGGCCCTTGGCCGCCATCACCTTGCGGTAGCCCCGCATGTACGTCCTGTAGCCCTTGTTGTGCCAGTACCGCTGCTTTCCGGTCGGCCTACTGAGCTCGTCGATGTTCCCGGCCTGGAACTGCTGATAGTGCTTGTCGCACCAGCCTTTGGTCCGGACTGGGCTAGGGCAGCCGGCAACAACACAGACGGCCCCAGCCCACGACGCAGCGCGCTTTGGAGAGCGGAGCGTGGCCCCGTTCTCGTCGATGATGCCGAGATGGAGCTGGCGGTAGTGCTTCCCGCACAGCCCTCTCGTCGTCATTTCGCGCCCGCACTCGACCACTTTGCAGCTCCTCTTCTTGTCCATGACTCCCCCTGAGAGGAGTCTAGCACACTAGGAGTCAGTTACCTCAGATAACCAGCGTGAGGCGTATGTAGTTGCAGGGGTACGGCACTTGGAGGGTCACGTCGATGAGGACCGTGTCCGGGTTGCTCTTGTCCTGGGCGATGTTGTTGACGCTGAACCCATTCAGCACCCCACCCTCGTCGAGGAACTGGAGGATGGCGTGGACAGTTGCTCCGAGCGTGTCGAGGAGGTTGGCGTTGATGTTGTTCACACCGATGAAGCGACGCACACCGAGACGAAGGAACTTCGCCACGAAGTCCACCACCTTGGTGATGGAGAGCTCTCGCGTCTCCACCATCGTGAGGTCGGTGGAGACCTGGTGGCGGCAGTAGACCGCGCCACCAGGAGCGTCCTGCACCAGGATGTAGGTACCGCCACCGGCCATGATGTTGAGCTGGCGACGGGTGAACTTCTCGGGGCCAGACACACCGGTGAGGCCGGTGATGGGGAAGTTGGTGAAGCCCTGCTGCGGAGGCTGGGCCGCCACCATGCCGACGATGGCCGCGCAGCCGTAGTAGCCAGGCAGGCTCTTCTCGATGCCGGCCACCATCGTCTTCACGGTGTCGGGGAAGACCGAGAAGACGCGGCGGTTCTTGATGCTCGAGTTGGCGTCCGACACCACGCTCGCCATGGTCGAGTAGTCGAGGCGAGGAGGATTGGAGCCGGGGACGATGAGCGAGTCACCGCGCACGTTGACGGAGTAGGCGGCGTTGATGACCGCGCTCGACATCGTGACGGTGCTGTAGAAGGCGTCGTCGTTCCCGCCTGCTGCGAACGAGGTGCGGAAGCCGACCAGGGCGCCGGCCACGCTCGAGACGTTGTAGCGACGGAGCTGGCTGTCGACCACGACCTCGACGTAGACGCCGGCGGTCGCCGGGACGAGGCCCACCGTGGTGATGCCCGCGGCGACCAGGCCCGGGGTCGGGTCCGAGTCGAGGAGCAGCTCGTTCGTCTGGCTTGTCGAGTTGGCCTGCGAGCCGGAGATGGTGATGGTCGGGTTCTTCCGGACCGGCTCCTTCTTGTTGATGAAGACGATGCGCTCGCCTGTGAGCTCGGGCTGGCTCATCACCGTGGCGTGGGTCGCCAGGATCCCGTGCACCACCGGGTCGTTGGTGAGCGGGGCGATGGCGTAGATCTCCTCGGTCTCGAGCATCGAGACGGCGCGAGCCCAGGCGTCCTGGGTGCCTTCGGGAGCTGCGCCGGTCACCGTGTCGATGCCCAGGCCCTTCACCTCGTACGTGGGCGCGTTGACCATGCAGAGGAAGAGCCCCAGGCCGAGCGGGTTCTCCTCGGTGAGCGGGTCGAGCACCGTCGAGAGGGTGTCGGTGTCGGTGATCTTCAGCACACCGGCCACCTGCGCCACGGCAGTGACGTCGCGGCGGAGGGCCTTGAACTGGATGTAGAGCAGGCCCGTGTTGTAGCTCTGGTCGAGCGGGTTGCCGGTGGTCACATCACGCAGGATCTCGGGAGAGATGTGCAGGACGCTGGAGCTGTTGAGGTACGCCTCCGGGTAGGGGCGGCCCGTGCCAGTGGCGAGGGCGCTCCCGCCCGTGAGACCGAGCAGCGTCTCGGCCTGGGTCGGGCTGGGGACGATGACCTCGATCCTCGAGGCCAGGCCACGCAGCGGGGATGTCAGGACGAGGGCCGTGCCGGCCCCGTTCTTCGACGCTACCGCGACGCCGAGCGCCGTGTTGATGTCGCTCACCAGGACGTCGAGGCTGTCCGAGGTGCAGGTGAGGGAGACGACGTGGGCGTTGTCGTCGAACTTGAAGGAGAGCGCCTTGCCCGTGATGCCTGTGAAGGAGACGTCGACACCCGTGGCGCTCGTCTCGACGGCAGGGAGGCCGAGGATCGAGTTGCACGTGCCGGGCTTGACCGTGACGGTCTGGCTTGCGCCCGTCTTGGTGGTGGCCAGGCTGAGCTGACCGGCCACGTTCGAGGGCGTCACGCCGGGGATGCGTCCCACGAGCGCAGCAGCCACGTCGCTCATGGTGAGGTAGGTGTCGGAGGGGAAGATGAAGGTCCCGCTGTTCGACACGCCGTCAGCGATCGAGGACCACACGAGGGTGAGGCCGGTGATGGCGAAGGGTCCTGCTGCTGCGCCGGTCCCGAGGATCGTCCCGCGCGTTGCGGCCGTGCCGGCCGAGCCGGTGACGGAGGCGGCAGTGGCCACCGTGCTGGCCCAGTCGATTCCGTTCGCCCGGAAGTAGGCGTAGGTCGGGCTGAACGGGTTGGAGTCGACGAGCAGGCCGACCTGGGAGATGTCGTACACCTTGTTGGTGTAGGTCCCGTTCGCGTCTGCGGTGGAGAGGACCGGGTTGATGGTGCCGAGCTTGAAGCGGCTCTGCTCCACCTTCATGACCTCGGCGCCGTTGGGGCGCACGCCGTCGCAGAAGAAGTAGTCGCCCACCTTGAGAGGGTGGGTCGGCGTAGAGCCGAGGTAGGCGAGGGACGGGGTGTTCTTGACCGACGTCTCCGTGCCGTCGAGCTTGGTGAGGAAGGCTCGGGCTGCAAAGGTCGTGTCGACGCCGTCGAGGTAGTAGGCGCCGTTGAAGAACTCGATCCAGGGGGACTGGGTGTCCTTGTTGTTGTCGTCCTGGGCGCGGAAGCCGGCACCGACCACGCGCTCTTCGTGCGTGGCCGTGGTCCAGCCGATGCCGAGCGTCTGGTTGGCCGATGCGCCGGCGCGGACCGTGATGCTCGAGAGAGCGCCGAAGGTGGGGGAGGAGATCGCCACGTAGTCCGAGGGGGCGGTCCCCTTGACGGTGGCGATGACCTGGCCGGCAGCCGAGTTGATCTGGTCAGCCGCCATCTGGGAGGTCAGGTTGCCTGCGCCCAGGAAGGTGACGACCACGTCGTTCGCGGTGTTGCTCGGCGTCGGGTTGTCGATCGAGAGGACCAGCACCTTGCCGTTCAGGGCGAGGCCGGTGGCCCCAGAGAAGGGCAGGGTGTGGAAGACGGCCTTGGAGGCGAGGTTGGCGCCCTTCAGGAAGGCGGAGCCGTGGGGACGGACTGCCAACTCGGAGAGCACGCCACCAGCCAGGAGGAAGGGACGGACCGTGTCCTCCTGGATGTCGAGCTCGTCGATGTTGCCCCGTGGGTCGGGGAACGAGCTCTCGGTGATGGACTTGCCGAACTGGTCGTAGATCCCGTACTTGGCCTTCGCGTTGACGGTCCCGTCCGTGTTGAGGACGTTGATGACCTCGAACGCAGCACCGACCACGCAAGGCGCCAGTGTCGGCCGCACGAACGATGGGGCCGTGGCCTTGAAGGACTGGATGACCTCGACGCCCGGCCGCAGCAGCTCACCAGTCGCCATGATTCCGCTCCTTTACTTCTTGGCCCTGAGCCCACCGGTTCCGGTGGTGATCACGACCTGGTTGAGAGAGACGCTCTTGACGTTTTGAAGCGGCATCCCGTTCATCCCCGGCCCAGCAAGAACAGCAGCGTCTTGGGCGGGGTATCCGACTTCTGACCTTAGGGCCAGAGTGACCTGATTGAGAAGAGTTTTGTCCAAAGGCGTCGTCGTCCAGGTCTGCTGGAAGAAGAACGGCACCGACACCGTCACCATGATGATCTCGCCCTGGTCGGGTTGGACGATGGCGCCTGGTGCCGATTCGGCACCAACCTGGATGTCCTCCCCCACGCGGTGCATACCGGCACGCATGAGGGCACGCTTGAGGGTCCGCGTGGCGTAGGCGCAGACCCATGCGATACGGCCGGCTTCGACACCCACCGACGAGAGGCAGTTGAAGGACACAGAGGAGGCGAGAAGGTCTGTGTGCCTCCTGGCCCCTGTCTCGAGATCCTGGTTCGCCGTCAGCCTACCGGTCTTGGGGTCGAGGAGCGGACCCGCGAACTGGTCCAATGCGATGTTGGTGAAGGCCACGGGCCCGCGAGCGACGATGATGGCTGGTCTCTTCTCGACCACCTCGCGCAGCACAGTCCCTTCGCCCTGGATGATGAGGTCTGTCAGGGCGAGGTCATCACACCACCGGAATTGCCCCTTCTCGAAGCTGCTGAAGGCGAGCTGGAGGAACTTCGTGAAGATGCGGACGTACTGGAAGAGGGGGTCCTCTCCCAGTCCCTGAGCGAGTGGAATGCTCTTGTTGACGACCTCACTCATCGGCCTTCCGCTTCTCTTCCAGAGCCTTCCTCATCAAGAGTGCCCCACCCACGCTGGCGATACCGATTGCTGGGCCGAGGATGGCCATCTGCTTGGACTTCGGCATGGCCTTCCATCGCGCTCCGAACGCACTCGAGATGAGGCGCTCACCAATCATGGCGGTGCCAGTCCCCGCACCCGTGCCGGCTGCGAAGAGGGCCGTGTTCTTGGCCCACTTCTTCAGCTTCTCGCGGCGCTGACGATCTTCGGCGGAGATCCCCTTGGCGGCGGAGATCTTCTCCAGCTCGTCATAGAGTCCCCGGTGGAAAGCCGCCGTAAGCTGCAAGGATTGGCGAGATGTCGCCATCGTTCTCCAGGTTCTGCGGGTTCGTGAAGTTCCTCCTGGCCGACGAGGACACGCTCAGGTCCACTCTCAGCGGGAGGTCGTAGATGATGTCGCCTCTCGGTACCTCGTGAATCCTAAGCTCCTGCCGCACCATCGCGCGAAGACGCTCTGTTGGCATCATGTTGATGACTCGCCAACGCCTGTTCTCTGCCTCCACCAGTATGTCTTGGGGGTTGACGGGTGGGAAGGAGATCAGTCTCGCGGAGGTGTCGCTCTGCTGCACCTCTTGAAGTGACGATGATGCGGTGTTGACGTTGTTGGGGTCGATCTGGACGAAGACCTCGATGGGGGACATGAAGCCACCCAAGAAGCCGGTGCCGTAGCAGAGCGCGTGGTTGGAGCGAGTGACACGCCCAGTTGTCATGTCGAAGCAGGAGCAACGCGGGCCGAAGGTCCTAACAGGGAAGAGCCAGCAGCGGCGACCGGTGAACTCCCTGAAGAGGATGTCCTCCTGGCGCATGATCTCGCGCTGGATGAGGTCCGGAGGAGCGGCCCCCGACGATGCAGGGCCGAACTCCTCCGATTCCCCGGTTCGACGATCGACCACGCGCAGCTTGTAGTGATACTGCCGCCACTTGTGCAGGAGAGTGACCTGCGAGTCGCGGAAGCTGTACTGGTCGACGAAGGGTCCGGCGATCTGCTCGTACGGACCCATCGGGCTGTCCCCGGCCCGAAGGATGAAGAACTGGTACGACAGGATCTCGTGTGGGTCTTCGTCACGCCTCGGGCCAGGCACGTTCCCAATCACCCAGAAGACGTCCAGGTGGTCGAGGTCGAGCGACCTAACTTCGAGCTTCGTGACCTTCAGCATGAGCCCTATGCCCTGGGCTGGATGACGAAGTTCTGCGCCTGCCCACCGGTCATCTGAGCTACCCGGTTGCGTGCGCTGTTCGCCTGGGCGGAGGTCTGCATGTGAAGAGCGCGGCTCCTGGCGACATCCGTAGTGGACGGGGCCATTGGAGGCAGACCGCGGCCAGTGCGGACTCGTCCAGCGATCTCAGCCTCGGCCAGACCAGAAGCCTTCATCTGGGAGATCTGGCTGGGGTGGACTTGTGGAGCCGGCGCAGGTGCTCCCACTGGGGCGGCCCCCGACGCGGGAGCTACAGCGGGGGCAGCCTTTGCTGCTGCGGCAGCCGGCTTGGCCGCCTTCGCGGCGTTGGTGGCGACCTTGCCCTGCTTCATGGCCCCTCGAGCTGCCTGACCGATGGCGCCCTTGCCGGCTACGGCAGCGTTGAGGCCAGCACCACCGGCAGCACCAAGGCCGGCACCTACGACAGCACGACCGAGCATGCTGGGCTTCTGGCCCGTCTGCGGGTTCGGGGAAGACATCATGGCGCTGCCTGCGCCACCGATGGCGCCCATGGCCGCACCGCCGGCGACTCGAGTGGCTGCGCCGGACATGCCGAGCACGGGCTTGACGCGCATGGCAGCGTTGAGCCCCTGGCCTACCATGGCCCCGAACCTAGGAGCTGCGGTCTTGGCGAGGGTACGTCCCCAGCTGTCCGCCATCTCGACAGATGACTTCTTTGCGAGCTCCCCCCCGGCATGGAACGCCATTGGCAGCTGCTTGATCGGGTGCTTCTTGATCCACTTCGCGTACTGAGGGTGCGCGTGGTCCAGCTGCTTGGCGATGTCGTTACCACGCATGAGTGCTTCTACGTGACTCTTCGACGGACGATTGGCCTTCACAACTTGAATGGCCCTCTTGCCCAGCGCCGACCCGACGGTCTTGGTGGACAAGGCGAGCTTCTCCACTCCCTCGTCCTTGAGGATCGCCTCGAGCTCCTCGACGGTCATCTCCTCCATCTTGGAGGCGAGCTTCTCCGTCTCGGTGGATGGTAGGCCGCCAAGGGCCTGGGCGAGCTTCATCTCGGGGGACATGGACATGGTGTTCTCCTACCTGATCAGTTTCTTGGCGACGGCGGCACCGAGACTGGCACCGAAAGGGGCTGCGACGAGGGCGTAGCGGAGAGGACGACGGGCCGCGGCATCCCCTAGCTGACGCAGCGGGGTAGCCATGATCTCGGCGGTCTCCTCCACCATGGAGGGCTTGCGACCTTCTCGCTCACGCTCGCGCTTTGCATCTAGAACACGACGCTCTGCGTTCCCGTAGGCACGCTGCTGTTGCGACTTCCCACCCTTGGTGGCGCGGTTGGAGAGGTACTGGCCGGCGGTGAAGGCCACGCCTCCGATGATGCGCCCGGTCTGTGCCGGGTGAGCCGCCGCGAGCGCCCTGAGCTTGCTCAAGAACTCCGGCCCCGCAAGCTTGCGCTTGTAGGACTCGGAGAGGGTCTCGAAGAGGTCGGCCATGTCGTTCCCAGGCTACGGCGGCAGCAGGGGTGTGGGAACTACTTGTAGTAGACGAGCGTGTAGCCGCCGCTGTTGTCCTGGAAGATCGAAGGGAAGTGCGTCCCGAAGACGATGGAGTTCGTGTTCATGAACTTCACGATGTCGCTCATGTTCGGGGAGCTGAAGGTTCTCCACTGCATGTCGTTCTCCTAACGTGTCCCAGGCTTCAGTTCGTGCTGAGCCGTGTTGTCGTCGAAGTGCCACGGGTTCGGCTTCTTGGAGTAGTGGCCGGCGATCGTGCCCTCCTCCACCGCCTCGTTGCGCTTCCAAGCCGCCCGCCCCGCGAAGGGCTTCTTCTGGGCTGCCTGTAGGGTGTTGCGCTTCTTGATGTTGTTCACCACGAACTTCTGCACTCGGTCTGCCCCAGCCTGCCCGGAGCTAGCGATACGCTTCGCAGCGGTGGCTGTGGTGTTGCGCACCCAGGTCGGGCTGACAGCGATCTTCTCCAGCTCATCAAAGAAGGCTGTGTAAGAGGCCTCGAGCATCACCATTCTCCGTAGAAGTTGTTGATGAACCGGAACTCCGAGAAGATGCCTCCGCCCCAGGCATTCTCGATGTTGTAGGCCACCTTGAGCTTCAGCTTCTTCTCCTCGTAGGAGTTGCGGAAGAGCTGAATCCAGCTCTGGAGGAAGGGCGTCTTGTCGTTGATGCCGACCGTGATGCCGCCGTCCGAGAACTGGAGGTGGTTGCGCGTCTGGAGCAGACCGATGCTCTCGAGGAGCGTGCACACCGTCCCGCGCAGCAACATGCTCTTCGAGGGGAAGGTGCCGATGCCGAAGCTGGTGAAGGGCGGGGTGGTGTTGAAGTCGTCCAGGCAGTCCGCGATGGCCCACATGATCTGCCTGTTGGTGCTCTCCTCCCCGGAGACGAGGCGGTTGAGCTCCGGGTAGTCACGGAGGAAGGCACGGACGGCGTTGACGAAGGCGTTGAGCTCGACGTTGGCGCGAGGAAGGTCCCCAGGCTCAGAGGCCACGGGACCGGGGGAGGCGGCCTGCTGGGCCGGAGTCAGTGCGTTCGGGTCCGACAAGGCCGCCTCCTGCTACCGCCGCTTCGAGAAGGACTGAGATTCCTTGGTACCCTTGGTCTCGGCTTCCGTCGTCTCTTCCGACGCCACCACCACATCCTCGAGCCTCTTCGCCACAGCGAGAGGCTTGGGCTGGTCGGTGACGGACTTGGCCTGCTCGGGGACGAGCTTGAGCTCTTGCTCGAGCAGCCACCACTGCGGCAGCTTCCCGAAGGCGAGGATCCTGGAACGCTCCAGGGCCCGGTCACGGTCGGGGATGTGGGTGAGACCTGGGAAGTCGTAGTAACCATTGGGTGGGATGTTGCGCCCGCGGTAGTCCACGAACTGACTGCTGAGGTTGAAGACTCGCATAGTGCCGAGCCTCGCCTACTTCTTCTTCTTGGTGGGCTTGGTGACGTCGGTCTGCTCGGGCTGCTGGGCAGGCTCCTGGGTCGCCTCGACGACAGCCGGCTGCTCGGGCGGGACCTCGGCCGCCTTGGCGGCCTCCGCTAGACGGGCTGCCTCTGCGGCTGCCTCGGCCTCCTGCTTGGCCTTGGCTTCCGCTGCCGCAGCCTCCTCCTTGGCCTTCGTGACCTCGTAGCCCTCACCCTTCACCTCGTCCCCGACCTTGGAGACGATGATGGCCTCGGCCGAGAGGAGCTGCCGGATGCGGGTCTCCGCCAGGGCGTACTGCTCTGCCGTGAGGGTGATCTCCGTCCCGCGGCGCAGGATGGTGGTGCCGAGGCGAGGCTCCTCGCTGAAGAACGAAGAGCTGCGCTGCATGGGGGTGAGTCGAACCCCCGGCTTCATGGCTGAGCGAATGACGTAGTGCATGTAGGCTCCTGGAAGAGAAGAGAGGCACCCAGCGGGTGCTAGGTGCCTCTCAGGTTGCACCATTCGCGGTGCGTTGACCAGCTTAGAACTGGTCGACCGCAGGCACCGTGTTGCCGTCGTCGGCCTTGTTGTTGACCGGGTTCAGCTGGTCCTCGTCAGCCGGCAGGAGGGCGGCGTAGCCGGTGGTCTCCTGGCCAGGCGAGACGGAGCCCGAGTAGAGCTCGAGCTTCACGATCGACGAGATGTTGCCGATGCCCATCCCGATGTCTTCCCAGCTCTGCCAGGTGATCAGGTTGGCGATCTTGTCGATGTAGAACTTCGTCTGGTTCAGGATGTAGAACCGGCCGAAGAACTCGGGGGCGGTGAAGCAGTAGACGTTGCCCTCGCGGAGGATGTTGGTCTTGATGGTCCGGATGATCTTGAGGCCGACCACCGTGTTGGCCTTCCAGCCCTCGGTCGCCGTCTCGGCCGCGATGTTCCAGACGTCCTGGATGGTCCAGGCCGACAGGTTGTCGTAGTCGGGCTCGGTGATGAGGATGCGCTCCGCCCGGAGGAAGCGGCGGTGCAGGAGCTGCTTGATCTTGATGAAGTCCGGCTTCAGGATCGGGTGGATCACGAAGTCGGTGGTGGCGGACTGGAGGGCGCCCTCACCCTTCACCACGGAGCCGGCCTTGCAGGTGCCCGCGAGGAAGTTCGCGGAGGTGGCTGCGGTGCCGGACGTGAAGGACGTCACGCCGTTGACCGAGAGCTGCATCGCCTGGATGGCGGCCTCGTCGTAGACCAGGAACTGCCGGTCCTCGATGGCCTGGATGTCCTTCACCGAGTTCTCCTCGATGATCTTGGTGATGGGCATCTCGTACGCCAGGAGCTCCTGCTCGTGCTTCTCGAACTTCTCCGAGGAGATCGTGAAGAAGGGGATCTCGAAGCGCGCGGCGCGGATGAGGCGGGCGGTGGGCTGCCCGCGGAAGGACATCGACATGGCCCGCGAGTTGGGCTCCACGTCGACGATCTTCACGAGGGTGTCGTGGTTGACCGACCGCTGGAGCTCGGTGCGCTGCACCGGCGTGGGCGGCAGGATCTTGCGGGCGAAGGACACTTCGCGGAGGCGGTCGCGGATGTACGTCCCGCCGAACTCCGCGATCTTGTCCTTGCCTTCCGAGGTACCGACCTTCTCGAAGAAGAGGTCGTTGACGGCCTTGGATGGGATGCTCATTTGCTGGTCTCCTGGTTCCTGGGGGTGGGCTACCGATTACCGCTTCTGGTAGCCGAAGTGGACGAAGCGGACCTTGCCGCCACCGGGGAGCTTGCTGACGTAGCCGACCAGCATGCGGCCAGCTGTGGCGCCTTCGATGGCGAGGCCGCGCCGGGAGGCGTAGCCCTGGGTGTTGACGTCGGTGACGATGAGCGGCGAGCCGATCACCAGGGAGGTGGTGTCCACGATCTTGGTCTCGGCCTCGTACATGCCGAGCATGATCACGTTCACCTTGCCGATGGCCTGCGTGTCGTACCGACCGCGCTCGGTGTGGACGACGTACGCCGGCACGAGGCCAGCACCGGCGGCACCACGGGCCAGCTTGTAGTTGGAGTCGAGCTCCAGCCACTCGCCGTCCAGCAGCGCGTTGGAGTTGAGCGGCGCGAGCGCCGTGAGGTCAGCCAGGGGGAAGTCCCGGCGGGTGGTCGTCTGGAGCTCGGTGACGAGCTCGAAGTTCGGGGTTGCCATCTGTCAGCTCTCCTTCAAGGGTTGTGTGTGTTCACTGCGGTTGATGGGCCTATAGCGAGGCCAGGCCCGCTGCGAAGTTCGCTGCCGCCGATCCGCCCTCGGTGTCACCCTCGACTTCGCCACCGAACCCGTCTTCGTGCACGGAGGCGATCTTCATCTGGGGTGCCGAGAAGCCGACGGCCTTCTCCACCACGTCGAGGTCCTCGCGCTTGAGCAGACCGTCCACCTTGTCCTCGAAGGAGGCCTCGGGCTCGAGGCCCTTCTCCTCCATCGCGGTGGCGATCTTCTCGGCGCGCTCCCTCTTCTCGTAGCTCGCGACCTTCTCGCGGAGCTGCTGGTTCTCCTCCGAGAGTCCCCGGAGATTCGCGGCCGCCAGCTTCATCATCTGTCCGGCCTCGACGCTGCTGATCTTCCTCATGACGCCTGTCCTCTCTGGGCTCTCGTGTTAGGAGGCCTTCTTGGCCTCGATGGCCTTGGCGAGCTTGCAGTGACGGCACTCACCCTTCTTGCCGCACGTGCACCCCTCCTCTGCGATCTTCTGGAGGTACGCCTTGGCCGCTGCGATCTTCACGCCACCCTTGGAGGCGTTACGCAGGTTGTTCTGGACGACAGGATCGTGGGCCTTCGACATGGCCGGCTCGGTGAGGACCTGGGTGAGCTCGGCCTTGCGCGGAGACTTCGCGTCCTTCTTCGTCACGTTCTTGATGGAGTCCTTGTTCTGGATGAGCGAGCGGCCCGGCACCATCGCCGGCATCGGGTTGTTGCCCGCCTTGTCGTCCGAGAGGACGAGCCCGCCACCCTGGAACTCCGCGACCTTGTCGAGGATGAAGTCGACGGCCTCGTTGCCGACGGAGGCGCTCTTCTCGGTCTCCTCGACCACGGTGCCGGCCTTCTCGGCCTTCTTCGCCTCGATGAGGTCACGCACCGACTGGCTGGCGGTCTTGAACACGCCCTTGGCCGGGTACTTGGCGCCACCACCCGGCGGACGCTTGTCGTCGGTGGAGACGGCAGTGGCCGGTCCCGGGTTGTCGACGGTGGACTTGTCGGCTTCCTTCTTGGGCTGGTGGGCGGCTGTGGCGGCGCCGCGGGCGTAGTTCTGCTTGCCCGGGGTCGGCGACTGGGTGGCCAGCTGCTCGCCGCCCTGCTTCTTCTCCCCGCCGTTGTCGACGGAGTCGGCCTGCTTGGTGAGCGCGTCGCCCACGGCGTCGAGGGCCGAGGCGAGCTTGTCCATGTCGTCCGGGTCGTGGAAGTCGACGGAGGACTTCTTCTCGTACTCCTCCTTCTCCTCCTTCACCGACGGAACGTGGCCGTGCTCCTTCTTCTCGAACTTGAGGAGGTTCTTCACCTTCTCGTCCTTCTTCTCCTCGCCCTTCTCCTCGGCCGCGAGCTTGGTGCGCGCCGCGTCGATGTGGGCGGTGATCATCTCCTGAAGAGGAAGGCGGTGGCCCGCGAGCTTTGCGTGCATCTCGGTCTCCTTACAGACTGCCCGCCGTCACTGGCGGAGGTTGGATCGTCTTGGTGCTGCTGAGAAGGTCGGTCATCGGTGCAGGTGGTGCCGGGTCTCTGGGAATCGAGGTCTTCTTTGGCGGCGTCATCAACGTCGAACGCCTGAGTGCTCCATTCCCTACTGCGTTCACACTTGCCAACGTTGCGATCTTCTCAAGTTCTCTTGCGAAGCCCTGCACCGAGACCAAGCTGATGCTGCTCTTCTTGGTCTTGCTGCTCGGATCCGCAGTCTGCACGTACTCCGCCTTCGGCTCGTCGTACTTCCCCTTCGCTACCTTCTTCCCCTGTGACGTTCCAAACCCCTTCGGGGTGTGTCCTGTTGCATGTGCCTGCTGCGTTGCTATTGCGAAGGACTCACTCTCCGACATCTCCGGGTTCTTGCTCCGGATGTGCTTCGCGCGGTCGTGGATCCATGCCGGCATCGACGAGAACTACTCCTGCTCCGCGGTACCGATGCCGTTCTCGGCCAGGATCTCCTCAGCACGCAGAAGGACGAGGGTGTCGAGAGCAGAGCTCTGCTTGGACAGACGGTGTGCTCCGTAGCCAGCGGCTGCCAGCCCCACAGCACCTGCGCCGAACGACTTCGGGTGCTTCTTGACCACCTCGACGGCACGGCCGGCGTGGTGCTTGGCCTTGGCCCCCAGCTCCTTGGCACGGCCCTTGGCCTTGCTGCCTACGTCCTTGATGCGATCCATGACGGTCTTCGGCTTGGACGGGCCGATGCTGCTCTCGCGCCCATGGTGCAGGCCACGAGGAAGGTCTGCGATCTCCTCCTCCGCTGAGCGACGAGCCTGGTTGGCCTGCCACAGCTTGTGGCCTTCCTCACCCTGCTGACCAGCAGAGGCGGCGGTCTTCTCGAGAACTTCCTCGGCCAGGACTTCCAGTTCGTCGTAGGTCATCGTGTGGTTCCAGAGCGAAGAGGGAAAGGCGGTGCGGGGCTCTGTCTCGTACCCAGAGCCCCGCACCTAGGTGCTACTCCTGGAACTCGTAGCCGTTGGCGACCAGGAGCTCCTGGGCGCGCTGCTCGACCACGTCCGCCAGGACGTCGTACTTGTCGGCGGCCGACGTCTTCTCGGTCTCCTCGGGCTCGATCTCGACGCCGTTCGCGGCGAGGATCTCGAGGGCGCGCTGCTGCACGAGGGTGTCGAGGGCGGAGGAGTGCTTCCGCTTGTACGCGGCGGCACCACCAGCAGCACCCACGGCCGCGGCGGTACCCGCCCGGGCGCCGAGGGACTTCAGCTGCTCCGAGCGGTAGTGGCTGCCCTTCGCGTGGAGCTTGAGGGCGTTGCCCGGACGCTTGCCGCCGGCCAGGGGCTTCTCGCCACCAGCCATCAGCTCGCCGTACCGCTTGGCGTGGCCCTTGGCCTTGCCACCGATCTCCTTGACCTTGGCGAGCACCTTGCCACCGTGCGTCTTGGCGGCGTCGAGGCCCTTCTTGGCGAGATCCTTGATGCCAGCCTCCTTCTCGATCTCGCGGCTCTCCTGGACGAAGGCGTGCGCCATGACGCGCCCGAGGTGGTCGGCCTCGGCGACCTTCTCCTGCATCTCCTCGGCCGGCTCCTCGACGGCAGCCTCTTCCTCGTTCTCGTCACCGGAGGCCATGACCTCGGCGGCGACTTCCTCGAGCTGCTCCTCGGTGAGGCCTTCGATGTCGGCGTCGCCGTCGTCGGTCAGCTCAGCAGCGAGCTCTGCCGCGGCGAGCTTCTCGACGTCGGCCTCGTCGGTCTGGTTGGTGCCGTAGATCTCAGCCAGTGTGGGGTCCATGAACATCTCCTTGCTGCGGGTAGGTGGGTGATGCGCGACGTTGTGGTGGCCGTCTTCGAGGTCGAAACCTCTAGGCCGTGAGCCCCTCAGAGAGGAGCGAGGTGTTGCTCACCGCGATTGACTCCGCAACGGCGGTGCCGGACAGCAGGCTACGGTCTGAGAGATGAGCGCTCATCATGTATGCAACCGAGTCGGGGGTCACGACGGAGGAGGCTCTGGAGGTCTTCAGGAACATGTCGCCCAGGGTCTCTCCGAGAATCGCTGCCCGCAACCTTGAGTCGCTCTCTACTTCCTCTCGCACCTTCGACAGCTTCAACATCATGCTTCGACGGTAGCCGTTGTACGCCGCGCTGACCTTGTCCAGTAAAGGATGCGCGACAGGCTCGTGGGTGGGAAGAGTCTTTTTGACCTCTTGCGCGGGCCCCGACCGCCGGAGATGGAGGTGGGCCCCGAGGGCGCTCCTCGCACGCAGATACGGAAGCAGGAGATGGAGGATCTCTTCTACCGGGTCGAGGGAGAGATCGAGGCTGTCATCAAACCGATGTACGGGCCGGAAGACGTGCCTGGAGCGGTCGAGATCGTTGGCCAGGTCGTCCTCGCCCATCCTGATGAGGACGATCCGCTGGAACTCCCTGGGCTTGAGGACCACACCGGCCAGGCTGGAAGTGCCCATTGACGACTGAAGCGGGTGGCCCGCCATGGAGTCCAGGATGTCGTTCGGGAGGTCAGGCTCGCTGGCCTCCATCTCGGGCAGCTTCTTCATGGCGAAGTTGCCGGCCGGGACGGTCTTCAGCATTTCGGCCACCTTGCGCTCGGTGGCCTCCTTCACCCCGAAGGCGCTTGCGAGCTTGGTGCTGTGGCAGGACCTCTTCTCGGCACAGTCGTCACAGAGACGACCGCACGGGCCACGCATCCCATCGCACTGGGCCGATGCGACCTTCCGCATCTGCTTCACGTCCAGCACCTCACCGTGCGCGCCATACAGGACGGGGGCATCTTCCTCCCCAGCAGAGGGAAGAGCACAGACGCTCCCAAGGCAGTGCTGGTTCCCCTTCGAGGCCAGCTTCGCCATCACCTTGGCGATCTTGTCCGCGCCGATGAAGACGAAGGAGATGTCGAAGAAGCGGGGCAGGGTGTTGTAGACGCAGATGCGAACGCCGTCCGAGGTGATCCTGTTCGGACCCCAGATCCCCCGCATCTCCGGGGGCGGACGCATATGCTCGCAGTAGTCGTCGCGGGTCTTGGAGTGGTGTCCGCAGTAGGAGCAGACGTCGAAGGGCACCTTGCAGCCCATCGAGACGTCTGGGAACTCACCAGCGTCGATGCGGGAGATGATGCCGTCCGCACCCTCCTGCTTGGCCTTCGCCCGGTTGAGCTTGATGACCAGCTCAACCCGCTTCATACGCGGGTTCAGGACGGAGACGACCGGGATGCCGAAGGAACGCTCTGAGTCCTTGTTGACGTGGTGCGCGTAGGCGTGGGCGTTGAGGAACGTCTTGTAGCCGTAGTCCTCCCCCTCGTGCGCCAGGGCGTCCCAGGGGAAGTAGTCGGCGTTGATGTTGGAGCCGTAGTACTCGCCAGCCCCCAGAGCCGTCACGAGGACATAGCAGTTCTCTGCCCGGTCCTTCTTCGTGAGGGTCTTGATGAAGCGACGGATCTCATCGGCGGTGTCCCATGCCTGCCCCGGCACGCCGGCAGTCTTCTCCATCGAGGCATCGAGTGCCTGGGCGAAGACGCCGGCGTCGGATGCGCCGAGGAAGAGGGTGCGCTTGTCCATCTACCGCTTGGGGTTGTACTTGGCCTGCGCCATGGCGTTGAAGGTCGCCTTGGACTTCTCCAGCCGTAGCTTGCGGGTGAAGTCGGTCTTGGAGCTATCGGCACGCTCACGACTCTCCTGCTCCTTGAGGCGGCGCATGGAGTCGCTCTTGGCCGTCTCCATGGAGACTGCATGGTTGCGGTTCTCGGCAGCCATGGAGACGGCGTCAGCCTGCCGCTTGGCATCCATGGCCACGTCGAAGGAGGAGGGCAGGTCGATGGTGACGGTGCTCGGACGGAACTGCTTGTCCTTCGCCTCGAGCAGGGTCTTCCTCGAGCTGATGAGGTCCTTCAGGATGGTGTGCTCGTTGCCGGGCAGTTCGGCCACCGCCTTGAGGAGCGTCCCACCGACCATGGGGTCGGCGGTGAACTCCGGGGCGAAGCGGTGCAGGGCGTCGTAGCTCTGCTGAAGGCGGACCTTGTCGAACTGCTTCAGGTCCGGGTTCACCTTCATGATGTTCGTGAGGTTGCGCTTCTTGGTGAGCCCGCGCTTGGCGGTGTCGTAGAGGTCGTTGGCGGCGCCGATGAGGAGACCGCCAGCTACTGCGCTCCCCACGCCAGCCGCCCAGCGAGCGACCGGGCTGTATCCGACCGGTCCGGCTGAGGCGACCTTCTCGACGATGTAGCCGGCCACCTCGTCCAACTCCTTCGCCATGTCCTTGGCGAAGACTGGGTGGGTCGCCTCGAGGTCGGCCATCACCGCGGCCGTCTTCTGCATGAGGTCGGGGGCGGCTTCCCCAGCGGCACGGATGAGCTCGGTCTTGGTCATGTTGTTCCCGGGGGTGTGGGGGTTGGCCCCAGCATGGTCTTCTGCACTTCAGGATCGAAGCCGGCGGCGTACTGCCTCTTCTTGCCCAGAGCCCCGGCCCCGCCCAGTCCTAGTGTGGCAGCCACCCCCAGTGCTTTGCCTGGGTTCTTCGCAGCGAGCCCACCCAAGAGCTTCAGGGCAGCCACGAAGGCGGTCTTCTCGGACTCCTCGGCTCCGGCGCGAAGATGGGCGGAGACGTGGGCCAGCTTAGCGAGACGCGCCAGCACGGACCTGCTCCTTGAGGAAGGCGTCCACCCGACCGAGCTGCTCCTCGGCCTCCTTGAGGGCGGCGGCCACCTTGGTGACCTCTTCGTCGAGGGAGGCCACGGCCCGGAACGTCATCACGAGCGGGTGGTTCTCGTTCAGGTCCCGGTGCGCCACCTTGATGTAGTCGAGGGCCTGTTGCTTGAGCTGGAGTGGGGTGGCGACCTTCTCCTTGAGGAGACGGATGACCACCGGCTGGAGCGTGTCCGTGGCCTGCTCCGAAGAGATGCCGGATGCCTTGGCCACCTTCACGATGTCAGCCAGGGAGCCGCCGTCCAGGATGTGGCGCTTGGTGAGATCGTAGAGCTCATCGCTGGCCGTCTTCCAGCCGAAGTCGAGGCTCTCGGCAGAGCTGGCGAGGTGGTCCCGCAGGCTCTTGAGATCGTCCTTGGTCTTGAAGACCTCGTTGAGCACGGCGTTCGGGGCGTACTCCGGCTCGGCCTGCGCGGTCTTCACGTGGAACATGTCCGCCAGCGCGTCCTCTGCGGCGTTGGACACCTTCGCCTTGTGCTCTGGCGCCCGGGCGTAGGATGGGTCGGTGGCTGGGACGTGCACGGCGCGAGCTCCGTTGGAGAGCTCTTGCAGCACCCTGGCCGGATCGGCCAGATCGAACTGCGGGTAGCTCGAGTCGGCGCCGGCGGTCTTCGCGTTGTCGTGCTGATGGAGATGGGCGGCCGTGTTGGCGAACTCGCAGATGCGCTTCACCTGCTCGGAGTTGATGTCGGGGTAGGCACTCGCCAGCTTGGCGATGGTGGTGGTCATCGACCTCCCGTCCTCGTAGAGGCTGTTGGCAGCCTGCTTCCCCATCATCTCCAACATCTCGGGGGAGATCTTGGGGTGGGTCTTGCGATCGGAGAGGAGATACTGCGTGAGCTCATCCATTGCGGTAGGCTCCGTCGTCGACAGGAGTGGTGCAAGCACTGGATTAGACTAGAGCGCGAGGTGGCGACATGGGAAGCACTTCTTCTCGGTTCCTGACCATCAACGAGACGGCAACCAGGCTGAACGTCTCTCGAAGGACCGTTCACACGTACATCACGAAAGGCTTCCTTCGCAGGAACCTGAGGGACGGCAAGGTTCTACTCCTCAAGGAGGAGATCGAGCAACTGGCCGTGGAGCTGGGGACCGACATGCCGGCCCTCACCAGGAAGACCTTCTTCAATCTCACTGCGCGGGTGCGCAGGCTCGAGGAGCAGATGGCGATGGCGCAGGCCGCGTGGGGGGCGCAGGAGATGAAGCCGATGCGACCGAACACCCAGGAGGCAGTGGCCCTCTACAAGGCCGCCACGGACTACCTCGCCACCAAGGAATGGAAGTTCGAGGCCATGTCCCAGTGGGCGGAGCTCTTCGGGCACTTCGACGAGGAGCTGCTGAGGCGTTTGGCGGAGGCCAACCTCACCGTCCAGCCGTGGTTGGTCTTCTACACCCTAGCTGCCCGCATGAGCTCCTACCTCGGATCCACCAAGGAGATGAAGGACGACGTCCGTGTCCAGGCTCTGCGCGCCAAGCTCGAGCAGGGACGCAAGCGCATCCGGGAGATGGCCCTCTTCTGGATCGAGAGCAAACAGGGAATCGTGCCAGCCGAGGTGTTCAAGGACTTCGACACCCCCAAGGACGACCTGCTGCGCTCCCTAGGGGTCAAGACTGGCAATTGAGTCGAAGGCATCGGGATAAGGGTATAGCCAGACAGAACTGGCCCTCAGTTCACTCCGGACTGAAGAAGGAGATACCCCGTGGCCAAGACCCCCGACAACAAGACCCCCGCTCCCGGCGTCGTCCTCGACGTCGCCACCGCGCTGCCGCCGCCGCACCTGGTCCCGCCCGTCGACATGGCGGCGCAGTTCGCCTCGCTCGAGAAGAAGCTCGAGTCGCTGAACACCACCCCGTCCCTGAACGCCATCGTCGGCGCCATGTCCAAGGAGGAGAAGGAGGTCGCCGCCTCCGTCCTCGACATGACCGGCCACATCGACGCCGCCAACGCGCTCCGCGGCGAGCCGCCGGTCGAGGGCTGGACCAAGCCCGTCATCAAGGTCTGGCGCTCGGGCGTCACGGTCGGCGGCGCCGTGAAGGTCGCCGGCGCGGTAGCGGTCCTCGGCGTCGTGTACGAGACCGTCATCGCTCCCCGCTTCGACCTGCCGCAGATGTTCCCCGGCAGCAAGCCGACGGTCCGGAAGTAGCCGGCACGCTGAGCAGAACGTGGAGGAGTTGTGGGCCCCGTAAGGCCCGCAGCTTCTTCTTAGTCCTCAGTCTGGATGGAGACCTTGGAGGTGGGGTTCAGGATGTGGAAGGCTGGGATCTTCAGCATGGATGCGAGGAAGCAGTAGAGCGAGGAGTGGAACGAGTCGTCCGTCTTGTCCGGTGCGTGCTTGTACTCGATCTGCCTGCGCTGCTCGTTGTACTCGCTGAAGATGGAGAGGAAGTCTGAAGCGTACGGATCCTCGAAGTGGGCCCAGTCAGGGAAGCGGAAGAAGTTGGCGCGCTTGATGGCGTTGAAGAAGTCGCTCATCACCTCGGTGCGGTTCACGAGGAAACGTCGAAGGTCGGGCTCGTACTTCACCTTCTGGCCAGGGTTCGAGTACTGGTACTTCACGATCTTGTTGGTCCCGAACTTGCGCTGGAGGTTGTCATTCTGGTGGTAGCCGCCACCGTAGTCGCAGCCGACCATGTCCACGTTCCAGGCACGCAGGAGGTCCTCGATGATGCCGAGCTGGACTGGTGGCTCGAGCTCCTGGCCCTCGAAGCGGTGGATGTAGAAGATGGTGAAGAAGCCATCGATGTAGGCGCCCAGGGTGAGGACGGTGTAGCTGCCCTCTCCGGTGCCCCAGTCGATGCCGGCGAAGATGGGAGAGGACTGTCCGAGCCTGTGCTTGATGTCGGCCAGCATGGACTCCGACATGAGGAGTCCAGACTTGCAGTTGTTCTTCACATCCTGCTGCGTGAGGGGGCGAAGGCCGGAGTCGTACGAAAGACCGAGCACCTCGTTGTAGAACTGACCTCGAGGATAGGTGAGCTTCTTCACCCAGATCTGCGACCAGTTCAGCCACGGCACCATGAGCTGTGGGATGCGGAACCCCTCATAGGCGCCATCCGTACCGAGACCTTCTGGAGGGTCCTGTCGGACCTTCGGATTCATCGAGGCCCACTGGGCCATCGGGTGCATCGGGTTGATGAGCTCGTGGCACTTGTCGCAGACGAGGCCCTTCTCCTCCATGGTGTCTTCGGAGAGGATGTTCCAGTGCCAGGAGCTGGGGTCGTTCGGTGTCCCGTGGCGCTCACAAGGGACCACCCACTCGTTCTGCGTCGAGTAGTCGTTCCAGTACTTCTCGATGGCGTTGTCGAGAGACTTGGGCGTGCCCGAGTAGACGAAGAGCTTGAAGTGGGAGTGCGAGGCGCACTCCTCGATGATGGGGATGTTGTCGGTGATGATGTCCTGAACCTCGTCGATCAGGATCATGTCCGCGGGGATACCGCGGGTACGGTCGGCGTTGTGGTAGGCGTACCGCAGCGTGATCTTGGAGCGGTTGATGAACTGCTTCTCGAAGACGTTGTCGGAGAGCTTGGTGGTCGTCCAGCTCTTCAAGAGGTCACTCGTCTCGAGCGGCTCCTTCAGACGATCTCGAGAGAAGGTCTTGGTCTGCTGGTTGGTGGGGGAGACGTAGAGGACGTTGAAGGCGTTGACGATGCAGCAGTAGGACAGGCAGGTGTTGCCGAGGAGCGTCGACTTCTCCACCTGGCGTCCGCACTTGAAGAGCCGCCTCTTCGCCCCAGTGTCGTAGGGCATGCGGAGGTACTCACGCCCCTTGAAGTTGAAGTTGTCGTGCGTCTTCTGCGTCTCAGCGTCGTCGTCCTTGTTGATGGGGATCTTCACCGCGAACTCGGTGAAGTGGGACGGTGAGATGGAGACGAGCTCTGACCGCTTGCGCGCGACCTCCAGGTCGTCGGCGTACTCTGGAGGGATCTCTGGCTCGAAGTCCCATTCCTCCGCGAGCTCAGGTCGTCCGCTCTCGGAGATGACGACGTTGGGCCTGTAGCGTTTCCGGTACTCGGCGGCAGTGACGACTTGCATAGGTTGCCAGTACATACGAAGTGCGTGCTACAAAGCAACAAGAATGCTCACTCCTCCGCTAGCTTGGGTCGCCGAGATGGGCGCCTCCATGACGAGAGCTGTAGGCGTACCGATCAGGGTCACGGTCAGCGATGGCGGGATGCCGTTGGTACATAAGGTACTAATCGAGCTCCAGACGCCACAGCCCATGAGCGTCCTCTTGCCGATGTGGAACGTGGCGCAGACGTGGATCGCCCGCAACGAAGCCGTGGTGCAGGGCAGCGTCACGATGAAGCCCACCAGGATCGAGTTCTCGGTCGGTGTGAGACGCCGTCTGGGCCCTGCCAAGAACGAAAAACCTTGAGGCATAAGGTTTCGGAGGACACATGACCGTACGTCCCGAGGATCTCGTAGGTGGCTTGGATGAAGTAGGGTACGGGGCCTGGGCTGGTCCGGTGATTTCTGTTGTAGCCGTCTTCTCGAACGAGGCGCTCACGCGAATGCCTCCAGGTGTGACGGACTCGAAGAAGACGACGGAGAAGCTTCGCAGCTCCCTCTACATGCCGTTGGTGTCCCTGGCGCACGACGTCGGCATAGGCCACGCATGGCCGTGGGAGATCGACACGTTCGGAGCCGGCAGAGCCCTCCAGCTTTCTTACGACCGCGCCCTGGGTGACTTGAAGACAGCACCTGGGTTGCTCATCGTGGACGGTGACCACCGCGTGCAGACATGGAAGGGAAGGCAGCAAGTCGAGCCCAAGGCAGATCTGAACTACGCACAGGTCTCCGCGGCCAGCATCATCGCCAAGTACCTTCGGGACACTATGATGGCGGACTACGCCAAACAGTTCCCCGGGTACGGGTGGGAGAGCAACGCCGGCTACGGAACCTTTACCCACGAGGAGGGCATCAAGAAGCTAGGAGTTCTCGTGGACCCCATCGACAAGTCCAGGTACCTGCACAGGCAGCGTTACTGCCGCAAGGTACTACTGAGGATCTCATGACGGATCAGGTAGTGCAACCGTGCCTGTCTTGCGGCACGGACTGTATTGTGAGCATGACCGAGTGGACCTCTGCGGAGGCTCCTGCGGCTGTGTGTGAGGAGTGCGCGAAGCACATCTACCGAGGTCTCATGCCCTGGCCGATCGTGCGGATGCTGTACGCCGTGCGCTGCCAGGTTGCTACTCTCATGCATACGAGCGAGTCCATACAGCGCGACGTGAGAAGACTCTTCGCGGCGCAGCAGGACATGGAACAGGCGCTCATCAAGCAGTAACCAACCCACAACAAGGAGATGTTCATGGACGCTGCCGAGGAGCGGCTCCGTGCCGACATCGTTCGGAGGGCCGTCATCTTGCTCCGACGGGGAGCTGTGTGTTCCCGAACGGATCTCTTCAACGGAGCACCAGCCGGAACGCGAGACTTTCAGCGGAAGATCATCAACAAGCTCATAGCCTCCAAGGCTGTGAAAAAGGTTGACGGTGCCGTACAGTGCTTTCAGGCATTGGACATCAACATGCTCAGCGGCATCGTCAAGAACGACGAGTCACTCGCCTTGTTCATTTGGCCACAGCCAACGTTGGAACTCGTACCCAGCAAGGTTGTTGATCCAGAACCTCCAGTACAAGAGGTGCCCAAGGAGATCGTACAGCAGCAGGTTCCCTTCCAGCCGACGGTCGTGGCTGCGGCAGAAGGGAGCGACCCACTGCTAGCCACCTTCATGGAGACCAACAAGATCCTGAATGAGCTCATCGAGCTCAGTGGTGCAGCGTTCCAATCCATCATCTACATGCGCGACAAGATCGACAGCATCGAGAAGAAGGTCAACGACATGAGCACCATCCTTGAGGCTCTGCGATGAGCACCATCGATGATCTCAAAGAAGCTTGGGGTTGGGCCGACACGCAGAAGAAGAAGGCTCTCATTGAGCGAGCGCTCAAGCGTGAAAGAGAGAAGTCGGGGGTGTCTGACGGACAGCAGAGAGAGTGGCTCTGCAAGTTCCTAGGAGACAACCTCTTCCACATCCAGGTTCGTGCGACCCTCATCGGGTTGGGGGACATGATCGACCCGCTGTGGCAACGGGTCGATGCTGGGCAGTTGTTGGTCAACTCCGCTGCCAAGATCGTTGGGGATGCGAAGAGGATCGCAGTGGACAAGGGCATCCCTCTGGATGAGGCGATGAAGAAGGCCCTGGCCGACTACGACCGCCTTCCGTTCCTTCGTTGGATCAGTGGTGTGCCGGTCAGGGTAGGAAAGCCGGCGCCCAAGGGCAAGGGCGTGAAGCGGAAGGTCCCAAGGGTTCTGGCCTCCACCGAGGACCCGGACACTGCCTTTGCGGCCCAGATCCGAGCGCAGGTAGTCGGGTACGTCAAGGGACGCCTACGACACGCGCCCCCTGTGGTGATCGACAAGGTGACTAGAGACTTCGTCGTCACCCTGAAGGTGATGATGGGGGAGCTGAAACGTAACATGAAGGAGGCAGCGTCCGTGGACGAGACGCTTGCCAGGCGCAGCAACATGAGCAGAGCAGAGGTAGTGGAGGCCTGCCGTGCGCTGCACATCGACCCTCCCCTTCGAGACGGGCATCCTGTGGATATCGCCATAGCCCGGACTCGCTACCACGCCATGGCGCGCGAGTATCACCCGGATAGGCACGACGGAGACGAGACGAAGCGGCCGAAGTACGAAGCTGTGTGCTCGGCCTGGGCGCTGGTGAAGAAGTACAACGAACAGATCATCGCAGCGGGGGTCGTGGATGGAGATCCAACAGGAGGGCCGAGTGAGCAAGACCGCTCGTAGCACCAAGGCTGCGGTGAACGGGACCATCTATTCCCCGCCGCTGGAGCTGTCGATGTCCCATCGCGTGGCGCACTTCCTGGACTGGGCGGCCCAGAACACCCCTGGGGAGTTCCAGGCCTTCAACGTCGTCGCCAAGATGGTGAACGGCTTCAAGCACATGCCGCGCTTCGACTCGGAGGACGTGGACCGGATCAAGAGGACGGTGACGCCGGCCAGGAAGATCCTCCACACGAAGTACCTCCGCGGTCTGGTCTCGCTGCCATCGGTCGGCATCCGTGCCACGTTCGATGACCTTGACCGGGCGAAGTACGACCTCACCAAGAAGGCGAAGACCCTAGACAGGGCGGCGGAGAACTTCGAGCAGACGCTCGCCAGCATCAACCCGGCCAACATCCCCTCGACCGGCGAGGCTGGGCTCTACAAGCAGTGGGTGCAGCACAACGCTGCTGACGTCCTGAAGCGGCTGCGCGCACCGGGCTTCAAGCAGAACCTGCTGCCGCCAGGTTCGCCGGACAAGAAGTAGGGAGTGGGGCGCCTGTTCGGGCCCCTTCTTCTTAGCCCTCAGTGCCGCCGAGCGCGGTGTGTAGTGCCTGGCAGAACTTGACGGCGATGTCGTGGTGGAACTGGCTCGTCCCCCACCCTGTCCCGCGTACGAAGTAGGCGCCCACGTCCTGGTCGTGCTCCACGACGGCACGGTTGCGCAGCTCACGAGCTGCCACCGCCTTGAGCGTCGACTCGAAGTCCTTCTTGAAGCGAGGCGTGGCGAGCCCCTTGCGGTCCGCGTCGTGGTAGCCGTAGGGCCAGAAGTGGAAGATGAGGTCGTCGTCCTTGACTCCGAACTCCCCCTCGTAGATCCCTGGGCTGCGCACAGGCTGGAGCTGCACAGGCTGGACGGGAAGCTCTCCCTTGGCCGCTTGCTTGATGACGGTGGGAAGGCCCTCCTCCTTGGCCTTGTCGAGGTCCGCGGCCTTCTCGGCCGTGACGGGGATGGGCTTGCGGCTGTTGGTCTCTTGCTCCTGCCAGGTGGGCATAGTGCGGTCCCTCTCAGAGTTCTACCATCGACCCGACGATAGGGCGTTTCGTGTGGTGCGGTGCTTGCCGTACAGCTTGGCCGAGACCGCTCGGGACTTCAAGGCCATGCAGGCCTGCTGGCTACGGTACTCCCGACTCTTCTCGATGTGATGCATGTTCTTCTGGAACAGCTTCCCGTACCTGATCTTCGCTGCCTTCTCCTTCGTTACGCTCTCCAAGAAGACAGATACGTTGGTCGGTAGGTCCCCCGTACCGTAGTATTGGATCCACGGGTCTTGGGTGGAGAAGGTAGCCTCAGCGGGGATCCACACCCAGTAGCCCATCCCACGAACTGGTCGCGGTGGGATGATGTTGTTGAGCATCATGGCTCGGGATGGAGCTCGATGACTTCCGCTTCCTTCTTGTCTTGCCCGGAGCCCGAGTGGTTCCCGGCAGGCGCCAGTAGGTTCAGCGCCGGAGGTGTGATCTGCGGGTGCTCCATGCGCCAGTGTTCGAACTGGCGGAGGACGTCCTTCAGCGCCATGTCCGAGGTGGACAAGGACTGGTGGCACTCGTTGATGGTCTTCGAGAGCATCGACAAGCTCTTCACCTTGTCGATGTGGACGCCCGGCTTCTGCGCCACCTCTTCCATCGTGAAGTAGGCGATCTCCTGCGTGCGCTGGATCATGCGCTTCGACTCCACCGTCTGGTCGAGCCGCAGGTGGTAGAAGGCGAGCATCGGGGAGGCGATGAGCAGCCCCATGTAGTGCTCGTAGAGCGAGGTCCGGTTGAACATGTACCGGCCCCACTCATCGAAGGTCAGGGACGGCACGTTCCAGAAGAAGTGCTGGTACATCTTCAGCATCTTCTCGGTGAAGTCCCAGCCGCGCTTGGCGTTGATCTTCTTGGCGGTGACGGCGAGGTCGAGTCGGGCCAGGAGGATCTGCTCGGCCGCCATACGCTGGTCGGGGATCGAGAGCACCCTCCAAGCGTCCTCAGCTGCGTCGTTCGGGTGGAAGAACTCGTAGAGCTTGAGGTCGCGCAGGTAGGTGACGCTGGCGCGGTGAGCCTTGTCTCCTGGGTTGAAGCCGGCCGGAGGAGCTGGGATCTCCTGACGCAGGAGAGGGAGGTAGGTGGGATCGACGGTGAGGAACCCCCAATCCTCGAGCATCTTCTGGATGGAGCCGTCCGTGACGGCAGGGTCACGAACCATGAAGAAGCGGATCAGGTTCTCTGCGGGATGCTTGGCCATCCGTAGTGCTCACTTCCCGTGGTGTGCCCGCACGAACTTGGCGAACTCACGATCCAGCGTGTTGATGTGCCCTTCGAACCAGTCCGTCACCACCCGGCACACATCGGCATAGGCTGCCGCACCTAGGCCCTCGGAATCAAGGGTAGATCGCAGACGGACCACCTTGAGCCGAAAGGCGGCATGGGCGTGTTGGTGGGGGACCAGGCCGGGGAAGTCAAGCCTCCCCATGAACATCTCTTCGTCCCTGAAGTGGACATCCACATAGTCCATCAGGTAGTCGGCAAAGGCAGGGAGCTTCTCGAGGTCCCTCTCGAGAAACGAGGAATCGAGAAGCTCGTCGGTGCGTCGGTAGATCTCGCGGTGCTGGTGGTCGATGACTGGATGACCGACCACCAGCTCCTGGGGGAGTGATACCATCACTCCTCCTCGGATGCGCCCCCTGTCTCAGACAGGTTCTTCAGACCGACGAGGACGTCTTCCAGCCCCTTCATGGAACGAGCGATGGCACCCTCGGGCAACTCATTCATGCCGAGGTAGTTGTACAGCAGCATCTCGGCCAGGCGCTCGCTAGTCTCCTCGAGCTCTGGGATGTAGCTGACGAACTCGCTCAGGTTCTCCGGGTTGATGAAGTTGAGGGCGAGGAGGTTGTTGACGGTGTCCTTGTCCTCCAGGACCGCGGCCTCCTTGGTGAGGTCACGGCGCAGGTTGGGGAGCTTGGCGAGGATGGCGCTGGCCGTCTTCACCGACTCGCTGTAGCGCTCTCCCAGGAGGGTGATGGTCTTGAGGCCTGCCAGCTTGACTGACCCCTTGCGCCGGCACTCCGCCACCTTCTGCTTGGCGGTGATGCCATCCACGCCCAGGAGGCCCAGCATGAACTCGGCATCCACCGGGCTCATGTCGTAGCGGTACTCAGCCGCCAGCTTGTCGAGGCCGCACCCACCCTGGATGTTGTAGCCGCCGTTGAAGAAGAGGACCGCGGAGGTCTTCTCCTTCTTGACCTGCTCTCCGACGTTGACCTGGACGGTGGGCTTCTCGGACTTCTCCTTCTTCTCGCCGCCCTTGTCGTCCTTCTTGGCCGGCTTCTTGTCCGACTTCTTGTCCCCACCCTTCGCCTTGGGCTTCGCGGACTTGGGGGCGTCCGACATGCCGCCCATGCCCTCCTCCATACCCTCTTCGCCGCTCATGTCCTGGCCGCCGCCCTGGAGCTGGGTCTGCCCGTTCAGGCGCATGAAGTTCCAAGTCTTGGGGAAGGCGTACTCCATGTCGCTGACGCGCTGCGGTGAGGACAGCCCGTCCACGAAGGAGACGGAGAGCTGCTGGCCGAAGGCATCGAAGGCCAGGATCTTCGGCAAGCCGTCTGGGCCCGCCATGGTGGAGCGCACGGTGATGGGGGCGGTGCAGATGGCGTTGGCGCCCAGGGTGGTGAAGAAGACGCCCTCACCGACCGGCTGGTCTTCCTTCGGGAGCGCCGTGCTCTTGCCGATGAGCTCGCCCACGATGCTGTCCTGCATGGCGTAGGCAGAGCCGTTCGAGAAGACGGCGATGGGCTGCTTCGAGAAGGCGCCGTCCCAAGCCAGGGTCACAGGGAAGACCCAGCCGGTGAGCTTGTTGCCCATGGTGTCGACGACGGTGTACTGCCCGAACTCCTCCACCGGCTTCAGCTTCGACTCGAAGGGCTCCTCGAGCTCGATGGGCTCGGTGACGCTGGTGACGGTCTGCCCTGGCACCATGGACTGCGCCGCGGCGGGATCGATGCCGGTCTCCTCGGCCGGCACAGCCTGCCCCTGCATATCCTGGGGGTTGAGAGCGTTCACGCTGGCCGACTTCACCAGGAAGTCTCCGCCCGGCAGCTTGTGGAGGGTGACGACGGTGGGCTGAATGCTCTCGGCCACGAAGGCAAGGCGCTCTTCGGCGCTGGCCCTCTTGGTCTTGTCGAAGACCTCGATGAGGTCGTCTACCACGCCGGCGCGCTTGAAGCCGACTCGGAGAGTGGCATCGGAGGAGAGCTTCTGGATGAAGCTGGAGGCGTCCTTCTCGGAGATGGTAGGGGCGATGGCGCGCAGCAGGTCTGGGCGCGCAGAGGCCATCTTGTACTCGCCGCCATAGCCAGCACCCGTACGTGTCGGGGGCATGAGCGGCTCGACCAGGCTGGGGTCCCGGGGCAGGGTCTGGGAGATGTCGAAGGTGCCGGGGTTGAAGAGGGCCTCCCGCACGCGCTCCTCGGTGAGGGGCAGCACGGCATCGCCGTCCAGGTACATCGAGAAGGGCTTGACCGACTTCTCCTGCACCACGATGGGGACGCGGATGTGCGGCATCCCATGCTCGTCGTGCTCTGCCTCTGGGCGCTCGGTCTTGTTCGCCAGGTCGGCGTAGCCGAAGGCGAAGCCACGCTGCGTGTCGACGCGGTCGAGGTTGACGTTGAGCTCGTAGTCGGAGAGGAACGGGAGCTGCTTCAAGAGCTCGCTCGAGAGCTCCTGCGGCCAGTTCTCCACTTCCTCCCCCAGCCTGGCGGCGTAGGCGGCTTCCTTCTTGAACTCGTCATCGCGCTCGGGAAGGCTGTCGAGGTACAGGGACATGTGGCTCCTCACTAGGACGACATGATGTCCTTCGCCTGGGCGAGTGCCGCAGGGAAGGGTACGACTGGGGGAGAGGTGACGACACCGGGCGCTGCGCTGGTGTGTACGTGTGCGCTGAGCCAGGCAAGGACCGCTGGGGTGGCCAGGAGGGTGGGGCTGGTGCCGAGGCCTACCTTCAGTGCCGGGCCACCGCTGCCGCAGGTGACAGCGACGCCGGTGGCTGCTTGAAGGTTGATGGCTCCCGAGATCGACTCCACGTTGACCAGCCCTCCAGACACTGTGGCTTGCTCCATGCCTTCGAGTGTGGCGTTCGTGTCGGAGTGCAGCTTCATGTCCTTGGCTACGTTCAGGTTGAACTCACCTGCTACGTCCCACTGCACGTCCTTCTCCACATCCCACTGCACGTTGCCTGTCTTGTCGAAAGAGAGAGCGATCTGTGTGTTCGCCCCAGCCGCACCAGACTCACGAACGATCATGGAGAGGATAGTATCCGCGCCCTCTCCATGGGAACCGATTTCAAGCTCAGCTATCGGGTTGGGGTCGTTCGCAAACTCCTTCGACTTCAGGAGGAAATGGGCTGGGCGCTTCCCGTCCTGTGACTCAGGGAGGATGGTGACTGCCCACTCCATGTCCCCGGCCAACGAGTACATCCCGTAGTTCTCGCAGAAGTCCTTGATGGTGTTGTTGATGGGCATGAAGATGCGCTGGCACAGCGGAGTCGACGAGATCTGGAGGATGCCGCCGCGGCGAAGGATGATGGCGTTCTCGTCTCGAGTGCCGAGGTAGATGTCTCCGGGGTTGAGGGACACCTTCAGCGCCCTGAAATCCCCCTCATCCTGCGCCGGCGCCCACGCCAGGACGAAGGGCATGCTGCCGTCGGAGGGCTCGCAGAGCCAACAGACAGAGCCGACCTCCGGCATGAAGTAGATGCCCTCCCCGTTGGCGAAGTGCTGGTACGGGGTGGCGAAGGAGATGCCGGAGAGCGGCTTTGTCGTGTACTCGGTGACGACCGAGACGGTGTAGGCACGGATGTCCACATCGAGGACGCGAGCCCTCTGGATGACGACTGGGCCGAAGCCGTTCTTGATGAGGGACATGGGCTAGTACACGTGCTTGGGCTTACCAGGGGACGGGCGACCGAACTCGGCACCGTGCGCCATCGCCGGGATGGGGTTGGCGCTGTGGATGTCGGAGCGATGGCCCATCGAGGCAGCCTGCTGGACGGTATCGTGCAGGCGCTGATAGTTCAGCCGCTGCATCCAGTCCTGCGTTCCGACGAGCGGGATCTCGCCAGTGCCACGGAGGATGGGCTGGTGCAACACAGGCTTGTGCCCTGCATGGCTCGAGCGGTTGTGCTCTTCCACGATGGACCGAGGAACGATGTCGCCGTGGGCCCAGTCGCTCGAGCCCGGGTCGGTGACCTTGGTGAGGTTCGTCATGGAGCGTACAGCCACCTCGACGTTCCTCTTGCGCACCCCGAAGTCCCCGAACAGCCCGCCGTGGAGCTCGTCGGTCAGGAAGTTCTGCACCGCGTGGATGTCCTTGGTGGCCTCGAGCATCCGGTGCGGGTTGACGTAGCCACCAGACAGCATCTGTCCCTTGCGGACCTCGTTCCCGACCTTCACGTTCGGGTCGATGAGGTGGGTCGGTACCCAGTGACGCACGCCGTTGATGAAGACGTCGTGACCACCGACTGCGTCCTTCTTGATGTCGGTGATGCGTCCAGTCTCCAGTGCGAGGATGGCCTCGTCCTTCAGCTTCTTCGGCATCTCGAGCAGGTTGCGGAACCTGGTGATGGCATCAAGGGACTTCGCGCCGGCCCCCTGTGCCACGCCACCGGAGTGGAAGGCCTTCATGGAGAGCTGCGTGGACGGCTCACCCATGGCCTGGCTGGCGAGCACGCCGATGTTGGTGCCGACGTCGTGCAGCACTCCGGCCTCGTTGAGGCCGTAGCACTTCGCACAGATGCCGGACCCGTGGGCACACTTCATCGGGCTGCGAACCAGAACCCGCTCGTGCTTGGAGTTCTTGAGGCGCGAGAGGACACCCGGGTCGATGAGGGTGCCGGCGGGGATGCTGTGACCGTCCTTCGTCTTGTAGGCCGTGGCGAGGAAGCGGTCGTGGATGTCCTTGTCGTTCAGGCCGAGGAGGACACCCTGCTGCGTCTTGCAGTCCTGGTCGACGATGAGAGTCGACATGGAGGCGTTGATGATGTCCTTCGAGATGGCACCAGGCTCTGCGGTGCCGCGGTTCTTCTGGATGATGCCCTTGCGAGCGCCATGCTGGGCGATCCAGAAGTCACCGACGTCGAAGCCCTCTGCGTAGGACCTGGTGAGTGGCGTGACAAGCGTGCGGCCAGACGAGTCCTCGACGAGGATCGGGGCTGCCAGCATCTGTCGTAGCTGCTCTGGCTCCCCTCGAGCGCCGGCGAGGACCATGCGGGCCAAGCGGTTGCCCTTGCCGACCAGGTTCTTCTGCGCCTCATCGATCTTGGTGGTGGCATCCGTCCACACCTTGATGATGTCGTCGCGCTCGTGATCCTCCCCCATGTTCTGGGCCTTGATCTTCTTCACCTTGGCCTGGGCGTCGGCCACGATCTTGTCGCGCTCCGGGAGCGTCTTGAAGTCCTTCAGGCCGACCGAGAAGCCGTACTGGAAGGACTGATCGTTGCCCAGATCCTTGAGTGCGTCGATGGTCTTCGAGAAGTCCTTGGTGTGCTCCTTGGCGACCTTGGTAGCGATATCACCCTTGAGCGTCTTCTTGGTGATCTCGTACTTCGGATCGTGGAGGAGCTGCTCACGTCCTGCGAAGCCTCGAGGTAGGCGAGCCTCGATCATGATGCGGCCGAGCGTCGTGGGCTTCTTGAACCCACCGACATGCACCACGTCGTTCATGCCGACGTGGCCATCCCTCTCAACAGCCTTCTCGAGGTCGCCAACGCTCTTGAACGTCTTGCCCGTGTCCTTGCCCCACTGCGAGAGGAGGTGAAGACCGAGCAGGGACTCGTGACCAGGGACGTACATGACGCCACCGGTCGTGGGGCTGAAGAGGTTGTTGGAGGGCAGCAGCTTCTTCGCCTCCTCCACCGCCTCACGCGACATCGGGATGGTGCCGGCCATGGTGTCACCGTCGAAGTCGGCGTTGAAGCCGCCGCACACGAGCGGGTGGATCTGGATGGCCTTGCCCTCGACGAGCTTCGGCTTGAACGCCATGATGCCGAACTTGTGCAGCACGGGGTCGCGCTTCAGGAGAATGGGGCGCTCGTCCACCACGGCTTGCAGTGCCTTGTGGGAGAGAGGGGTGTTCTTCTGCATCTCCTTCTGGGCGGAGAGCGGGTCGAGGCCCCACTTGTGGAGCTGGGCCACCACGAAGGGCTTGTACATCTCCATGGCCGCACCCTTGGGGATGCCGACCTGGTCGATGCCGAGAGCCGGCTCCGGGACGACGGTGGAGCGGATGGAGAGGTTCTGGCGACGCTTCACGAGCTTCGCCTGGAAGTAGCCCTCCTTCGGCTGCTCGCCCTCACCACCACCGATGGTGTCGAGGATGCCCTTCAGGGCACGGTTTCCGCTCGAGTCAGTGTCGTAGACCGGGCGGTAGTCTCCGACCGACTGGAGCGCCTTCATGGCGTCCCAGAGCTGGGTGCGGAGCGGGTGGGCGTGCTCGGCGCTGAAGGTCTTGTAGTCGAAGTTCTTCAGCTCGTCGTTGATGAGGGAGATGTTCTTGTAGAGGCCGTTCAGTGGGGCGTAGTTCACGTCCCCAGTCGGCGTCGTCGTGGCCGGGCGGAAGGTGGGTGGGAGGACCGGCAGGTACTTGAGGATATAGGCGTCGCTTGGCTTCATGCCGACGCTCTTCAGCGCCTGGAGGTACTTCAGCTTCTTGTTGGAGCGGTCGAGGGCGGAACCGGTGAGCGTGGGGAGGTCCTTGCGGAGCGCCTCGATGGAGCTGTCGACGTCCACCTTCTTCAGGGCCTCCTCGATCGCTGCCCCTCCCGTCTTGCTGTGGAGCTCACGCTTCCCGTGCATGACCTCGTCGAGCTCCTTCATCTTGAGGCCGAGGAGGACTGGGACTGGGCCGGGCTTGTTGCCTGCGCCTACGAAGATGGGGTTGGGGACAGGCTCGGCCAGCCGCAGGAAGGACCACTGCTTGCCGTCGATGCCACCAGTGATGTGGGGGTCGAAGAGGCCACCGGGCTCCGGCTTCAGGTCCTTCGAGCGGATGGTCTTGGCACCGGCGGTGATCTCGTTACGCCCATTGCCTGCGAGCTGGAGGACTTCCTTGCTCGTCATCGGCATGAGGCGGACGTTGGTGCCTTCCTTCGTCACGTTGACGCCAAGCCCATTCAGGAGCGCGGTGAACTTGTGGTAGCTGAACGGTGCCTTCGGCGGAGGCGGCTCGTGCCCTTCCTGGATCATGTTCCAGAAGGGGATGTCCTGGGCATCGGACTTGTACGTCGCCATCTCCCGGATGTTGTGGCGAGCGTTGTGCCCCAGGAGGCCGTACATCTCCAGGGCGCCGAAGCCCTGCCCGCCGCCAGGGACGCCAGAGCCCTTCGGAGGTTGGTGGTCGATGTCCGAGGAGAGGCGCTTGCCCTCCACGCTCGTCCCACCGCCACGAGCTGTGAGCTTCTTCTCGACCTGGTGCTTCAGCTTCAGGATGTACTGGGGGCCGACGGCCACTGACCCAAGAGGACGACGGGTGTCCTTGGGATCGAAGACCATCTCCTCGTCAGGGATGCCGTGCGCCTTCAGCTCGTGCTCGATGCCAGTGCGGTAGTCCGACACGGCGCTGCCGAAGTTGTTGACGACGTACGGCTTGCCAATCTTCTGGGCGATCTTCCCGGCAAGGGTCTCGAGCATCTGGCCCGGGTTGAGTCGGGTCGGGATGCCTGACGGGTTGAGCAGGACCTGGAGAGGCTTGCGCTCTTCTCCGTCCTTCGTGAAGGGCATCTCGTGGTCGGGCAGGATCTGCGTGATGATGCCCTTGTTGCCGTGGCGTCCGGCGAGCTTGTCGCCCACCACCGCCGGCTCCTCCGTCTTCACGTGGACGCGGTAGCCGCGGCCGCCCGAGATGGGGATGACCTTGGTCACGATGCCGACGTGGTCCTCGTCCCAGGTCAGGGACTTGTCCTTGAAGGGCTGGAAGGCTCGCTTGCCGTACCCGGCGAGAGGGGATAGGCGGCGCGTCTCGTTCTTGCCTACGGCCGCGATGAGCACCTGGCCGGGCAGGATCTTCGACCCTGGCTTGACCACGCCGTTCTCGTCCAGGAGCCCCCACTGCTCCGGCGTCATCTGCGACGCCTTCACCACGGAGTACGCCTTGAACTTGGCTGTGGAGATGTGGTCGTGGTCCGGATCGATCTCGAGCGCCTTCTTGTAGAGGTGCTCGGAGGTGAGCTTCTGGGCCGCGCTCTCCGAGATGACGATGCCATCCTCGAAGTTGTAGCCCTTGTATGGCAGGTAGCCGATCTGGAGGTTGGTGCCGACAGCGAGCGCACCGTCCTTGGTGTAGTTGTTGTCGGCCACCACCTGGCCCTTACGGACCTTGTCCCCCGGCTTCACGAGGGGCTCGGAGTGCATCATCCCCTTGGGGTCGTTCAGCGCGAAGTGGTTGTAGAGGTGGACCTCGTGCTTCTTGCCGGCGTCGTCCTTGATGATGAGGGCATCGCCCTTCGACCCCACCATCGTCCCAGACACCGGGCTCTTCGTGGCCACGAAGTGACCAATGAACTTCTCGAAGGTGTGGCTCGGATCCGTAGGGTGGTCCGTCTTGGACTGGACGAGCGGGGCCTCCCGGTGCTTGAGCGAGATGGCCTGCTCCATCTGCTTGTCGGCCATCATGAGCCGGTTGCCGTTGTCGGTGGGCAGGAAGGGGATGAGGTTGGAGCTGTAGTTCCACATCCCCTTGGCGCTCGGCATGACGTAGCGAGCGGAGTCGGCCGGCTTGACGAGGATCTCCCCACCGACCGCCTTCACCTTCACTTCCTTGGCGATGGGCGTCGGTACGCCGTTCTTCCAGGTCACCTGGTCCGGCAGGATGGCCATGGAGTTGTGGAAGTCAGGGGCCTTCACCCACACCGGCTTCTTGGTCTCGAGGTCGTAGACCGGGATCTCGAGGTCGCGCCCGTTCTTGCGCGCGTTGGCCGAGAGGTGGAGCGTGATGCCGGTCTTCTCGGACTCCGGGGTGTGCATCGGGTCGAGGAACCCGATGTGGCTCTGGTTCACCCCGCGCATGTCGGGGGTGATGCTCATGTCGCTCTTGATGCCGCCGAACTCCCTCGACATGAGGGTCGTCTTGCGGTGGGCCGAGAGCATCTGGATCGGGTTGGTTTGGTCGCTGCGCTCTGCGACCGAGCCACCCTTCGTGAAGAACTCGTGGATGGGGCGGTTGAAGAGATCGGAGGAGAGGATCTCCCCTACGCTGCTCTTCTTGTCCACCGTCTGGCGAAGACGGGAGCGGATGGTCTTCGCGCTCCGCTGGATCTTCTCCGGGACGAAGTCCTCGACGGACACGACCTCCTTGAAGGCCAGGCTGTCTCGATCGTCAGGCTTCTCGGTGCCGCGGGACACGCCCAGCAGCTTCTGGGCGGCGCGGGACAGGACCTCCCCGTTCACCGAGGTGTAGGCCTTGCCGAGTGTGAGCTTGGTGGTGTCCGGGCGGAGGGAGGTCTGGTCGAAGAAGTTGCGGACCTGCTTGTGCAGCTCGTCGGTGCTGTGGGTGTCGACGTTCTCGGCGTCGCTCGTGCGCTTCACGAAGGAGGCGAGCGAGGCACGGAACTTAGCGTCCGTCTTGGGGTGGTTGGCGGAGAAGATTTCTCGGCCCCACTGCTGCTCCATCTGTTCGTCGGAGACCCCCATGCTCTTCATCAGGGGGTAGAGCGGGATGTGGGCGTCGCCGTACTTCACGGTGAACCGCTTGTTCTGGCCGTCGAGCTTGATGGAGAAGTTGCGGCCCGTCGGGCTGTGGGCCAGGTTGAACTCGCTCTCCAGGTCGCCGTTCTCCTGGACCCGGGCGTAGATGCCGCTCTTCAGGCGGAAGAGGTGGTCGACCTGGTACTCGTTCCCTCCGACGATGAAGCCGTAGCGGTTGGTGAGCTTGGGAAGGCGGGCGATGATGGCGCCCTTCTTCTCGTCTATGGTCTTGCCGGTGAGCTTGTCTACCAGCTTGATGTCGGCCTTGATGGGGACGCCCCAGGTGCCCTCCTTGTCCCGGGCCTCCGCCTGTGAGGTCACATCATCGGTGTCCAGCTTGTCGTCAACGTGCAGGTTCGCCACATGGATCTGGCGGTGCTTGCCGTCGAAGGGGAAGTAGGACTTGATCGCCTCGAGCGTGTTCGACTTCAACGTGTCGAATGCGATGTCGGGCGTAAGATTGCTGGCATCAGCCATGCGTGCTCACCTAGCGCAAGGAGCTCAACGACTATGTGCTGGTGGGGCTACCGCAGCGCCTTAGCGGTCTTCGCCCCCGACAGCCTTTTCAGACTACAGCTAACTGCCCTCAAAGAGAAACGATTCTGAGGCATAAGAGAATGTCGAAGATGCGCTTCATTCCTCAGGAGGTGGACGTGCAGAAGCAGCAGCAGTCGCAGTCCGAGATGTGGGAGCAGGAGCGGAAAGAGGCTTTGCTCGGCAACATGGGTGTTCCGAGCCAGGAGCCGTCTCCGTCTGAGCCGGTGGAAGACACGCAGCAGCCAGCCAACGAGGACTCCAAGCCGTGAAACTGTTCCTGTGGGCGTTCGCAGCGCGCATCGTGCAGTACATCGCTTCCAAGCTGTCGGCGATGTGGTACTCCGTGCTGTTCAACTAGCCATGAGCCACGACCAGCCCTCACGAGTTGCGTTCTGCCCTCTTCTCTTCGCCTCCAACGGCGGTACGTTCGACGAGAGAGGTCGGCCAGTGTTCTCTTCCGGCCGGCGCGGACTCTGTGGCATCGCCTTCGACTGCGGGCGATGCAGGTTCTTGATCCAGTGGGTCGAGGCCGAGGCCGCAAAGGGCTGGAGTGTCGGGTGGGAGTGCTGGGAATGCCTGGACGCTTCCTACCGATACGAACGAGAGAACAAGGATGTGTCGCGGGTGTTGCCGGGTTTCTACCACTCCGGCCGCCCGCACGACCTCACCGAAGATGATCCCGACTTCGATCCCGACCGTCCATCGCTCGAGGGATGTACGAGCTGCGGTAAGGGGTCGTCGTTCCTTTCCCTCATACTGCGGAGAGCCAACTTGAAAGTCGTCTCCTCGGACGGGGCAGAGGATGGGTGAGCCCCGATGAGCGGGTACCAACGACCGTTCCTTCCAGTGACGGAAGTAGTCGGTCAGCAGTATGCCGCTCCGTACCAACCGCCAGCCCCACCGCAGCCGCAGGACGAAGAAGACATGGTGCGGCGGTGCGACCACTGCAACAGCGCGTTCGCAGCCGAAGAGGAGTCCTGTGAGTTCGCTCCAGGTGTCATGCGGGTGAGCCCCAAGACTGGGATGCTCCAGACCGCAGACGCAGAGACTGGGGAAGCTCCAGGACTTCTCCACTTCCACAAGGAGTGCCTCCTCTACTGGTTGAGCGAGGAGTGGTTGGCGGACGACATCGAAGAGGTCATCCACTCTGTGGCCGAGGAGCGCGTCATGGAGATGATGGAAGAGTACAGCACGGACCAGCGGCTCCGTGAGCGGATCGAAGACGAGAGAACCTGATGAACCCGACGGACCAGGTGTGGCGTGAGGACATCGAAGAGCAGTACGACCTCGCCAAGAACTCAGCCAAGACCCTGAACGAATACATGCGGGTCATGGCGATTCAGGACGCACCACCCGACTTGATCGAACGGCTCAGGAAGGCCCGAGACTTGTACGCAGAGATCGCGGACGAGCTCGGGCCTATCCTGTGTCGGTTCCCGGAGTAGGAGAGGGCCCGAGCGGGCCCTCTTTTACCCCTCAGCCTAGACTCCGACTGGTTGCGCCTTACGCTCCGGCTTCTGCTGCGGGAGCGGAGACTGCATGGCGTCGAGCGGGTTGGCCTGGGAGCCCTGCTGGCTCTGGAGCATGCGCAGCACGAGCATGTAGAGCTGCGGGTTCGACATCCGCATCGTGTTGAGCATGGTGTACTTCATCTGCGGGCCGCCCTGCTGCTCAGCCTCCTGGATGGCCGTTGCCGCACGCTTGGCCATGTAGAGGAGGTTCGCCCCACCACCCTGGAGACCCATGGTGAGCGGGCTCTGCATCTCCTGCGGGATGCCCTCGGTAGGCGCCTGCTGGGCATTCTCGAGGGACACGGTGGAGTTCTCTGGCATCCCTGGGGCGACCTGCTGCCCAGGCACCATCTCTCCCTCTGCCCCCGCCTGGCCTTCCGCACCCGGCTGTCCGGGCATCCCACCCTCGGCCCCTGGCTGCGCGCCCATGGGCTGGCCCGTGGCAGGGTCGACCGGCTGGGGCATGTGCTTGGCTGCCTCGGCCTGGTGCTTGGCCTGGATGACCATGACCTCGCCCTGCACCTCGGCCTGCGCGGTCTGCATCTTCCGCTGGCGGTCGAGCAGAGTCGACATCTCCGTGTCGATGAGCTCGCGCTCGACAACCGGATCCAGGTCGGCCTCCTGCTGGAGGGTCTGGTCGGACATCTTCTGGGCCTGATTGAGCTGGAAGTAGAAGGCCGTGCGCTGGAGGTCGTCCGCCATCTTGAAGCGACGCATGTGAGCCGAGACGACCGGCCAGCCCATGAAGTGGGCCACGCGCTTGATGACGAAATGGTTCAGCATGTTCTCGTGGTCGACGCGGTAGCCGATGAAGCTGTTCTCCAGCATTCGCATCGAGACGTTCGAGCCGGAGTAGGTGAGGCCGCCGAAGACGAACTCCCGTGGCACACCCATGCCGGCCACGATCTGCTCGGACCAGGCCTGCATCTCCTGGTGGAGCATGAGGGCCCGGCCATCACCACCGATGGTCTCGTTGCCGATCGGCAGCGGGAGGATGGGGATGTAGTTGTTGTCGTACTTCCACTTGGCGATCTCACCCTCGATCCTGGACTTCCAGGAGTCGAGGTTGACCGTGGTGTACGGGTCGGAGGTGTTGGAGCCGGCCTGCGGGAAGAGGACGCGCAGCGGCACGATGTGCTCGTGAGCGATGGCTTCCTGGGCCTTGCGCAGGATCTGAAGGTAGAAGGTGTCCTTCAGCACCGGCATGATGAGGGGCATCCCCCATCCCTCGTCCTTCATCGAGATGATGGGGCGCTTGAAGACGAAGACGTTCTCGTCGTTGAAGCGGATGAACTTGTTGCGCCGCATCGCCTCGATGAAGACGTCCGGCACCGTGTCGAGCGTGGTCTTCTTGCCCAGCAGCAGGTCGTTGCGGAGCTGGAGAGGGATCTCGAAGGTGTAGACGGGGTCGGTACCCGCGAAGCCAGGGTCGACGTTGACGTACTCGGGATTCCACCGCATGAGGCGGATGCGCCGGACGTCCTTCTCGTAGAAGTCCTGGACCTTGGCCGGACCATCCTCCCCACACTTCGGGCAGGAGATCATGTAGTCCAGGTTGCGCCAACGGTATGTCGTGTTCTTGGCCTTGTCCTTGTGGCCGCAGCGTCGGCAGATGAGCCACTTCGTGAACGGGAAGTGGATGGTGACGACGCACATCCCGTAGGTGAAGTAGTCGAGACCCACTTCGATCTGGAAGGGGCGGTAGCGGATGGTGCTGGTGAGGAAGGACTCCCACCTGTCCTTCACCCGCTTGTCGCGCTCGTCGATGACGATCTCGGTGATGGGGTACTCCGCCATCTTGTGAATGACCGAGTTGATGAGCGGGTTGACGAGGTAGTAGTACCGGCACCACCGCAGCAAGTGCTTCTGCGTCGGCGGCAGGTAGGTCTGCCCGATGTCGAAGAAGGGGGAGGGGTAGCGCACTCCCGAACGGCCCATACCGTCTGCGGTACGCCCCCGCTGCCCAGAGAACCTGGACACCCCATACATGCCGCTGGTCGTGTTGTCGAAGCTCAAGGAGTCCTCGCAGGTGGTGCAGCCACCGGGGCCTGTGCTGGCGGAGTAGGTGTGGCGGGGGCCTTACGGCCCTTCGCCTTGTCGATCATGCGACCGACGCGGCCGCCGGCATACTGGGCAGCCAGGCCAGTAGCCAGGGCCGGCACGAAGCCCCGCTGCATGGTGATGAGGCCAGAGGCGGTACCGGCCACGTTGCCGATGAGCCTCTCGGCGCGCCCGCGGTTCATGTGGAGAGGGTCTTCCTTCGGCAGGACTTCTGGGGCGGCCAGGGCTGCGCCACCTACCGTGAGGCCCTTCATCCCCCACCACTTCGAGGCGTTCCAGCTCTCCCTCATCTTCTGTACCGGGTTGAGGTGGTCCAGTACGGCCTGCCCTGTCTCGTGCAACACATTGCCTGCGCCCTTGGCGGCGGCACCGGCACGGGAGACGATGCGTGTGCCGATGTTCAGCTGCATACTGGAGATCTTCTCCAGCTCGTCCGAGAAGGCAGTGATGGCGATCTTGTTCACACAGCCCCCAGCCAGGTCTTCAGGGAGATGAGCTGATCCGCGAGCTGCTTGCGACGCAGGTCGAGGTAGTCACGGGCCATGAGGAGCTTCGCCACCTGCACACCCTCTGGCGTCTCCTCGAGTGAGTCAGCCACCTCTTCCGTCCTCTTGCCCTTCACCGTGTCCCAGAGCTTCTGAACCGGGTCCGGGTCGTAGCGCAGGACGAGCTTCAGGTTTCTGCCGCGCCCGCTGGCCAGGACGTCCGGGTCAGGATGGAAGCCGAGGCCATTCGAGAGGTCGTACTTCTTGGTGCAGGTGTCGCAGGTGCCGTCGTGGAAGAGGGCCGAGTCCTCGTTGCCGCAGTCCTGGCAGACGTAGTGGGGATGGCTGACCTCCACCTGGATGAAGTCGAGGGGCGGTGGGACGAAGACCACATCCTCATGCAGCACCGCCGCGGCCATGTACCTCTTCACCTCGTCCGAGAAGTCCTGCTTGCGCAGGCCGGCGAGGATGTCGATGGCGGCGTAGAGCTGCTCGAGCGTCGGGGCCTGCATGATGCCCCAGCGGGGGACGTTGTTGTTCAACCCCTGCACGACCTTCTCGAACACCTGCCACTGCTCCCACGGGCCGTTGGCGACGTGGCAGGTCTTGACCGTACGGACCTTGGCCCGGGCGTGCTCGGAGATCTGCGTCTTGAAGAGGCGCTGGATCTCCGCCCAGATCGTCTCCTCCTCCCACCCGAGCCACTCCAGGTTGAAGGTCTTCAGCAGCGCGAAGTCGATGACGAGTGGGTGCGCGTCGTGGTGCGTGAAGAGATTCCGAACGGTGACAGGCGTCGAGGAGTCCGGGTCCCCTACGGGAACGGCTGGGGACGGAGGTGGGCTCTGGAGCCTCTCGAACAGATCGTCCTCGGCAGTGCTCATCAGGCCTCGTTGGGCTTCTTCTTGGGTCCCGTGGTGCCGCTGGCGATGCCGGTGGCCAGGGTTGCGCCGGCTGCCGGTAGGGCTTCCTCTACCATGTTCTTGGTCCTGATCTTGGCGATGTCTCCAGACGGGGGGTGGAACACGGGCCTGATGCGCTTGAGGATACCCTTCCCCGTACCCGCCGTGGCCTTCTCCAGTGCGTGATGGGCCAGGCCCCCTGCACCGTACCCCAACGCTCCCGCCGCCAACAGCTTGCGCTGGTGTGACGGCTTCTCGCCCTTGAGGTAGGACCGAGCCAGAGAAACGCCACCACCAGCGGCGTACCCCAACGCAGCACCTCGCAGGCCGTAGCGAGATCCTATGGTGGCCCCGGCCAGGGGAATGCCCTCGTCGATCAGACCCTCGCGGAACTTCTTCCCGTCCCAGGCGATCTTCTCGAGCTCGTCCGCGAAGGCCGCCATCTTCGTCATGGTCGCCTTCTTCTTCATATGACTGTGAAGCTTCCCAGCCCCAGCAAGAGCTGCACCGCCGAAGATGTAGCGATCCAGGTGCTTACTGTTACGAGCACCGTACTCGGCTAGAGAGGACATCTACCCCCCGTTGGCGAGGTTGGCGAGGATGGTCTTGGCGTCGTCGGGCAGGGACGAGAAGATCGTCACCGGGTCCCGCACGAAGCCGTCGACCAGGTTCTTGTCGAAGGCGCCGAGGAGGAGGTCCTTGTTGCCGGCCAGGTTGGTGAGCGCCTCGGCATCGACCTCGACGCCGTTCCCGCTCCAGACGAAGGCCACCTTCTCCTGCTCAGACGCGCCGCCGAAGGTGGAGTACCAGGGGTCGGAGATCTGCCCGCCCCAGCTGTAGTCCAGGCCGGCGAGCTCGTCCACGGCCGCGAGGTGCTCGACGAACTCCTCCGGTGCGATGCTGGCGTACTTCGCCTTGAGCTCGTCGTAGAGGGGATGGAACTCGGGATCGCAGTTGAGCTTGCGAGAGGCGAGGTGGGCCTCCACGTCGGGAGCGTACTCGGTTGAGCCGTACCGGCTCAGCAGATCGCTCGTGGTGAGGCCGATCTCCTCGGCGCGGGAGGCGGTCTTGACGGCGAACTCGTGCCGGTCAGCCGGGTCCATCTCCGTCCAGGTCCGGTCGAAGTAGTCCGCCGCTGCCCGGATGTCCGCGTAGCTGTCGAGGGGGTACTTGCCAAGCGCCGTCACCGAGGCCTGCTTCGTCTCGATGACCATCTCGGGCTCGAGGTCCGTCACGTCGATGGGGGCGGCGGTCTTCATCTGGTTGGCCGTGGGGATGACCCGTCCTGAGTCAGCTCCGCCGCGCTGCGAGACGAGGTTGGTGCGGGCGGCCCAGTCGGCGTCCTCGCCTACGATGGGCTGACGCATCGAGTCACGAGTCCTCTGCATCCCCTTGGCCGCGGAGATCTTCTTGAAGCCCTCGATGGCCTCCGGCTTGAGGATTCCGAACTCGACGGCCCGGTTCACGATGTTCTCGTAGGCCGCGTTGCGCACTTCTTCTGGAAGCAGCCCGGCCGTCTTCCCGATGTAGACCATCGAGAGCAGGGTGTTGCCCCGATCCACGCAGGCGAACTTGCGGAGGACCTTCCCCTCGTTCTGCATCACGAGAGCGTAGGCGTCGTCACGAAGGACTTCGCGCTCCTCCGGCCGGAGGATGTGGGCCTCCTTCACGGACGCCGGGAGCGAGTCGGGAGTCGGGTAGACTTCCTTGAGGACAGAGCCCCCGATGTCGTCGTAAAAGTCGAACACCACGCCGGCTGTCTTCATCTGCTTCTCCTTGGAAGGGATACGACACCTGTCGTCGCACGAGTTTAGGCGCTCACCCCCTGGAGTGCCAACAGCGATGTTGCCAGAAAGAGCCCGCGGTTTCGCGGCATAAGGCACCTGACGTCCAGTATTACCCACGAAACAGGAGGTGATCTTGGCTTACGGTTATGCTCCACAAGGAACCGATGCGGGCCGCCCCAGATGCTGGGGCAACCCCAACGAGTTCAACCCGGACTTGAGGGAATGCCGGGGTTGCACGTTCCAGAATTCCTGCCGCGACACGGTCTACCGCGCCAGGAACCAGGCCGCCCCGGCCTATGCCCCGCCCAACTACATCCCGCAGCAGCCGATGACCTACGCGCCGGCCCCAGCCTACGCGCCCGCTCCGCAGCAGTTCCGTCAGCCGATGCAGCAGGCCCCCATGCCGGTCGTCCAGCCGGCGCAGGTGCCGACCCAGGTGCCGACCCAGGCGTTGGCCGCTCCTCGCCAGGCTTCGCCGCTCTACCCGGTGCCGGCACAGTACGACTACGGGTGGCTTCACGATCCGCTTCACCAGGCCATGTCCGCCTGCCCGCCTCCCATTAGGCCCCAGCTCATGGGGGAGACCTTCGTGGAGCGGGTGGCGAAGAACATGTTCCTGTCGGCAGCCGAGGCGTTCTTTATGCACGGATTCCTCGCCATCCGACAGCTGGTCCTTCCGCCCGAACCGAAGCCTCCACAGGAACCGCAGGACTTCAACCTCCTCCCGTAGAGAGGGCTTGTAGTACAGACGATGTCTGTCTAGGCTGGGCGCTCGCCTAGACAGACATCGTCACCCCACGAAGGCTCCGACATGCTCTTGAACTTCACGCCGAAGCACGCCGACAAGGCTTACATCTCGAACAGGCTCTGGCTTCCGAAGAGTCGCGTCCGCGCTGGACCGGTCAAGAAGGCGCTGGAGTTCACGGTCTACAGCGAGACACAGAAGGCACAGGTCCTCCTGCGTATGTGGGAGGAGTCCTCGAAGCACATCATCTGCCCGCGGGAGTTCCTGCCGGCCAGTGAGTACGAGAAGTACGACTTCCCCTTCGTCGACCTGCGCCCCTCCTTCCAGCATGTGGACTTCGAGGACCATGTCGTCCCGCGAGATGAGGAGCAGCAGCGGGCCTGGGAGGCGCTGGCGAAGAACGACAACGGCATCCTCAACCTAGGATGCGGCAAGGGGAAGACCATCCTTGCCTTCAAGAAGATCGCGCAGCGAGGAGTCCCTGCCCTGGTCGTCGTGCCGGACTCCGGCATCATGGAGCAGTGGGTGCAGGGCGTCCAAGGAGACCCAGCGACTGGCCGCAAGAAGGCCATCTCCTTCGAGGGTGAGCTCGGGATGATCAGGGGGCCTGTCTTCAACTGGGCCAGGCCTCTCACCATCGCGCTCATCACGACGCTCTGGAAGAGGATCGAAGACGGTACAGCACCCGAAGAGCTTTTTCGTTACTTCGGACAAGTCATCTGGGACGAGGTGCACATCGTAGGTGCCCCGAAGCTCAGCCTCACCGCCGGGCCGTTCTATGGAGATCGCATCGGGCTCACAGCCACGCACGAGCGGGAAGACGGGCTCGACCCCATCTACAAGTTCCACATCGGGGAGCCCTTCTACTCCGACCTCACGCAGCAGCTCATCCCGAACATCTACTTCCAGCAGACGCCGGCGGTCATCGACTACGCGAAGGCTGTGGTGAACGGAGCCTCCAACATCTCGCTCCTGCGCGGCCTCATCGGGAAGAGCAAGATCGGGAACGTCTTCCGCTACCAGCACATCAAGACGGCGCTCGAGCAGGGCAGGAAGATCCTCTGCCTCTCCCACTCGAAGAACCAGCTCAAGCTCTTCCACAAGCTCTTCCCCGGGTCAGGTCTCATCGTCCAAGAGACCAAGAACCGCATGGACGTTCTTCGTAACAGCCGAGTGTGCTTCGCCATCGCACGTCTCGGGTCGCAGGGAGTCGATGACCAGGCACTCGATACTCTCATGGCACTCACCCCGTTCAAGGCCAAGAACGGAGTGCAGCAGAGCATGGGGCGCATCCAGCGGGAGGCATCTGGCAAGCACGACCCGGTCTTCGTAGTATTCGAGGACTGGCTGGCACCGCCCATCAAGAACATCTGCCGCGCCATGCGTACCGAGCTGAGGAAGTCGAAGTACGCATTCACTGTAGTCAAACCCAACAACGTACTGCTGGAACTCCCAGCAGAGGTGGATGAGATCTATGAGCGAACAGCCGCAGAGCTCTGGGGAAGCGCCCCAGCTGACGACGGACTCGACGACGAACAGTAACCTCGAGGTGCTGGCGCAAGTCCACGCGAAGCTGCGGGAGAAGGGAGTGAGCCCAGAACGACTCGTCTCCATCAACATTGGGGATGAGGACACCATCATCGGGGAGGCACCTGGGGCCAATGCCCTGGTCGGAGGCCGTGTCTGCATCACGAACCCCAAGCGCATGATCCGCTTCCAGAACGCTGAAGGGGAGAACTTCAGCGTGCGGTTCGCAGTGGTCGACTTCGATGTGGTCGAGACGGGGATGATCGAGGTGGTTGGGAGGATTGGCTACTGGTTCGGAGGAGTGGACACGGTGGCCCAGATCCGCCTCTGCAACATGTACCTCGGCTACCTCGAGATGCGCGACCGCATCCGTGAAGTCTCCGGCGGCCGCCCTCGCATCATCCGGCCGGACATGATGCCGGTTCCGATCAACGGGCTACTCCATCGGTAACGACAGAAGGGAGCCATGACAGAGCACGAGGTAGCGCCGCCTCCGGAGCACCCGGAGAAGAGGAAGAGAGGAAGGCCAAAGGTTCAGGCTGCCCAGGTTCCTCTCTACGACATCAAGGGCGAGACGAAGCACGAACGCCTGGTGGTCGTCTACGACACCTGGCACGACTGCAAGCGCTGTCCTCTCCACGAGGGTCGCCTGAGATTCGGGGACAAGGAGATCGTCTTCGGGGAAGGGAACCCGGACTCTCATGTCCTCATCGTCGGGGAAGCGCCAGGAGACGAGGAGATGTCCAAGCACGTACCCTTCATTGGGCCGGCTGGGCACACCCTCGACACCCTCCTGGCGCACACGACAGATGACCCGGAGATCCAGAAGCTGGCCGAGTGGTACGCCACGGCCCCGCGCAACCGTGAGAACATCCGCTCGTTCCACGACACGATGCACGAGTGGCGACTCAACGAGTTCTTCATCACCAACGTGGTCGCCTGCCAGCCGCCGGAGAACCGTCCTCCCACCAACGTCGAAGTGAAGACCTGCTGGGAGAGGCTGTGGAACACCATCTACACGGTGGACCCGCTCATCATTCTGGCGTTCGGCAACTCCGCACTCGCCGCGGTAGCTCGAAAGCAGACCGTGCAGATCACCAAGATGCGCGGCCAGCTCTTCGACGTGGAGTTCGATGGCAAGTTCGGGAAGCTCACCTACCCGGTCATGCCGCTGCTCCACCCATCCTTCCTGAACCGCGTCGCGGACTGGAAGGTGAAGAACGGCAACTTCCAGCGCACCATCGGGGACCTCCGCACCGCGATGAAGATGCTGGACTTCCTTCGACAACAGAACTACGGCACGCCGATCCCGGTCAGGTAGGTGACAGAGGCGCCAGATAGCATCGGCGCCTCTGTCTTCTTAGCCCACAGGAGTTCACATGCCCCAATCCTACGAGGAGGCCATTGAGGCCTTCAACGACGCTGACACCGAGTACAAGATGAGGGAGGCCTACCTGTTGGGTGGGGAGTTCCTCAACGACATCCTGAAGCAGCCCAACCCCAAGGAGACCTATCTCGGGATGGTCGAGGACCTGAAGGCCTCCCTCGAGAACCGCAATGTCGCACTCAAGACGGCCCAGGACCAGCTCCGTCAGAAGGTCGTTCTCGAGACCACCAAGTGGCGCGGCCCAGAGGGGAAGCCCACCATCCTCACCTCTGGCCGGTTCAAGGTCTCATCCGTCACACGACGTTCCTTCGATCCGCAGTCGCTCTTCAAGCTGGCAACCGAGCAGGGTCTGCTCGAACGGCTGATGGACTTGAAAACGCTGGACAAGGACGGCAAGGAGAAGATGTTGGTGAAGGAGGGGTGGGACATCGACTTCGAGGGTGTCCACACCTGGCTCAAGGCCAACAAGCTCACCACGATCATCGACGGTGCCTACGACGAGGAGGAGTCCACGCCTCAGGTGAAGGGGCCGAAGCCGCTCACCTTCCTCGGGGAGGCGAAGGGGTAGTCATGGTCTTCGTCTTCGGGTCCAACCTGGCAGGACGTCACGGAGCAGGTGCGGCAGTCTTCGCCAAGAGACACCACGGAGCAGTCACAGGTGTAGGGGAGGGACGGTCAGGCAACAGCTACGCAATCCCAACCAAGGATCGGGACATCAAGACGCTGCCCTTACCGACCATCGAGTACTACGTGAAGAACTTCCTCAACCATGCCAAGGCCCACCCGAAGGAGATGTACCAAGTAACCCGTATCGGTTGCGGCCTGGCCGGCTACAAGGACGCAGACATCGCACCCATGTTCAAGGGCGCGCCACCGAACTGCATTCTCCCAGAAGGATGGAGTCGATGAGCGAGATCGTACGCACAGACATCAAAATCATCGGGTCCAGGGAGTCTTCCAACAAGGACCTCAACATCCACGAGGGCGCCAACTTCCAGGTGCTCCAGAACGAAGTACCGAGGCACATCATGGACGAGATCGCGAAGATCGCAGGGGACGGCAAGGCGAAGGTGTCGGTGAGCACCGACTTCGGCATCAAGGACTTCGGGACCGGCACGTCGGCCATGTGCACGGTGTCACTGACCTGCAACCAGGACGAGGCCAGCATCGACAAGGCCATCGGCATCGCCGGTGAGCTGGCGCGCAGCTACGCGCTCGAGCAGAGGGCGCAGTCCGAGATCGCCTTCAACACGCTGCTCGACCAGCGGGGCGGCAGGTGACCCCCAGCACCGGGCTCTGCCGCATCAACGGCGTGTCAGCTGGTGAGATCAGCATCAACCTCCTCACCCCGGCCCCCTCGCTCCACATCACCTACGCCCTCGCGGACACCAAGAACGTCACCTTCTTCGGGTCGGGCAAGCGGAACGTGGGGTGGAGTGAGGAGACCATGAAGAAGCTGGCCGACTTCGTCGCCTCGGCCGAGGCGGACATCTGCGCTGACCTCTTCGAGGGCGGCGCCACCACAGGTGGTGGGGCGGTACAGGAGTCTCCCACAACCGATGGCGTACCCTCTCTGTAGGTTGACGGCCCCCTCTCGGTTTCTATGATGCGGGCTCCCGTGTCTCTGACCGGGAGGGCGGCCTCAACTTCACCCTCGTTGTCGGGATAAGCGTCGGACCCCTGGCTTAGCCTTGGGCCGGTCTCGCATTTCCCAGGAGGTAGCGTGCCGAGCAACATCGAGCTTGCCTTGCTCACCAAGGTCATCGACTCGGGAGACTTCCACTCGCTCGATAAGGCCAACATCGACGACTCGTACTTCACGACCAACGAAGCGAACGAGGTCTTTCGTTACGTCTCGCAGATGTACCGAGCTCCGGCTACGGCAGGTAACACGCCGAGCCGGGACATGGTGCGGTACAACTTCCCCACCTTCCCGTTCTTCGATGCGTCCGACTCGGTAGCCGTCCTCGTCGACCAGCTCCGCAAGGAGCGCGTCAGGATGGAAATCGACGGACTCATCCAAGAGCTCCAGACCAAGAACCAACGAAGTCCGCTGGAAGCACTCGCATCCCTCCGTGTCGAAGCGACGAAGATCTCCGCGCTGGCGGAGACATCGCAGGACTTCTCGCTCGCGACGTCGGTGGGGATGCTCAAGGCGCGCTACGATCTCGTGGCCAGCGCCAACGGTCTCATCGGCATTCCCTTCCCGTGGCAAGTCCTGAACGAGGAGACACAGGGGATGCAGAAGGGTCAGTACTTCATCATCTACGGACGTCCGAAGTCGATGAAGACGTTCGTGGCGCTGAAGATTGGGGTCCATGCCTACCTCAATGCCAGGCGCCGGGTGATGATCTACTCCCGAGAGATGCCACCGGAGCAGCTCCTCCAGCGTCTCGCCGCGGTCCTCACGAAGGTCGACTACAAGGCCTTCACGCAAGCCAAGCTCCAGCCGAGCGAGGCCCAGCGAATGTGGACCATCATGGACGAGCTGGCCGACGACGAGAAGACCGCCGGCGGATTCAGTCTCAACCAGCCCTACATCATCGTCGTCTCCGACCGTGGCATGACGGACGGTGGTGGCATCGCCTGGCTCCAGGGCAAGATCAGGGAGTACAAGCCGGACCTCGTCATCGTGGACGGCATGTACCTCATGAAGGACGACCGGACGAAGACCAGAGCCATCGACTGGAAGAACATCACGCACATCTCCCAGGACGTGAAGCTCACCTGCAACGCCTTCAACGTTCCCATCATCGGCGTCACCCAGGCCAACCGAGGTGCCGAGACCAAGAACGGAGAGGACCTGACAGAGCTTGCCTTCGCAGACGCCATCGGCATGGACGCCGACCTGGTGCTGCGCATCAAGAAGATGGTGAAGTGGAACGAGCAGGTCAAGAAGCACGAGAACGAGCTCCACATCACGGCGCCAGGTTTCCGTGAAGGCACGTTCGAGGGCATGGTCATCCACGGCAAGCCCGGCTACAACTTCGACTTCATCCGCTCCATCCAGCCTCTCATCGAGGGGCAGCAGCCGCAGGTGAACAAGGACGACTACGGAGATCGTGGTCCTCCTCGTCTTCGCGCACCGAGTCCGTTCTCCAGGGACGGACTCTTCAAGGACCCGAAGATCCCGGTCTTCAGGCCGTGACCAGATGCGTGAACAAGTCCTGGAGCTGGTCCAGAGATATCTACCCAACCGACGACTGAAGCCATCAGGCGGGTCGAACTACCTGACCACCTGCCCCTTCCCGTGGCACAAGGGCGGCAACGAGAAGACTCCCAGCTTCTCCATCAACGTCGACAAAGGTGTCTTCAAGTGCTTCACCTGCCACGTCGCTGGCGGGCTCGAGTACTTCCTCCACCTGCTGGAGGTTCCGCGGGATCGCATCGACTCGGAGACTCGACTCATCAAGCCGTTCTTGGAACGGCAGAAGGAGCTCCAGCGGGTCACGAGAGAGTACGCCTTCTCTCGGAACGATCCGTTCAAGGCAGAACACATCCTTGACGAGGGCATCCTGGGCGTCTACGACTGGCCGCCCGAGAAGCTCTTGAGGGATGGCTTCGACCCAGCTCTCCTGCGTCGCCTGGAGATTGGGTACGACCGCAACAACCAGCGCATCATGTATCCGCTACGAGACCTGTACGGAAACCTCGCAGGCTTCTCTGGCGGCGCGACGTTGCCGACACAGCACCCGAAGTACCTCGTCTACCAGGGACGTCGCACCAACATGGAAGGACGAGTCATCCGAAGTGAGTACGGAGAGTGGTTCGAGGAGAAGTACTTGGGGTACCGCTGTGAGAACCACAACTTCATCTGGAACTACGACAAGGTCTACCCCCTGCTCGTAGAGGACCCAGACCCCGAAGCGAAGCTCTACATCGTAGAGGGGTTCAAGGCGTGCCTGTGGATGATTCAGTGTGGCTACTGGAACACGGTCGCCCTCATGGGATCGTACATCTCGGAGCACCAGCAGAGGATGCTCCACCGTCTGGGATGCACCGTTGTCTTGCTGCTCGACAACGATCATGCTGGGCGCAACGGAACCATCAACATCGGGGACCTGCTCTGGGCCCCTCTGTACGGCCGTGTCATGGTCGCGCAGTATCCTGCCTCCGACGTGGAAGCCTCCATCTACAAGTCCGACAACAGCCAGCCGGACGACTACGAGCCGGAGGCCATCCACGAGATCGTCGCAGCTAGCCTGAGGTATGCAGATCACTTCAACCGCAGCATGAGGAGAAGCTGATGCCCACGATGAGCCCGTTCCGCCGCAGCATCAAGGCGGAGACCAAGCGCAGCAGCGGCAAGGGGTGGAAGGGAAGCCTCTACGACCGCTACCGCATCCCCGAGGACAACGCCACGCCGTTCATCATCGTGGCCGCGGAGTTCGTCGACCCGAACCCGCCCCCGGAGCAGATCGAGATCGACCCGGCCAGCGGGAGGCCGCGCGAGGTGAAGAACCCGTTCTACAAGCACCGCAAGCACGTCGTGCAGCTCGGGACGAAGGAGCAGCCGAAGATCCGCGACGCCGTCTGCTCCGCTGGCTACAACCCGCACGCGCCGCAGCCGTGCGCGGGATGCACCGCCGAGAACCAGGGGGCGCCCAACATCAAGCTGAGCGACGTCTTCTCGTTCACTATCGTCCACCTCGCCGTCTACCACCGCCACCCGCTCATCGACAAGCAGACGGGTGGCATCGTCATGAAGCGGGAGTCCAACCCGCCAGCGCCGGTGCTGGTGGATGACGAGTGCTCCGGCCGGACCTGCAACTTCTGCCGGGCCGTCTCCGGGCAGCCGCTCATCAACGACCCGCAGAACCCCTGGCCCCAGGCCCTGCGCCCGCAGGACATCCAGACGGTCATCGGCAAGCGGCGCTACATCGAGCTCGGGAAGAACCACCTCGAGGACCTGCTGTCCTGGGATGCCACCGTCTCCTCCCTGTGCGGGAACGACGGCGCCCAGCTCATCACCGACGGGTTCGCCTGCCCGACCTGCAACAACATGGTCATCGACATGAGCCAGGACACGCGCACCGACGCGGAGATCCAGGCCGCGGTGTCCCAGCCGTACCCCTGCCTCCGCTGCCAGCGCCCCGTCCTCCTGAAGGAGATCGTGGCCTGCGAGGTCTGCGAGCAGAACAACCGGCAGCCCGTGCAGCTCTCCATCTTCGGACGGGTGCTGTGGGGAATGCGGCAGGGCAAGCAGATGAACAGCCACCTCGTCCTCCAGCGGCACGAGAGCGTCGAGGAGTTCGGGGCTCGCGTATCGCCCCAGCTGCTGAACGGGAAGTCGCTGCGGCAGATCGTGGACGAGATCGGGAAGCCGCACGACTTCTCGAAGGTCTACGAGCCCATCCCGGTGCAGGAGCAGATCCGTCGCCTCGAGCTCAACCCCAACCTGCTCGGGACCTTCGGCACGCAGCCCCCGGCACAGCAGGGCGGGTACGGCGGGATGTACGCCCAGGGGCAGCAGCCGCAGCCCCAGATGCAGCCGGCGCAGGGCCTCCCGACGATGGCCCCCATCGCGCCTCCGCAGCAGCCCCAGCAGCCCGTCGCCGTACCGCAGCAGATGGTCCCGCACTTCGGCAGGTAGCGGGTAGTAGGTAACCTGAGGGGGCCGGGCAACCGGCCCCCTCTTCTCTTTCGAGATCACATGCCACTCACTCCGTCGATGTTGCAGATGGCGTCCCCCGTCGGTCCGTCTCACGGCTTCGACATGTCGATCCCAGGCGGCAAGTGGGTCGAGACAGAGTACGAGGCCCGGCAGTGGGCCGAGCGGTATCGCACCTCGTATCACCAGAACGATGGCGCGCTGGGCATCGACTCCGAGACGACCGGTATCGACAAGATCCGTGACACCGTCATGATCTGGTCCCTCTCGGATGGCGCCACTCGAATCTGCCTGGACCGGAACTACCTTCAGCTCATGAAGGAGCAGGGCATCCTCGAGAACCCTGCCATCGACCTCGACTTCACCAACGCCAAGTTCGACGGGCACATGTTCGCCAACAGCGGCATCCAGCTCGTCAACAACGGACGGTGGCGCTGCACCCTCCCGCAGTCCTGGCTCTACAACGAGAACAACCAGGGGCGGCACGGCCTAAAGGAGTGCATCACCGACCACTTCGGCCGGCGCACCCCGACCTTCGAGGAGACCTTCGGAAAGATTCCGACGCCCAAGAAGGGGGAGCGCAAGAAGACCATCGGAGAGCTCATCCGGGAGGCGTTGTCCAACCCGGAGAACTTCATCCGTGCAGTCGACTACGCCAGCCTCGACTCCTACAACACCACCACACTGCGTCGGCACTTCGACGACCTGCTGTCGCAGATTCGAATTCCGTGGGGGACGTTGAAGGACTACTACTACATGATTGAGGTTCCCTTCACCAAGCTCCTCTTCAAGTTGGAGAGGCGCGGCATCACGACGGACAAGGGCTACCTCATGAGCAAGCAGGGTCCGATGGAGGCCCGCATGCTCGACATCGAGAGGGAGTTCAACCGGGAAGCTGGACGGGAGATCAACCTCAACTCGGCCGTCAAGGACGTTCCCTGGTTCTTCTTCGAGCACCTCCAGAAGAACTCCATCAAGAACACCAAGGGCGGCAAGAGCGGCATCAAGCGCCCGTCCACCGATGCCGAGGTACTGGAGGAGTGGGCCGGCACTGGAGACTACTGGGCCCAGAAGCTGCTGGAGTACCGCGGCATCTCGAAGATCTACGGCACCTACGTCGAAGGCCTTCAGCACTGGCTCGACTCTGGCTGCCGCATCCACACGTCTCTCAACCAGATCGGCACGGTCACCGGACGGCTCTCGTCGTCGGAGCCCAACCTCCAGAACATCCCTCGCGCCGACGAAGACGACTTCCGCATCCGGGAAGCCTTCATCCCCAGCGAGAACCGCATCCTGGTGGTGGCCGACTACGAGCAGCTCGAGATGCGTCTCATGGCGCACTTCTCCAACGACGCCAAGATGATCGACGCCATCCACAAGGGGATGGATCTGCACTGCTACACCACCGCCGAGATGGAAGGCATCCCGTACGACGAGGTGTTGGCGGCGAAGAAGACGAAGAAGGAAGACCTCACCGAGCGGATGCATGAGCTTCTGCTCAAGCGCCAGAACAACAAGGCTACCGGGTTCGGTATCATCTACGGCATCGGCGGCCCCAAGCTTGCCCGCAAGCTGACGCGCGAGACCAAGAAGCTCGTCACAGACCCAGAGGGCAACGCCCTCATCCGCAGGTGGCTAGGCGTCTTCCCCAGCGTGGAGAAGCACATCGATGAGGTGCACGAGCGGATGCGCCTGCTCGGCTATGTCCAGGTCATCACCGGTCGGTTCCGTCGGTTCGGTGACGTGCGCAACATGTCTCGCAGGGATGCGTCGGCCGCTGAGCGCCAGGGCGTCAACTCCGAGATCCAGGGGACCGCGGCTGAGATCGCCAAGATGGCGATGCTCCGTTGTGACAGCGACGCAGAGCTGCACAGCCTGGATGCTCAGATGCTTCTTCAGGTCCACGACGAGCTCATCTTCGACGTGCCCGACGATCAGGAGATCCGGCAGAGGGTGAAGAAGCGGGTGAAGGAGATCATGGAGCATCCCTTCCCGTTCGAGCTCAGTGTTCCGTTGCCGGCGTCCGTCGGTGAGGGCTACACTTGGGCAGATGCGAAGTAAACGCACTACTTGACAAGAGAGGAGGTCCGCAGTGAGCTTCGTAGAGCTCGTATCGGTCATCTCGATGGAGAGCAAGCTCCCCAAGGAAGAGGTGGCAAAGCTCCTGCGGGCCTTCTCCGTGCAGGTGAGGCGAGTCGCAATGTCAGGGGAGCGTGTTGTACTGCCTGGGCTCGGGACCTTCTACATGAAGGCCCTGAAGTCCCGCACCCTTTTCGGCGGTGATGTGGTTACGGTGCCTCGCAAGTCTCTCAAGTTCCGTGAGAGCAGGAGGAGCAAGTGGAAAAGCTAGGCGTTGTGATCGACGACGAGAAGACGAAGCTGGGTGCCGGGGCGCAGTTCTGCATGTCCTGCGGGAAGAAGTTCGAGATCAGCCCGGGGATGAGCCGTTGCCCTCACTGCGGCTCGACCATGAACTTCGAAGCTCGGCACGACCCGTCTCAGAAGTAGCAGCCCACATACAGCCGGAGAACGAATGCCCCCTCGTAAGAAGGTGGAGCAGGCTGAGCCTGCGCCCAAGGCAGCCAAGACGGTAGCGGAGAAGCGGGAGGCCGCAGCCGCCAAGAAGAAGAAGGATCAAGACACCAAGCTCCTCTCCAGGGCACAGACGGCCGAGAACGTCCGGGCCTACGTGAACGACAAGTACAAGGGCGTCGTCATCAAGCCCACCCGGGAGCTCGACCTCGTCTACCTGACGAAGCGCGTCCCCACGGGCGTCGTCTCGCTCGACGTGGAGCTCGGTGGCGGCTTCCCCTGCGCCGGCATCACGCAGCTCATCGGAAGACGCAACTGCGGGAAGACCTGGCTCTACCTGCGTGCGATGGCGATGCTCCAGGCCATCCTGGGCGACCGACTCTCGGCCATGTTCGCCATGAACGAGATGCACGTGGACGTCTCGCAGGCCAGACGAGCCGGTCTCATCCTCGCCTACTCGGAGACGATGATCGAGGAGTTCGACCGGGCCCAATTCAAGCAGGACGGTACGCACCTCCCGAAGGAGCGGATCGACGACATGCGTCGGCAGGTCGGGACCTTCCACGAGGTCGTGGCCTACTCCGGTGAGGACCTCTACCAGGCTGTTCTCGACGGCGTCTACCACAACGCCTACCACATCATCGCCATCGACAGCGTCGGCAACGTGATGAGCGAGCAGGAGGCCAGCAACGAATCGCTGCACGACAAGACCCGCGGCGGGTCCTCGGTGGTGAACACCCAGTTCATTCACAAGATCTCGCCCATGCTGATGTCCGATGCCCCGGACGGCACCGTCCGAGACCCCTGTGTCATCGTCGTGAACCAGATCCGCGACGACCAGAAGAACCCGGATGCACCCTACAAGCAGACCGGCGGGCACGCGCTGGAGCACGCCAAGTTCCTCGACATCTACCTCTCTCCTGGCCAGACCATCCACGAGGACACGATGCAGCGTGACCCTGTGAAGGGAGGCCAGCGTCAGCGTCGAGAGATCTACGGCAAGGAAGTGAATTGGGAGATCAAGAAGGGGAAGGCCGGCATCCACGAAGGGGGTCGTGGGTCCTGGCTGTACTACTTCAACGACGATCGCAGCCCGGTCTGGGCAAGAGACAACGTCGACATCTACACCGACGCTGCCCTCTTCGCTGCGCGCCACCAGCTCGTGGAGCAGGCCGGCGCCTGGTACACCCTCCACAATCCGGAAGACCCGAAGAACCCGCTGTTGAAGGCCTGCGGCATGGATGCCTTCGTGCAAGAGCTGTACGACGACGAGCAAGCCCGGCTCGCTGTCGGAGACCACAACACCTTGATGCGGCGCATTCGCGCCATGGCCTACAAGGCTCGGGACATCAAGCTCACCTACGAATGGAAGCGATAACCATGTCCGACGTCACCGCAGCGGTCGAGAGCAAGCCGGGGAAGACGGAGCAGACCAAGGCCGTCATCGAGGCCAGGGTCCGGGAGATCATCGCCAAGAGCAGTGGTTTCAAGATCTCCGCGGAGTTCTTCGACGCGCTCAACTCCGAGATCGTCAACCTCATCCACAAGGCCGAGGCGCGCTGCTCCGACAACGGACGCGGCACGCTGAAGTCCCAGGACATCTAGCCGTGCCGAGGAGCTTCAATCAGCGGGTCAGCCGGCGGCAGGAAGGCCGGCTGGCTCGCAGCCTCGGTGGGAACGTCACCAAGGCATCCGGAGCGACCGACTCGCCCTCACACAAGGGCGATGTCAGGGTGCAGGGGGAGATTCGTGCGGAGGCCAAGACCACCTCTCGCCGGAGCTACACCCTGAGCATCGACACCTGGAACAAGATCCGCAACGAGGCATCGCAGTTCGGAGAGACCCCTGTCATGCAGATCGAGTTCCAGGGGCAGGCAGGGTTCAACACGAAGCTGGCCGTCATCGAGTGGCACCAGTTCGAGTACTACCTCGCTGCCATGCGGGAGATGAACAAATGACCGCCCCGATCATGCGAGACAAGTCCGGGCGGGAGCTGGAGCCCGGTGACTTCATAGTCTACGGCCACGCACTGGGGCGCTGCGCGGGTCTCCGGTATGGGGTCGTGCTCGAGGTACGAACCGCACCAATGGGAGCTTCGGCATGAGTCGACCTACCGTCATCCTGCACCACATCTCCCAGTGGCTCGCCCAGCCGCCGGAGGTGAGGAGCGTCATCCTCCAGCACATCAAGCTGAAGGACAGGCTGCTGAAGTGGCGTAGGGAGTACGAGCAGACCAAGCCGGCCCCGACGGACCAGGCGAAGTGGGTGCCGTGCTCGAAGTGCGAGGGGCGTGGGCACGTCCTTTCCGAGCCGCGGTACCCAGGCATCCACCCGTCCCAGCTCCCCCACGCTTGCCTCCTGAAGGTCTACTGGGAGATGGAGGGACGGGAAGGCCAGGAGAAGCACGAGTCGAGGACGCTCTTCACCTTCGACATTGGCCACGCGGTGCACCACATGCTCCAGACCTACGGGATGAAGGGTGCCTGGGGCGCGATGTATACCCCGGAGTCCAGGATCAACAGCACCACCTCGATGTTGGCCGGAGAGCTCTTCGTCGTGGGGAGTGCTGATGCGGAGAACATCCTCATCATCGACGACATCCCCAACTCCCCCATCTACGAGCTGGGCATCATCCACGAGTACAAGACGATCAAGCAGGAGAACTTCCAGAAGCTGACGAAGCCGAAGCCTGAGCACCTCCGCCAGGCCACCATCTACGGCCGTCTGCTCGACCGCCCGGTCGTCGTCTACCTCTACGTGAACAAGAACGACTCCAACATGTCCGACTACCCGGTTCAGTACGACCCGGGCATGTGGCAGCCCTTGGAGGAGAAAGCTCGCCTCCTCCTCGGGTACTACGAGAGCGAGCAAGAGCCACAGGCGACGACTGGGTACCACTGTCAGCAGTGCCCGTATGCCTACGGGTGCCCGGCCTACAGAGGAACTCAGAAGTCGCTCACGGCGCGGAGGTAGTCATGGCAGGAGGAGTGCTTGGACGTCTCGACTTGCGGCCGCCGGAGGATCTCGACACCGGCAAGACCAGACTCATGGGGCCGCCCGCTGATGCAATGAAGTACATCCAGTCGCAAGGACTCACGCTCGCTGGGGCGCCGAGAAGCGGCTACCGGGGGGAGATGCCCTCCACCATCACGTCACTGGACGACGAGGAGCTGGGGGACATCCTCAACAACCTCTCCGCCTGGTGCGCCTTCATCGAGAGCGAGTTGGCGAAGGCCAGCATCCAGCAGGATGCGGCCAAGGCCCACCTCGATTTCACCAAGGCCAGGGTCCGTATCGCCCTGAAGGCAGACGAGGACGGGAAGAAGCTCACCTCCCAGGACAAGAACGACCGGGTCGAGACGGATCCTCGAGTGGTGGAGGCGAAGTCGAGCGACCTCTACGCCTCGAGCCTCTATATCCTCACGCGCACGATGAGGGACAAGGCCCAGAGAGACTGGGAGACCGTCTCTCGCCGTATCACCCAGCGCGGCCAGGAAGTGCAGCGCATCGGAAGAGAGACCAACGTGGCAGGGATCCCAATGCAGACCGGGCGCTCGTTCGTCCGGCGCGGATGAGGTGATATGGACATCACACCGACGGGGCTGGACCTGAGTCGTTGCCCAAGCTGTGGCCACGACAAGCACATCGGCAAGACGTGCGGGTTCATCGAGTTCAACACCGAGGCGGACACCCACAAGGCGTGCGAGTGCTCGGACGCGAAAGCCCGCAAGGCGTCGGGAGGCAAGCCAGGGGGATTCCATCTCATCCCCTGGCGCGCCGTCACCGCGCTGGCCGGCATCTACGAGTACGGAGCCAGGAAGTACGCGGCCAACTCGTGGAGGGACGTCCCCACCGATCCGGAGACCGGGGAGACGCCCATCGACCGCTACTTCAACGCCACCATGCGGCACCTCATTGCGTGGCGGCAGGGGGAGTGGCTCGACAAGGAGAGCGGCAAGGCGCACCTGGCCCACGCTCTGTGGGGCGTGGTTGCCCTCTTCGAGCTCTCCCTCGACGACACGAAGCAGGACAAGCTGTAGGAGACGACATGGACCGCATCGCCTGGACCTTGTCCGACGACGGCAAGATGTTGACGGTCTACAGGTACGACGACAAGACCAGGCACATCGCCGTCCTCCAGAACCTGACTCGCATCACCTCGATGACGCAAGAGGATGCCCTGAAGTTCGTGAACGACAACTACCCTACCGACGGTAACCCGGTGCGTGCCGCGGCTGACACCCTCGGGATGCTGACGAGGAGGAAGTGATGGCGAGGAAGAAGCCACCGGCCCTCTTCGATCTCACCGATCGCAAGCAGTTTCTCGAGGCATGTCACTACACCAACCTCCAACCGCTCTGGGCGGTTGACAACATTCGAAAGAGCCACTCATGGCAATCGACGTCGTACTCATCGACCACGCCCGCGACCCGCTGATGAAGCTGTATGGGGCGTACCGCACCTGCTACACCGCCAAGACGCCTCGAGAGGTGTGGGACGAGCTGAACAACCAGGAGGTCACCGGGGAGAGCGTCACCAACTTCGTGACCGAGCGGCTCAAGACCGGCCACGTTTCCCCGCTCGAGCAGGTGGTCTTCTGGTTCGGCATCAGCGGCGTGTCGCGCGCCCTCTCGCACCAGCTGGTGCGCCACCGCATCGGCATCAGCTTCGAGCAGCAGTCACAGCGCTACGTGAAGTACAAGCCAGGGAAGTTCGAGTTCCTCACACCGCCGCTCATCGAGAAGGCCAGCCTGGAGGTGCAGATGGCCTACCAGCAGGCGATGGAGACCGCAGGGAAGACCTACCAGCTCCTGCTCGACAACGGCATCCCGGCAGAGGACGCCCGCTTCGTCTTCCCCAACGCGATGCCGACGAACTTCCAGATCATGGTGAACTACGCCGAGCTCCTCCACATCTGCGACCTCCGGCTCTGCCACCGGGCGCAGTGGGAGATCCGGTACATGGTCGGCCTCATGCGCGCCGCGGTTCGCAAGGCTGTCCCCGAGCTGGCAGCCAACATGCAGCCGAAGTGCGGGGAGCACCGTCTCGGCTACTGCGACGAGGACAAGAAGGCCTACATGGCCTGCCCTCTCTCCAAGGCGCGGCCGCACAAGGAGGACCTCTTCGCCGTCTACAAGGAGGCTCTCAAGAATACGGCCAACCTCCGGGTGCTCACCGACGAGGACATCCAACCGGAGAGCCCCAAGTGATCACCTGGCTCCTGGACAAGATGGAAGCCCGCAAGGCGAGGAAGCGGGAAGAGATCAGCAGGATCCTCGAGACCATCTACAGGGGCACCACCGACCAGGACGTCATCCGTCAGGGCATCGAGAAGGTCATCGCCCAGTATGGAGGCAGCCTCTACACCCGCGGACCGTGCAGCCACGGCAGGGACAGGGGCGAGTCCTGGGTACGGTACGGCTACAGCCTCCCGAAGAGCCTCCTCTCCAAGGAGGCGATTCAGGCCAGCAAGATGTTCTCGGAGATGCTCGGCAAGACCCGGAGGGTGTCGAGCGAGACGTTCGAGAAGAAGGTCATCGAGTACAAGCCCTACGACATGCCCAACCTGAAGCTCCTCGGAGCCGGTGAGCAGAACCTGGGAGGACGGCCTCTGCTCGGGGACGAGGACCTGACCGAATGATCCTCTTCACCTACCGGGGCTTCCCCCCGAGTTCCAACAGGCTGTACTTCAGGAATTCGCTCACGACGGTGGCCAGGAAGTACGCGGAGGACTTCTCGAAGTTCATGATGCAGAACTACGGCCATATGCTCCAGCCCGGCATCTTCGAGCCGGATAGGGTCTACGCTCTGCACCTCCGCTTCTTCTTCCCGACCATCATCAACGAGACGTGGAACAACCCCGCGGTGAAGGCATCAAAACGCGCGAAAGAGCGGTATAAGCGTTTCGACCTGGACAACCGCATTAAGCTCTTGACGGACTGCATACGGGACTTCGTCGGGGTCGACGACTCGCACTTCCTGGTGGGGACCCAGGAGAAGCACATGGACCCCACCGACCCACGCATCGAGATGTACATCCAACAGGTTCGGGAAGAGGACTTCGGTGTCCCTCCCGTGCAGCAGGGCATTCTCCTGTGAGGAGGACTGAATCGTGTGAACCACATCTCTCCTGAGACGCTGACTGAGGAGAGTGAGTTGGAAGCAAGGGAGCGGCAGGTGAGGACTGGGGTCCTCGGAGCAGGCACCAACGTCGTATGCAGGCCGGACCCGACGGACCCCAGTATCATGCAGACGCAGCACCGAGCGGCATGTCTTCACCACCCGTTCGCAGGCTGCGCCTACTGTCCGCACCAAACCTTCACGCTCATCTTCAAGTCGGTACCCGCTGACCCATACGAAATCCTGTCGTGTCCCCGCTGGGGGAGTGAAGCTGACAGGATGAATGGTTCGCCACCTGTATCTTACGTTCCGGTCGAAAGGGCGCTGTGCTCCCAGAGACCGTTCCCCTTCTGCTCCAGTTGCCCCACCAAGGAAGAGCTCGACGATTTGGGTGCGGACAAGGGCAGATCGGGATGGTATGGCAGGTGGCACCGCATCATGAAGTCTCTGCTCGAGGAGGACGAAAGTGAGTGACGAGCTCCTGAAGAACTGCAACGAGTCGGAGCTCATTGCCTTGGCGCTCAGGCAAGGGCTGCCGAGACTTCGAAGAGGGCTGGACCGCAGGACCCTCGAGGCCATCGTGGCTGGGGAGATGGACCCCTCGGCAGAGCACCTCTCGGGGACGATCCAGACCAGGGCCAAGTTGGAGGCCCACATCCTGAAACACATCGAGCAGATCCGCAGCCAGCTCCCTGGGTGCACCGGCATGTGCTCGACGTACCCCTGCTCTGACGGCCGTCACGCGCTCTGCTTCGCGCCGAACGAGACGACGGTGAGAACGGACTGATGACCAGGGGCGAGTGCCTCGCCTGCGCAAAGCTCGGCGCCTGTCGAGAGACGAACGAAGAGAGGATTCTTCAGAGCTACACCTGCACGCTGTTCGAGGGAGTGCCAGAGCCGGTGTACCTGGCAAGACTGACCACGATGACGAAGTACGGGGAGCACATGGCCATCCGGGCCATGCTCGCCGCCACCCACGAAGAAGGAGAGGAAGAGAATGGCTGAGACAGTCTACGAGCTCGCACCGCGCCAGGGCAGCACGGCCTCGCAGCGGAAGGCGGAGCTCGACAGTGCCCGCTTCGTCGCCGTCCGCAACCTGGCGTACATGATCTACAAGAAGTCGGACGGCCAGGCGCTGATGACGTACCAGGAGACGCTCGACGACCGCGAGAAGGTGAAGCAGGTCATCATCTCGCACGAGATCGCCCTGGGGCTGCTCGTGAACGACATCGGTGCCGCGGCGGCTGCGCCCGCCGGCATCCCGCAGATGGCCCCCCAGAACGGGGTCCCTCCGGGGTATGCCCCCCAGATGGGGATGCCGCAGCAGATGGTGCCGGTCACCGCCCCTCCCCAGTACCCCGTGGCGCCGGCGGTGGCCTCGCCGGCGGCGGCCGCCCAGGCGGCCCAGCAGCCCGCCCAGGCGACGCAGGACGCCCAGCCCGCCGCTCCGACGGGCCGTAAGCGCCGGAGCGCCCAGGCGGCTCAGGGCGCGCAGCAGATGGCCCCGGGGGCGCCTCCCGCCCTCCAGGCCCCGCCCCAGATGATGGCCCCCGTGCCGGCCCCGGCCGCGCAGGGGTACTCTGTCCCGATGACCATCGCCCCGCCGGCGGTGATGCAGGCCCCGATGCAGGTGAGCCCCCCAACCGGGGCGGTCGACCTGTCCCCGCTGCTCGTCCGCATCGACGCGGTCGGGACGCAGGGCAACGAGCTCGAGAAGAAGATCGACGGCATCGTCGACGAGCAGGAGGACCTCCGCACCATCTGCCTCCAGATGCTCGCCGTCATGCACCACCTCTACGCCATGAACCAGGCCGGCGGGCAGGCGCTCCAGAAGGCCGGGGTCCAGACGTTCGACCAGTTCCGGCAGTACATGGTGCAGTTCGTCGGAAACCCCAAGTAGGGACGTCGGCCAGGAAGGAGAGGGAGACGGCGGTCGCTGAGCCGTCTCCCCACCGGCGTCCCAACACAGTCTCCCCGAACACCTTCATCTCCATCAACGACTCCGACCTGATGGGGATGACGGATGAGCAGCTCATCGAGTTCGCGGACCAGGCGCTGAGCATCGTCATCCCCATCGGCACGAAGAGGACGACCATCCTCACCCGTATCGTGAACTCGGCGGTGGCTGCGAGGGATGGGCGATGAAGATCGCCGTCACCTACCACGCGCTCGAGCGGTACAGAGCTCGAGTCGAGGGGGCCGCGGGGTTCAGCGACGAGTCATTGCGGAGCATCATCAGGGACCTCGTCATCTGGGGTTTCGAGCTCGGGGCGGTGCGGCCACATCCTACGGAGAAGGACCGCCGCATCATCCCGTTCAAGTCCGGAGAGACGGTGCTCTACCTCTCCATCGGGAAGAACACCACCACGTTCCGAGCTGACCTCGCCGTCATCGGAGTGGTGTTCGAGAAGGAAGTGACGCAGGGGAAGGTAGGGATGGGAGTCACCCTCCAGGACGTGGCCCCGGTCTTGAAGAACTTCATCGCAGCCAACCCTGGCCCTCCTCGGTTCGCCGTCTTCATAGGTTCCGAGGAGGGGAGCATCGAACATTACCGAGTGCGCACCTCGGAAGAGCTCAAGGCCATCATCTTCACCAGACAACCTGGTGCTGGTGAATTGGCTATCTATCAGCTTCTAGATGAGTGAAGATGCCCGTCGCCCTGGGCACTGACAAGGGCGAATCACCCACACGCAGGAGCACTACCACATGGCAGCCAAGAAGATGAAGAAGGCGAAGAAGGTTTCCGCGGCCAAGAAGTTCAAGCTGGCCAAGAAGGCCGTGACCCAGATCGAGAAGCTCATCGCCAAGAACGACAAGGTCGCGGGGAAGCTCGCCGCGAAGCTCGAGAAGGCCGAGGCCAAGGTCGAGAAGCTCCTGGCCAAGCAGCCCGCCTCTTCCGCCGGGGCCAGCGCCGCCGTCAACTAGGCCGGCACCCCTGACGTAGAAGGAGGGCCCCAGAACATCGGGGCCCTCCTCTTTTCTTACTCCTCATCCTTGTCTGTTGGATCGGTACCCATGTGCTGGCTGTACGCTATGAAGTAGGCCTGGCAGTCCTTGCAGTCCCGAACCACGGACGCCACTGCTCGGCTCCACTGCGTGGCAGTCAAGATCACGTCGAATAGGATCTCCGCACCCGGGGTTGCGTCCTTTCTTACAACGATGCGAACCTTTCCATCCGTAAGGCGTTGGATGTAGAGGCCGTTGGTGTCATCGAACATCGCCACTCCAGGCGAGAGAGTACGAAGTGCCTAGGACGTATAGCGAAGTACAGGGCCGGAAGTCCGACCACGAGATCGAACCTACACCCCAGGCCTGACGAGTGCCCAGCGTTGCCCGCACCTATCAGTAGAAGGTGTGGGCCGGTACTGGCGTGGGCGTGTAGTACGGGATGCTCTGGGTGATGTGGAAGAAGGCCGACTTGTGCCACAGGTCGACGTAGCCGGTCTTGGCCTGTTGGTCTAGGAACCCGCCCTGCGTAGGGTAGATGTCGTAGTAGGCGTAGCGGAAGTCCAGCCAGTGCTGTCCGTTCGGTATGGTGCCGATCCACTCGAAGTACGGATACACCGCGGTGGCTCCGTTGCTGCCGTAGACCAAGTAGTCCTGCCCGGAGCTGTAGGCTAGCCAGGTACCGCCTTGGGCCCCACGCGCCGTGTACCCTGCACCGGTCCTCGCCCCAGCAGCCGGCATCGGGATGATCGGGGTGATGATCGGGGACGATGCTGCCGGGCCGACGAGTGTTCCACAGAAGTACCCTTGGTCGGCACCGTTCCCCGTATCGTCTGAGTACGGGTACCCGGCATCACTCAAAAGCAGTGCTCCGTCCAGCAACAACCACCACCGCAGCATGAGCCCGGTCACGGCCTGGGTGAAGAATCCGTGGGAGGCGCCGAACCGAATCATGCACGTCGGGAGGTCGTTGCCCCTCCTATCGGGAGACATGCTGAAGGGGAGGGTGACCCCTACCGAAGGAAGGGTCGACGGATCGTAGACCACACCACTCGTTCCTACCCTCGTCTTGGTGTTGCTTGGGGGAAGGTACGTGAAGACGTCGTGGGTAGGTGTGACATCGCTCCGCAAGTACGTCAGCGGGACCTTGTCTGCGATGGCATCGATGGCCGTCTGGAGCGGCACCTGCATACCGATATCTTGGTAGAGGTCGCCTACGTAGTGTGCATGTGCGAAGTCTGAGACCTCAGACTTCGTATGCTGATGGATGTCCAGCGCCGCCAGCGCGTATTGGACGTCCGTCGCTGCCGCGGTCAGCTTGCCGTGGAACCCACCGGAGAGTACCGACACGGCGGACGCCTTGTGGGCGCCAAGGGTGTTGGCGAGGTGGTTGGTCAGCCCCTGGATCGGGAAGGAGTGCGTGTGCAGGGAGTCGGCGTTGCTGGCTGCTCCTCCAGTCAACACACCTACCGCCCCCTTGGTGAGCTCCACCGGCCCCTCGCCGGCCTTGTAGAACTGAAGGTGAGGGTACTGTCCGTCACTCCACATCTTGATGCCGTTGGTGTTGGCGGCGAGGGTGACGTCAAGATGCCCGATGGTCGTGGCGCCGGCCGTGGCAACGAGGTCTCCTGCGAAGGTAGCCGTGCCGAAGACGGAGACGCTGGAGTCCACCGCCAACGGACTGACCACCTCCACGAGAGTGCCCCTCAAGACAGTCCTAGAGGCACCAGCACCCACGTCTACCGTAGACCCCACCGCTGCCAAGGTCCGAGGGTAGGGGCCGCCGATGTTCTTGAGCTTGACCCTCGCTGTAGGGCCCAAAGAGAACAGGGAAGAGTCATCCCCGCTAGCCTGGGTGTCCAACACCACGTCTTCGAGGACGATGGTGGACGAGACGGCCGTGAACAGCTTGCCCCCAGGCGCCGACACATTCACGGCGATGCCTGGGTGAATCCCACGCACTGTCAGGTTCACCAACAGTAGCCACCCAGTGGGCGACGCGGCCGTCTGGTCCTCGAGAAGGACGAGCTGCATCGGCAGGCCCGTCATGTTGGCGTAGGAGGTCGCCTCGAGCAGCGTGGAGAAGTTACCGCCCACCCCTACCGATGCGGCTCGACCAGGTCTGGAGTCCGTGAGGCAGGCGGAGGCCACTGTTGTCGCATTCGCGGTGTACCCGAGCAGATGGCCTGTTGACGGTACAGTGGTCGATAGGTGCACCAGGCAGTCCGTCTCGTCCCAGTACAGCTTCTGGTTGTATGCCCCAGGCTGTGGGACAGTGACGGACGCGGCAGGCACCCTGACGAACCGACCGTGCCATCTCACCCCGAAAGACCCTACCACCAGGTTCGCCGGCACCAGCACGTTTCCCCCGGAGGAGAGAGTGGCCGGGGTGATCGAGAGGCTGGGCCGAGAGAGGACAGCGTTCGGTGAAGGAGCTCCGGCCCGAGAAAGGGTGGAGGACTTCGCCAGGCGGTGTGCCTCCAAGTCGGAGAAGACGCTCTTGGAGCATTGCGACGCCGGCACGGCGGCGTAGAGACTGGCGTTGGTTCCCGGTGGGATCGGTGGGTAGAACACCAGCGAGCAGCCAGACACGAACTGCCCCGCAATGATGTCGACGTTGCCGTAGTTCTGCCCTTGGAGCAGGGTCCCGTTGAGCTCCACGACTGGTTGGGATTCCCCCTCCAGGTCGTAAGAGGAGTACCCCTGCTCGACACGGGACATGGGCCGAAGCGCCAAGTGGGATGCGTCGAGGACCTCCTCTACCACCCACTTCGCCCCGCGGTTGTCCCAAGGGCTCTTGTTGATGGTGCTGTCGCTGCCGTTGATGGTGACGTAGTCCCCTACCTGAGCGTTGCCCACCCCGGCGAGCTCGATCACCCGCCCATTCTTGATGGACAGGATCGCCGTCTCCGTCATCCTGGGGAGCAGCACCCCCACCACACTCCCAGTATCGTTCCCATCGGCCGACAACGCTGGTGGGTATGGAGGCACACCGACCGTGCCCCGCTTCACGATGTCGACCACCTGGCTCGAGATGGGCAAGCCGGTGACGGTGTCGATGATAGAGAAGAAGGGTGACAGCAGCTCCGGGGAGACTGGATCGATGATGTCCTGGAACCCGGCGAAGATACGTACTCCATCAGGCACATCGTACGTGGAGTACCCACCTAGCCTGGCGACGTTGGCGTCAGTCAGGGTCCCGACCAGAGAGAGGGCGGCTTGGTCCCTCATCATGTCCGAGTAGAGGACGTCGGAGTTGGCGGCCAACCTGCCTAGGGCGCGGTTGACGGACTCCGTCGACAGCCCTTCCGCCTCGACCGGGAAGGCGCTCCCGAAGACGTTCCCGACTCTTCCTTCGGGAGCGCTCGGAAGGTCACCACCCCGAGCACGGATAGGCCCTGCCGACAGATCGAAGCCCAGAGACTTGGCCCCGGTCCCGCCCAACACGTCGACGGTGCTGTTCCCGCCGTACGCCAGGCTCTGGATGGCGATGGTGCCGTCAGCATCGAAAGCCTTGCCCAGTCCGGCCTGGGACAGCACGGCGTTGATGGCCGTCAGCGCACTGAGGTAGGCCCCACTGGAGAACGTGATGACCGGCGCGATCTCGCTGTTGAACCCCAAGATGAGCGTCTGCCCGGACGCCAGCCCTGGGAAGAAGGGCTCGTTGTACGGCGCACCGTCGGGGTCTGACCTGCGCACAGACCCGCGGATGGTGGGGTAGTCGGTGCGGACGAGCGTCTTCCCTGCGAGCAGGGGCCGGCGGAAGTAGGTCATCCCCACGGGCAGAACCTTCCCTTCGAATTTCGTGTGACTGCGGTACGGCTAGAACCGAACTTCCCAGTCGACTTCGAGCTGCATCGTATCGGTCTTCCCGATGGGCTCAAAAGTCTTGTAGGCCATCGGTGCCTGTAGGGGAGCCGTGGCGAAGGAGATATCCCTGCTACCTGGAGCATATCCAGGTGCTGACCCATCCGTGAACAAACCGAACTCGCTGATGTTCAGCTTACTACCAGCTGTAGTGGTGAGCTCCCTCTCGAGGAAGGTTCGACGGTATCTGACCGTCGTCCTGGAGGGTGTGAGTGGGAAGGTAGGGGGAGTATCGAGTGGGGCCAAGAATTGGCCGACCACGAACTCCATCGGCACAGCCAGGCTCGTCACCCCAGGCGTCTCGATCTGAGCCCCAACGCCTGCCCCCATGTAGCTCAGCCTGTCCGAACGGAAGGGGGTGTTCATGGCGCTGTAGCTCTGGAGCATGGCGTTGTACTCACGCCCGGTATTCGTCCAGACGTTGTAGCCTTCGCGCCGGCCGACGATCTTCCCACGCTCACGCAATACGACAGAGACCCAGTTCTTGGTCTCCACCACGGACTTCTCCTCCGGGAACTGCCGGTAAGAAGACACGTACCCGTCGGCCCTGAGGAGTTTTGCTATCCCACTATCTACGATGCTCACCAGTTCGTGTAGCTTCATGTCGTTCTCCTATGGAGACCCAAGTTCTCATACCCCACCATGACCCCCTCCTCCTATCAAGATCGGTGGTCCAGCCAGTGTTCCATCGACAATAGAAGGAGGACGCAGCGTGCTAATGATCTTGAACGCCGATGAACCGGAGGCCCCAAGCGCGTTGGAGACGGTCACAGTCTTGGTTGCCGCGGACAGTGAGACGATCGGGTAGACACCGGCCCCGTACCCCACATCCGTGGTTGCTGAGGCCGTCTCCAAGAGCTGGAGAAGATCACCAGCCCTCGGGGTGGTGTACCCGTTCCCGAGGGCGACTGCGGTCCCCCCAGTGGACCAGGAGGCCTTGTTCGTCATCTCATGAAGGGAGACGGTGAGGTGTTCCCCCAAGAACGATGTGCGCGACTTGATCGGCTTCCCCCACTTCTTGTAGAGCGACACCGTGTATGCCCCGTCCGGAGGGATGGGCTGTAGGTGCAATGCCGTCGCCGGGCGAGCCATGAGGAAAAAGATGCTGCGGTAGGCCACCGTACCGTCGCTGAACAGCAGCTCGTCCCCCGGGTCGGCCATCAACATCGCCTGGCGATCCCAAGAAGTGATGGCACCAGCCGCAACAGTCACCGTCCCCACAGACTTACCTGGGTAGATGAAAGCAGGACGGACGACCATGTAGGGCAGGTTGCTGGCCGACAGTGGGCCGTGAGGGGTGATATGGACCGTCGTCTGAGAGACGTCAGTGATTGCGTAGCGAGTTGCGGAGTTGTCGTTCCCCAACAACAGCCAGTCACCTGGAAGGACTTCGTCTGCCAGGAGACCGGTCGGTAGTGTGACTACCAGACCGTCCGAAGAGGTGGACGCGGTCGTACCACTCCGAAGTACCGGATCTACCTTCCGGAGGATCTCGTAGCGCAGTCCAGACTCCCCAACGAAACCTACGGTCGGACCCCCGGAGACGGTGATGAGGGTCTCCGTGACAGCCGTTAGCGGGTAGACGCCGGCACCCGTACCCGAAGGAATCGACAAGAAGTCCCCTACCCGGGCAACTGGGCCAGCCCCATGCGCCGGCGTGATGACGTTACCGGGTAGCGAGAAGGTGTTCGTCCCACCGTTGGCCTGGAGGTCTCTACCAGATTTCCGAGCGGTGTAGGCCTGACCGTTCCCCCACCTCAGAACGGTCATGCCATCGTTCGACTGCGAGTCGAAGATGAGGGGCGTGGACATACCGGTCCCCACGTCATCGCGCAGCGGGTAGCGCTCTCTCTTGAGTTTGAAGTGCTGCCCCTCCCCAACCGTAACGCTGTCGCTCCACTCCGAAGACGACAGGAGGTAGAAGGACACATACGAGGGGGTGATGCGACGAAGGAAGTTGGAGACGAGAGCCATCTCCTCGATCTTGAAGATGTTGTCGTTCATCCTCAAGCGAATGGAGTGGTACTGCTGCAAGAGCTGAGTCGCTGTAGAGACGGTGGATGGGTCTGGATTGGACAGGTAGTCGATTACCTCGGCCCCCTTGGAGAGGGCAGAGAATAGCTCTACGATGTCCCCCTCCGCGTACACCTCTCCTGTGCTTGGGTTGACCTCGAGGCCTGAGAGATCCTGGCTTGTGTCGAGAGGGTATATGTAGGAACGGAAGAGCCCGAGGGGTCTTCCTTGGCCGTCCACATCCTCCACCAACAGGCGACCCTGTGATGGGGTACCCGAGTTGTCGAGGCGGTAGTCATTCTCCACCGAGCGGATGATGCCGCGGTGCTCTGCGAATGGGAGGCCCAGCAAGATCTGCGCGCCGAGCCTCACCTTGGCCAAAGCAGATCCTCTGGTATATGCGAACATCAGGCCTGCCACAGCCTGGCGGTAGTTGATGGAGGCTGATGCCTTCCGAAGATCTTCTCGGGAGAGACCGACCATGATGCCGAAGTTCTTCTCGACGTAGTCCATATTGTCGAAGAAGGTCACCTCGGCCCACAACACATCGGGGAGACGACGCTTGGGACCGAACCCACCTGGCACGGTTCGGAGGAAGGTGCCCGGCTTGACGCGGTTCAGCACCACATCGGCCGTGGCAACCCCCACGTCCGGAAGTGTCAGGTTGAGTCGCACGGAGTCGTTGGAGAGCACCTCGACGATGAGGTACTCTCCCTTCAGGCTGCGGGGTGTCGTGATGGTGATGACATCCCCAGGCTCCACGCTACGATCTACGAAGCAGACCCCCTCCACCGAGAGGACATCAGATCCGGTCGAGAATGTGAGCGGCTCGTCCAGCACCACACCGCCGGACAAGATGAAGTCGCTATTCTCCACGAGCGCCAACGGGGCAGCGGGTAGAGCTACCTCATGCCCTTGGCTCTGCTGGTACAGCACCCCACCACGACTCTCGACGACAGGCTGTACGATCCACTCTTGCAGGAGTGGGATGGAGCGGACGGCGGCGTCCACCGGAATGAGGTGGTTTCGGATGATGGCGCGAGGGTGTACTTGGAACCGACCACCGGCGATCTCGAACCACCCATCTACTGGCAGCAACCTGTTGGCGTACTTCTGCTGGAAGGGGGAGCTGTTGGTGTAGTCGTTGATCGTCTTGGCCCCGTCGGTCAGCAACAGATTCCCATCGACCACCGATACCGACTGGATCCCGAGATCTCCGGACACTGAGACGTAGTAGGTGTTCGGGATCGATGGGACTTGCCCGCCCACCAACTCTTCGTCACTCACCACGAAGCCGAGACGGTTTCGGTCGACCCCAACCACCTGGGCAGCGATCTCAGCCGCAGCCTGCGATGTCTCGTTCAGGACGTCTAGAAGCAGGACGTCCCCAGGTCTGACCCCCTGGACGTCGAAGTCGGCAGAGGCAGAGATCAGCGTGTGTGGCAGCAACCAGTCCTGGCCTGACAGTTTCGGCAAGACCTTTTGGGAGTCGGTCGTCACCACCACGACAGGAGGATCCTGTGTGGCCGACACAAAGGTCCTAGCGATTGTGTGGGAGCTCTTCCCCATCACTATGAGACGACCAGATGCCGCGGTACTGAGGTCGTTCGCTCCGGGTGCGTACTCGACCTCGAAGGAGTCACTCAGGGCAGTGGTAGTGACGTCCATCTCGAACATGACAGCCCGGTAGGCTGTCATCGGCAGCGCCCCGTTCGAGGAGGCTGGGGGAGGTGGGGAAACAGTATAGGAGGAACCGTTGATGGTGGTGATCCTGTAGAAGCCGGCGTTGGCTCCAGTCGGGCACCTAACGTAATCTCCCACCCGCAAATCGGTAGCGGGGGACGGCAGCGTCCACAAGTTGGATTGGATGGCGAACGAGAAAGAGAGGCCGGTACCTACCGCATACGCACCAGAACCTGGAATAGGATCGATGAGGCGATACCCAGTCTTCGTGGGGGCGGCGATGCGGTAGGAGACGTAGCCGACCCCAGCCGTGGGGGACAGCATCCCCAGGGTGGCTGGGGGTGTTGGAAGTACCGGACCCTGCACCACAGCCACCTCAGTAGGGCCCAGAACTACAGCCTTCCCGTACTGCCCACGGAACTCGGTAGTGGCGTTACGTCCAGCCATCTGACCGCCGAGGATGAACGAAAGGTCAGTGCCGAGGTTCAACTTTGGCGTGTAGCTGAGCCATCTACGTTGGTAGAGATCCTGGATGTCTCGGATGCTCTTGGCGAAGTCGTTCTGGTAGAGCTTCAGGAGCTCTCCACCGGCGATCTGGATGAGGGCACTCCACAAGGATTCAAAGACTTCCTTGTTCTCAACCGTCTGCCACACGTCCCGCAAGTAGCTCCATATGAACTTGCCGTCTGGGACGAGGCCCCGGCCGTCCGGCACCAGGATGGCTCGTATGGAGATGCGTTGGTCGGAGATGGCCTCCGCGGCGCCACTTACGACCGTGAGACGTACTAGGTACTCACCTACGATGTCCGGTGAGAAGGTTACTTCGGATCCGTCCTGAGAGGTAGAACGGAACCCCTCTCGCACAACTCTAGAGCCGATAGGGACCGTAACGAAGTGCCAGAAGTAACTAAGGCTCGCGCCGTCCAGGCCTACGCTATTGGCGCCACTCAAGCGTACTACCGAACCGATGACACCGAACATGGGCGATGCCGACACCACTGCGGTAGGCGCCACACGCAGTGGGGAAGACAGCCCGTCGATGGTGCGGTCGGTGTAACTCATGTCTAGCCCAGAGAACCGTCAAGAGGTACATCAAAGCCACCATCACTACCACTGACGATGACCGGAGGAACGACATCGGCCGAAACCACCCAGTCGATCACAGGCACGTAGGTCGTGATAGGCAAAGAGGTGACCGACGAAGTTGTCGCATCTCCAACAACGGCAGTATCCGACAAGCTGCGGGACGAAGACACTGCTGCGGTGGTGGACGTAGTTACGACAGCCAAGTCGATAGACTCCGAGGCTCCTATCGTGGAGAACGCTGCCATAGAGGCAACGTCAGACACAGAAGAGGAGACGTAACGCAGACTGGGGCTTCTCTCCGTGGACAGTATCGAATCCAGGATCGAATGGACGTACGCCCTTACGCCGGTGCCCGCGATTCCAGAACCGTCGGCATACTCGTCTATCTCTACATGTAGAAGAACCTCACCACCGAGATGGTACGGCTTTGGGCCGTTCGGATACAGCTGAGACAGTGACACTTCGTACCCGTTCCCAGACCCCCATCTTACGAACTCCCACTCCGAGGAGCTCGAGTTCGTGGACAGCAGGTGTCCGAATTCCAGATACGTGGAGGTGACCTCCGTCGGCAGGTCCATCCCGGCCGCTCCCCAGGGGATGGTGAATAGAGGCACCCCAGCCGGACTACCCACCCAAACTTCGATCCCTACATACGGCTTGCAGATGATTCGATAGCTCTGGGCTTGAGTCCAATCACACTCACCAGAGATCCGCCTACCCACATCGGTCTGAAGCAGGATGTCTTGGTCGGATCCACTATCGGTGATGACCCCGACCATGCGGCCGTAGACACCACAGTCGAAGAACCCAAAACGAAGTACCTTGTTACCGAAGTGCAGTACGACGCCAGGACCGACCCAGGAGTTGGCGGCGAACTCCGTCCCGTTCTCGTCGCAGTAGGTCAACACCTTGGCGCCGAACTCGATGTAGAAGCTCTTGTGCTCCTCGAGATCGTACGCCTTCTGGAAGACAGCTCGCCCAGCGGACCCCCAGTTTGGGCGATCGATCCTGAGAGCTCCAGCATTCGAGCTCGAGGACCCGGAACTGAACGCCCTGACGAAGGTAGGTACTGTGGTATCTGGAGCCGTACCGTCCGAGGACTCGTACGCCACGTACCGAGGCATGTACGTAATGGATGCGACGCTGCACATGCCCTGTGTGGTGTTGTCTCGGACGTGCCCCACTCTGACCCGACCAGGGGCGACAGATGTCGGAAGTACCAAGGCAGCCAAAGTAGACGAGAACACGCACTCGCCATCTACGTAGAGGCTCAAAGTGTTGCGCAGGCGATCCACTATGAGACGCACTAGCTTGAGGCTGGTGAAGTCACTGTCTGTGTTCGATAGGTAGTAGGAAGCCAGGAGGGAAGGGGACCCGATCCCGGCCAAAGCAAATCCACGCCTACTAGCACCAGACACCATCACTACACCGTATCGATGCAGTCCGTCGTCGACTTCGAAGCCGGCTCCGAAAGAATCTCCGTCCAGTACGACCGGGTTGCCGGACAAGAATGCCTCGACCGAGAACCCTTCGAGACGAAGAGCCAACCTTGGTTCATACCGCTCAAATGTAGCGTGTCCGTACCCAGCACTCCTCGTACCAGAAGCGTCGATAGAAGCCTTCTCGATGTCCACCGTCAGCGGGACCAGCTTTCGGCCAGGCTGATACCCAAACGATGACATCGGCTTGGCGCTTCCTGCATCAGTGGATTCGAACCAACGCCCGGCGTAGGAGCCGTCGAAGCGATTGCCGTCATCCGCCCGGAACACGACCGGGTTATCGGATCGAATCTCCAGGGCGTTGTAGGGAAGAGCGTTTCCTTCCCATGCTCCAACGCGGTAGTCGGGGAACAGAGCCCAGTCCTCGAACTCTACCGTCTCACCAACCAGCCCCCCGTTGCCAAAAAACAACGTGGCGGTCAGATCTGTGGACTGCTTGGTGAAGGCTCCGAGAGACGCAACTGTGGTAGGTGTGGACGTCAGGCGTACCGGACCCGGATCAGACGGAGCCCTTTTCCACACTTCTATGACCGGTGTGTAGGGGGAAGGGTATGGGGGGGGAAGGCCTGCACGATTCAGGAAGATCCAAACTTCAATCGCCTGTCCATCCCCCAAACTCTTCCAGGCAAAAGGAAAAGACTGCTGAGCTGGGCGTGGCTGCTGCGAGGCTTGGAGCGGCCCTCCAACCAGGAGCTGCCCTGTGAGTCCGTCATCCTGTAGGAAGACGAAGGCACCGCTGTTGAGCGGACCAACACGAAGACCGAGGTACGGGGCCACCACCCCAGGCGTGTAGCAGTAGTCCGGTTGGTGGCCTACCCAGCTGCGCTTCTTCAGCCTGAAGTAGCCCATCACCGAAGCATCGTCTTCTACGGGATAGGTGAGCTCGTACACGGATGCATCGAGCTGAGAGTTGGACGGCTTTCCGACAGACAGCGCGTTGCTGGTGATGCTGGTGGGTGCTGTCCCAGCCTGCGGAGTCCGGTGCTCCGGGACGGCCAAAGACACGATCCCGGGAGCCAGCACCGGGTCTAGCTCTGGCAGGGTGCCGTGGAGACGTAGGTTAGATATCCCCAAGGAGGCACGCAACGACCCCAGGATGATAGAACCGCCGAGCGACTTGAGACTGAAATGCGTCGGACGGCCGGGCTCTAGGAGCTCTCCTGATGTGCCGGGTGCCGTGTTGACGATCTCGATGGACACTCAGTCTCTCTAGGTGGTTGGTAGCCGGCCCTGAGTATAGAATGTGGGCCTAACTAGGGGAAGAACTCCATGAGCTTCCACGAGATGGATCCTGACAAGGTTCGGCAGATTCTCGATGCCAGAGATGAGAAGGGGAACAAGCTGTACGAAGACCTCCTTACTCCTCTCATTGTGCGCGAGCAGGCGCTCTTCAGAAACTCCAAGTGCCCTACGTGCGGCGGTGGGGCGGTGGAGCCTACTCTGCACTCCTCCCGCCCCTTCTCTCCAGGCTCCGCCCTCCCCAACAAGGTGCTGCGTTGCGTTCTATGTAAGACCGAGTTCGACCCGTACACAGGTCTGGTGACCTTCGCTACCCTCTCACGAGATTGACCCTCTCACCGTCCGGAACTGGGGAAGCCCCAGACACATCATCCCCAGACAGCAAGGCAGTCACTCGAGGTGTGCCGTCATACGGAACTAGGGTGGTCCCACCCAGCTCGTTCTCGCTGAACTCGACCCAGACCTTCCGGCCCCAGTCGTGTGTGGTGACCGACACCTTGGTCGGCGTCACAGGGTTACCCCCTCTCTGCTCGATCAGCTTCTGGAGCTGAGACACATCAACTGCCGTCTCTATGGGCATGTTGTTGATGTAGTCGAGGATGTCCTGCGCCACGACACTTGGAGCCGAGCCTCCGTAGTACGTGGCATCGTATGAGACGTAGGACGGGAGGAAGTGCCTGGCGAGAAGATTGGCGGAGGAGACTCGGTCTTCTGGGTTGTCCAGGAACTCCTGAAGTCGAGCCACGACTTCAGCCGACTCGTAGTCGATGCTGATGGGGGCTCCCACCAGACTGACATGCCCATCTTCCGTGTCCGGCACGCCGATCGGTAGGATCTTCGTAGGTAGTACGAGGCGCCCCGACTCCCTCATGGAGTAACTGAGGGTCGTGTCGTCCACCTCGAATCGATACCCAGCGCTCTCGTAGGTCCCGTCCTCGGCAGTTAGGTACGAGTTCTGTGGAATGTTGGCCTCTACACCAGGAGCCAGGGACGTCACCTCTGTGTCGAAGTAGTAGAGGAAACCGTCCTTGTTCTGAGCCATTTCCGTAGGAGTCACCCTGCGGACGTCGGAACGATAGATGACGTATGGCTGCCCATACCCAGCCTTCGGGGAGCCGGTTACCGTGATCTTGGACTCTCGAGGTACGGTCGATACGTCTGTGATGGCGTACTCACTGGCCAGCTCGTTGTAGACGCGAATAGGTAGGAGTCCGAAGAGCTCGGTCCCACCTACAGACCCCACAGCGGACGGGGTAGTTGCCGGCGCATCCGTCACCACGAACCACCCCGATACCGGGCTTTGGGGGAACGGACTCGTGCGCTCGACCACCGCGGTGTTGCTGTCGATGACAGAGTGAATGCGATACGAGCCCTCGTAGGTTGTGTCAGTTCGTGGGTCGTGGTCGGTCCCGAATAGGGTTATGAACTTACCTACAGACGAGACGTCAAAGGCGTAGCCGTCGAGCTTGACGATCACATCCTGTCCCGCTGAAGAAGATGCCTTGCAGGACCCAGAGCCCAGAGGCGTGGGGGTAGATGACCGAAGTGGGCGATCCAGTATGAGTGATCTTCCATCCGGCCGACCGACGACCAAATACATTCCTCGGTCATCCCCCTGGCCCACATACACCAGGTTCCCTACGACGGTGGGGGCGAAGAGATCTGCTGGGCCAGTTGGTACTTGTACGAGAGAGGTGCCGGAAACCGTCGAGATGGCCGGGACGGCGTAGGACCCATATAGTGGTAGCTCCTCGTTGATCGAGATGATGTCCCCGACGCTTACGCCCTGTTCGAACATCGTCGGCTTGGAATCGTCGTCGAAGAAGATGGACGATCCGACTGTGCGATCATCGCGTGGGCGATCACCGTAGGCGGCGTCCCCGTCCAGCCGACCAGGCGACACCTGGTTGCGCACGTAGCGGTAGAGGGAAGGACGGAAGAATGAGGTAGAGCCGTTATTGGCGGTGTACTTGTAAAGAGTCGGAGTATCCGTCTCCCCGGTGTGCTGCTGAAAGAGTTGAGGGCGGAGGAAGTACGACCGCAAGGTACCTGTAGCCGGGGCGCCGCAGTCGTACCCTACCTTGAAGAGCAACGCAGCGCTGGCCTGTAGAGCTGCTGCGCCGGGAGAGGAGCCACCGAACCTGCGAATCGCCAAGTCAAGGTAGGAGCCGATGTTGGCGACGACATTCGAGAAGAATGAGGGCCCCAGGGCTACGGCCTGGTACAGATCATCGGGCAGCGCCACCCCAGCCGCCTTGCAGAAGTTGGCGATCTCTCCGAAGACATCCACAGGGAAGGTCCCGTGGATCTGAACGCAGTACACCCACGATGTGACCACCACACTACCGACAGTGCTGTTGTACTTCCACTTCCTGATGCTCTTGACGAGGTAGCTTCCCTTGTTGGGGCCGTTTCGAATCGTGATGGCGTCGCCAGGGTTCGGATCGATCGGCGGGAAGTTCTCCCGCGCGTCCGTCGTCTCGGGCACCGCCAGGATACAGCTGCACCGGTCGAAGACCTCGGGGGGGAACAGGAGCTCTGACTGAGTTCCGTCGTTGGCCAAGAACGCCTTGAATACCCCGCCAATGAAGGAATCGAAACCTTGGGAGTACCTACGATCACCCGCCCACGCCGCCACATCAGAGATCACTGCGGTCGGCCCGGCCGTCTTCGTGAACGCCGGCAGGATATAGCCGCTGGCTACCTGGCTCGAGCCGCGAACCTGAGCGGTAGTGAATGCGTTGGTAGGAACGACAGCCACCGGTCCGGCTGGAGGTACAGAGATGCCTGTAGCCTTCGTGGCCGAGTCCAGCAGCTGAATATCTCTGATGCGCACCAGAGGCCTGGCTACAGGGTCTTGGGGAGTGAAGATTTCGTAGGCCAGGGCACCGTTCGATGCCGCAGCCGGACGGCCCACAAAGACCCCGGTCCCGCCCAGGGTTGGGTGGAACCCGATTATGGTGAAGTCCCCGGTGTCGAGCCCAGCCTCTATTCTGACCGTGTCCCCGACCTTGGCTCCATAGTCCAAGACGTTGGCTACGAAGTAGAAAAGGTTCGACCCGATGTTGGTTTGGAGGCCAGTGAGCGCATCACCGAATGGCAGCTTCTTGATCTTGGGCTCGAACGGGTCGATCGAGATCGAGCGGGTGATGACGTACCGAAGCCCATTGGACGTCTTCGTCATTGGGGAGACGAGGTAGATCTGATGGCCCGTTACCTTTCCAATGCGGTAGGTCCCAGCGTCGTCCCCACTTTCGATCGTGAGGAGATCCCCGACCAACACACCCGCCATGGTGAAGTCGAACGAGCCGTCCGATAGGGCGTTGGACCCGGCCATAGTGGATAGGGAAGTACGGCTCAGGAAAGGATCCGCGTCCGTCAAGGACGAGATCACGGCCTTCGACACACTACGCACGGATGGGCGGGCGTAGATGTCGGTGTGGCCGAAGACGTGTACGGCCTGGTCATTCACCACCAAGCTGACTGCTCCGCGGTCCGGGATGGATGAGATCCGAATCGTCCCCTTCTTGAGGAAGCCTCCTTCGACGGTGAGGGGAAGCTTCGTACCCAAGGGGAGGGAGGATCCCACAGTGGACGGATCGTCCGACCAGCGCACCAGGAAGGAAGCCTGGTAAGGGGCTTGCCCGGTCATGTCCGAGACGATCACATCCTCTACGGTGAGACGTACGAACCTTCTATTCTGGGGAAGGGACCTCCACGCCCCACCGTTCGAGAACTGATCGAGGTAGACGAAAATGCGGTCCCCCTTGACTGGGGGAGAGTAGGAGGTCCCATCGTAAGTGTCGATGACGCGCACTCGCACGTAGGCAACCCTACCGAACAGCATCACCTGTCCCAGCATCCAGGCATGGCCAGGTGCCTCGGCCACCAGGATGTCTCTCATCATCTCTTCATCATTGGCGCCGATGACTTGCACCGACTTGATCTCGGACTTGAAGACGTCCGAGGTGCGTGCACGAGCTCCTCGACGCGAGACGAGAGACCTCTCCGACAGTGCTTCACGCCCCTGGGCGACGAAGGACGGAGTGTCCAACCGAGCAGAGCCAGCTACGAAGGCCCGTGGGTTGGTGACCTTCACCACACCGAACAGGCCGGACACGCCGGTGACGGTGTTGGCGTCCGTACCGTACTGACTCCCCTCGCTCTCGGCTGACACGATGACGTCCATGTAGAACAGGGAACCCTGGCGGTTGAAGACCATCTCCTCCGCGGCCATGGACGTCGGGTTCGTTGGATAGAAGTTGAGCCCCCCTGGGGTGAAGAACCTGACGGTCAGCTCCGTTCGCACGTTGGTGGGGTTGGCGTAGAACACCCGCACCACCCCACTCGTCCGACTTCCCTGCGGCCGCTCGTCGAAGACATTCGCCACGAGTGCGTCAGCATCGCTGTCCGAGAGCATGGAGGGATCGGCCAACGACTGTCCCCTCTTGACCGACTGCGTCTCGCGCTTGAAGGGCTCGAGCACGAGGATGAGTGGCTTCACGAAGGAGTCACGCACGGCACCAGGATCCCCGCTGAAGAGCTTTGGGAACTCCTGCCGCAGCCTGGTCGTGATGAACAGGTCGATGTCTGTCTCGAACGGATCCGTCCCCAGGTACTGCAAGACTGGATCGATGAACTTCGTCTGGGCCGGGGAGCCGGCCGACAGGTCGATCGAGGCGTCCAGGTCCAGCAGGCGCGACTCGAGGAAGCTCTTCATCTCTGCTGAGGCCATCTACCCTCCGAACGAAACTTGAGCGGAATCACCGGTCATGTTGCTGATCGATACCTGAATTGCGACCGACGTCGGGTCTCCTCTGAAGGAGACAGAGTCGAGATCACAGGATAGGAGTCGCTCACTCATGGGGATTCCAGACGTCTTGGACTGTTGCGCGAGCATCTCTTGCTTCGTACTGCCGATGGCCAGGCTGATGTCTGCGGCGATGCTGTTCTGCCCATTGTTCGTGGACCGTCCTACCAGCGACAGCACCCCACCACCACCGTCAGGAGAGAAGATATCCGACCCTGGTGTGGATAGGAAAATCATGAGGAACGACTGCACGAGGCGGTCGATGCCCTCAAGCATCTTCGTCGGACTCGTCAGTCCGAAGGTGACCGTGGCGTCCTGCTTCGCCAACGAGACGCTAGAGAAGACACGCAAGGAATCGAGAGGACGGCCAACCTGGGATTGAGGGATTCGGACGATCAACCTGGTGGGGTCGGCCACCACGAACTCGTCTACAAGAATGCCGTTGTATTCAACTTCCTGCGCCAGACTCATGCGGTCACCGAGGACGATGACGGACGGCGGCAAGAAGCCCCTGATCGGAGCCACAGAGTGCTGAGGGAGGATGGTCTTGGTGTTGATGACGCGCAGGTCGATCACAGGGACACCTCGTCGCTAAGCCCGAGGGCCGCCAGCTTCTTCTCGTCCGTCTTGGCAGCGGCCACGGCGTCTACTGCGGACTCGAGCTGCGTCAGCATGGCGTCGAGGCGGTCGTACCGAGAGATCCGGCTACCGGCAGAGTCCCCCGTGCCATCCACCAGCTGACGGGTCTCCCCCTGCTTGAGGAAAGAGATCTGCTCGAGCAAGAGATGGTCGATGGTCAAGGTAGCCGTGGCGTTGTTCACGGCCCCGGAACGGACCTCTACGAAGGCCGAGTGGAGGATACTCCTGAAGCTTCCAGAGGCCATGGCTACCTCGTCACCGTTCCGACGCTCTGCGTCTCGTCATTAAGAGTGGTGTTCGGGAAGGACATGTCGTTCTGAGCCACGTCCGACATGGAGCGCATGAAGTCTCCGGCGTACGAGGCTGACTGCCAGTCGAGGTCGAATACCTCCCGGACCTGACACCTCATGAGCATGTCCACGGCTCTGTCGAACTTCCTCTCCGTCAGGGTCTGCACCAGTCCGGCTACCAGTGCTCGTTCGTCCGTGGCCGCCCCGGCCGGTAGGTCAGATGCCTGCGGGTGAAGAGCCTCATATAGGTCCCGAAGCCTCCCCTGGAGGTCCTCGAGGACATTCAGAGCGCCCTCCCTGTTGGCCGGCGTAGGGGAGCCATACAGCGGAGCTACAGCTCTGTCTACGACCGTCAGGTCTTGGGCAAACCTAGCGGCAAGCCAAATCGGCAGATGCCCACCCATCGTGACGTCAAAGGCCTCGAAGGCCGACACCAACGAGCTGGTGACGGTCACAGGCCCGTCGGTGTGTGTGATGGGGGAGTTGAGGACTGCGTAGTGCCGATCGAATCCAACGACCGACCGTGTGGCGCCCCCGATGGATACGAAATCTCCCACATCAACCAAGCTGTCGGCTCGCACTGTACCGGAAGATGGTTCGTAGAACTCCAACTTGTCGGTGCTCGGAGACACGTTCGACAGTCCAAGATCCGGGAACCCGGACACCGAGATCGGGACATTCGGAGCTATGGCAGTCAGACGAATGACGCCGTTGCTCAAGGAGGTAGCGGACACCTGGCCGGAGAAGGCAGAGCGTATGCCGTCCAGCATCATCCAGACTGGAATGCTACCTGCGGACACTTTGCCGGTAGAGAGCCCGAGGAGCTGGTGAGCGGAGTTCGTGTAGCACACAACCAGGCCCATCGGATGCGCTTGCGAGAAGGATACCTCGACCGCCAGGGAGGCGGCAGTGGTGGACAGAAGCAGACGCCCAGTGCCGTACTCCACGGCACTCAAGGTACTGGAGAGCTTATCTACGATGTCCTGGAATGTTGCCATCACAGGAGAGGGTGTGGGGTTGAGCTGGACCCTGCTAGTAGTGCCATCCAGTGATAGGTAAAGGTCGGCGTACGGGGGCAGTGTCACGGGCCACGCAACCTGACTCCCCACCACCACCGCCCGCCCAAAGATATCCAGCGTCGGCACAGGCAGTAGGGATCGCACCCCGTTCAGAGTCAGGTACGCATCGTACGGCGTCTGCCACGGTCCCGGCAGTGATGTAGTGCTGGCGAAGCAGTCTGCTGTCCTCGCCCTGGTGGCGTGCCCCAGAGGCAGCCCTAGGGAGGTGTCAACTATTGGAGCATCCACTGCCGGCTTCGCACTCAAGGCCTTCAACGCCGCTCGCAGGCTCAAGAGCGATACGACATGGTCTCTAGAGCTTATGCCAGAAGGGTCGGCCTCGAGCTGTTGGATGATGTCCGCCAGACGCTGCTGCGCCCGGTACACGGTGGAGGAGGCCAAAAGACCTGCGGCCTCGGAGGCGACGAAGTTCTGCACCCCGACCACAAGAGCGTAGTATCGGTCGAGCGTGTCGGCGTGCAGCACCTCAAGAGCAGCCAGGTCGGCTGGCAGAGCTGCGACAGCCTCGACGTACGGACGAACCAACGAGGTACTGCCCTTCGTCTTCACGTTTGAGGCGACAGGTCCCCTGAGAAAGTCCGAGACTGCCCGATCGAAGCGACCATAGGAGGAGTCGTTGGCGGACAGGTTTCCCTGCACATCCATATCTAGGAGTGCGCTTCTGGCGGTCTGCAAGCTGCTGGTGTCGGTTATGGACAGGGAGACGTTGCCCAGGTCACGCACGGTGGCCGATAGGTCCGCGACCTGGGTGAGCTCGTCCGAGATGGCGGAGAGCAGCCTGTTCCTGGCCAGATACGCAATCAGCAGTACGCTTCGTGGGTACGTGAGGAGAGCCGTTAGAACGGTGTGGAAGACGGCTGTCCCCTCCACATCGGAGTTCGGAACGCCGTCGACCTTGCTCTCGACCAGATTCTTCGAGAGGAGAGCTGTCAGAAAGTCGGTCGGCGTTAGTGCCACTACTCACGACCTCCGCTGGAAGCGATATGGGACTTCGAGGTGTTTCTCACGCTCGAGGTGCTCGATCTTGGCGACCTGGTCGCGCGACATGGCCCCCGCCCACTTCCGTACGAGGTCTGGGTCGATATCCAGGCACCGGCATACGTTAGGGAACCCATTGAAGAGCTCGTTCTCGTCGAAGATCCACGATCTGGCGCTGTCTGCCAGCTTGCGTTGCATGAGACGCGGGCTGTCTCTGTAGGAGACCCAGTCGAAGACGGCTCGGATGATGACCTTGATCCACAGCGCCCTGACGCCGGCGTAGCGTTCGTGGATCCCGGAGCTAGGTGCTTCTCGACAGATCGATTCGGTCGAGTAGCTTATGGTGTGACCACCACCTGAAGCGTTGGTGCGTTCAGAGAGTAGATCGGCACGCGCGCCGGCTTGGCTACCGCGGCTGCTGTTGCCGTTACCATTACCGTCCCCACAGCCAGCCCGTTGATGGCCGCCTTGTCCTCTCCCGAAAGAACGGTCGCGGCCACTTGAGGGTCGGAGCTGCTGAGCAAGATCCACGGGGATAGTCCTTCTGTGAGAGTCTCGAAGTTCGAGAAGAGGAGGGACAGGTCGACATTGAGACTGTCGCCGACCTTCAGGGTGAGGGTGTTGCTGACAGCTGGGCTACCCCACGCAAGCGAGACCGGGCATGGGTGTATGAGGTCGATGAGGTTGGCAGATGGGCGGTCGGGGACGAGGATGTCCCAGGTGTTGTCCTCGTCCCCGACCGAGACGTAGTAACGGCCGCCACGGAGGAGGTCGATCACTAGCTGTCCGTGTGCGTCCGCATTGAGGTTGATGGAGTCCGCGGCAACTAGACGTCCGTCGACCACAAGAGGGACCTGCTCGGCCGCTCCCTGTCTCGAGGCGATGCGTACGTTGGTGCCTGGGAGGGGGGAGTTGTCGAACCCCACGAAGTAGCCCGTGCAGCGGCACGTCCTTGGATCGTTGGAGACCTCTGGCGGGAAGAGGGTCCCGGTCACGTCGAACTGGTTCAGATCGTCGATAGGGAGAGGATCTAGGACCTCTATGTGTTGTGGGTTGGCGAACGCCACGCCCTTCTTGTACAGACGAACTTCGTAGACCACACCCGGTATGCCCCCAGGCAGAAGGAAGGCAGCCCTCCCATCAGAGTCTGTAAGGGCGTTGGCGAGAAGCTCGGAGGTCGTGTCGCTCAAAACCGCAACAGACACACCCTCGAGCGCGGTAGGTTGAAGACCGTCTCCTGCCACGAAGATGTCCACTGGCATAGCCATTAGACATGTCTCCTGTTGATGATAGGAAGCGTGGATTGCACGTCGAACCGGTCCGACAGAGTGGACATGATCTGCAACAGGTCGAAGGTCGGAACGTCCGGGACGACGAACTCCCTGACGACGTTGGTTCCCTCGATCCCCACTCGTACTGTCGTACCGCGTACAAGCTCTACCTGGAGGAACCCGTCACCGTCCGATTCGTATACACGAGACCGCTCAGCACCGATGACGAGCCCGTTCTTGAAGGTCGGTGCGCCCACTGCGGTCATCACCACCGAACGCTGCACGGCGCGCCCACTGAGGTCTGTGAAGATGGCGGTGGCCACAGACATGAGCGACGTGTCGAGCAGAGGCTTCTTCTGCCCAGTCGAGTAGTCGAAGAAGTTGGAGTAAGGAGCCTCACCGTCTGCTGAGAAGCGCCACCGATACCTGGCACCAGGCGTGGCAGGGACCTCATCGTAGTAGCGGTAGAGCATCACGCCGCTGGCGAGGAGGATCCTCTGATCGAGCCCATGTACGGAGACAGCCCCAAACATTCCAGTCTGGTCCGAGACGATGGTCAGGCTGCTGGCCCTGCCAGTGCTCGGGCTCATCAAACGCACTGTCATGCCTCTCACGGAGGCCAGACCCGGAACCACCTCGTTGATCCTCAGCACCACCTGGGAGGTGGTCCAGTTCTGAAGAATCTCTCCGGGGAACGAGATGGTGGTGGTCGTACCGCCATCCACCTGTACCGAGAAGGACAGGCCGCCGATCCGCATGGTGTTGCGGAAGAGATCGGAGTAGATGGCGGCGCCCAAAGCCAGAGGGGCGGTGAGCTCATTCCAGGTTGCCCCGTCATCAGCAGAGCGCCAGATCTCGATCGTGTAGTAGCCTAGCGTCAAAAGCTCGGACACGTTTCCGGCAGGTATGGAGAGGGTTGTGACTAGCCCAGGAGTACCTACCGGCACCGCAGTGGTCGACCTGAAGGGTGCTGAGGTTGGGCTGGACTGTCCGGCGCGATCCACCGCGGTGAGGCGATAGTACGTCGCCGCATTGCCGGACATGTCATTGTAGTAGAAGACGAAGTGCGCGCTGTCCCAGTTCGGCCCGGGGATGGTGTGCGGGATGGAACTGACCTGGTGCCACGGTCCCGAGAGAAGTACCGCTCGCTCCAGGAGGTAGTTCTGGATGTCGAGATCGGTGCTTGGCTGCCAGGTGATCTGGATGGACATCGTCTACACCTCCGTAGCGGTTCCGACTGGGGCGGCCGGGGGATTGTTGTATGGAATCGCCAAGACGGTGGCCCTTGCGACGGGGGTGTCTGGGGGCTTGTTGACCATGACCGCAACGACCACAGGAGTAAGAGGCGATGGGTTAAGAGAGATGTCCGCTACGACTACGAGCTCATCCTCCGTCCACCCTAGGTCTAGGACACTAGCACTCGCACGACTGTAGGCGAAAAAGTCGTCGGTCGTGCGGAGCAGCTCAAAGGCAGCAAGCGTCGCACCGGCAGACGCCCACAATGCACTCCCGATCCCGCCTGCATCGGCAATGGTGTAGATGAAGGTGTTGACCTGGCTGGCGTTGTCTACGGAGCCCACCAAATCCGGCCACACCAACACGTACTCTGCCAACGATACGGGAAGGTCAGAGACGCCGCCCACATCCGGCGCAGAGGACAACGCCGAGAACAGACCGAGGCTGTTCTCGGAGAGGCTAGCCTGATCTTCGACCCCTACCCAGAGCCAATGGTCGAGCTGTAGCGAGTCGAGAGCGGCGATGGCTGCGTACGCCGCGTACATCACTTCAACGTACACAGCACATGTGTCGTGTGCGTACGAGACGGTGCTAGCGGTAGAGGAGCCACCTATGAGTGTAGCTATCGTTTCGTAGACGCTTGCCGAGTCGTAGACGAAGCTGATCGCCTGGCCGCTAAGTACGGAGTCAGAGTAGTCGACTCCATGTGCCAGGTCCTGCGTCGCACAGTAGCTAGACAGGTAGGAGAGAGACGAATCCTGGATCAGCCCGATATCTTGCGAACCCGACAGATGCCCAAACAGGGAAGCAGTGATGTCGTTGGTGAGTGTGAGATCCGACAACGACACCGCCGACGAGCGTATCGACAGTTGCGAGTCACTGATGCTCGTCGAGTCGACGAGCACCGCTGCCGCACCGTAGAAAGTGGCGGACGTGTCGGGGATGGAAGAGACGTCGGATACGGCCTGCGCCGTGGCCGAGCCCATCAAGCCGGTGCCGAGGTCAGACGACGCGACAGCGTCGGCGTAGACTACCGCCGACGCTGCGACGGATACTGCTAGGTCTGAAATTCCGGCAGTGTCTGCTAGGTCGGTGTACGCAATGGGGTAGGAGACTGTGACGTCCCCTACGGTCGCTAGACCGCCAGACACCAGCCGCAGGGTTAGTGTTCTTGTCCCTGTCGGCAGTGTGATGAGGGCCGTCGCAGACGCCATAGCTCTCTACCCACGCGCCTACGACACGATCTCTACTTGCCAGAAGTCGTCAGCAAGGCCTTCCTCGAGGAAGCCGTACGGGAGGGTGAAGTACCCCTCCTGTCCCCACTTCGGTCCCCAGGAGTTGCGCACGATGAGGCGCTGGTTGGTGTCGTCGTAGCCGAAGGCAGCCACAGCATGACCACCCAAAGCTCGCTCGTTGCGCCCGGGCATCGGTGCTACCCCGGTCCTAGCCACGTCAGGTGACTCGAAGCTCTCGTAGACCGTGAAGCCGAAGGCGACTGGAGAGCCGGTCGCCAGGGCAGAGCGGATTCCATTCACGGTCGGAGAGACACGTTGGTAGGATCTGACCTTGTGCCGATTCGCCTCGACGTAGCAGAACGGAGGGGGGCGTACGGTGAAGACCTCAGGCTTGTACGGCCAGAGAACCTCCGGGCATGCGCCCAGCTTCGCCAGCACCTTGATACCGTCACGGAGCATGGCCCCGGAGTCACTCTGGATCGAGTGCTCCACCATTCGCTCGTTGTAGTAGATGAAGAGACGCGAAGGGACGAAGTCCGGAGTGGCCCCATCCCTCAGACGCTCGAACTCCACCACGCCGGCCAGAGCGTTGGCCGTGCAGCTCCCCAAGTCGCCCTGGTCGTAGCACGGCACAGGGAACTTGGGGCGCAGGTCGACGAGAGGGGGAAGAGTGGAGAGGGCGAACTTTGGGATAGCCAGACGATCCCGACGGTCCGGGATGTCTCTGTGCCATCCATACTTGCGCACCAACGTCGTCTCGGTCATCACGGAGTCCCGATGGTCTTGAGGATGCCTACAGTGAGAAGAACGCCTCCAGTGTCCTTCTGCCCGGCCTCGGTGGCCAACATGAAGCGGTGCCCGTACCCCACGGCCAGAAGGTCCATGAAGGTCAGCACCGGCAGCACGTCGATGTTGAACGTGCTGGGCCCGTTGCCGGCCTTCGACATGGCTGCCTGGAGATAAAAGTTGAGCCCGATCAAGCTCGAGGTGACCGTCCAGCTCGCTGGCTTCCAGTTGATGCCGTAGCCGATCCCCGGGATGACGCCGGCCTGCCAGGCATTATCGGCGGAGAAGCGCGTGAAGGCGTTGAGTCCCACCGCGGGACCGAACCACAGGTTGGGGGCAGGGGCCGTCTCCACCACGGGGACAGTGGAGTCCGGGCTCACGGCCTTCATCATCCTGACCTGCGGCTCGCAATTCTGTAGGCAGAGGACCAATGGAGAAGCCGAAGCGTTGGTCGCCCCTAGGAGGAGCAGGAGGACGGCGATCTTCTTGCCGGAGTCGATGAGGCCGAGCTTGAGCTCCGTACGCTTGTTCATGTAGCCGAGGCTGGTGAGGGCACCGGCCAGAATCGATACGATGCCGATGGCTGGCCCAGTCCAGCCCCATCCAGGGAAGTTCGTCTTGATGTCGGTGAGCATGGTCATCAGGGTCGGTACCACCGTGCCAAGGAAGCACAGGGCGGTCATGGCCGCAGCCATCTTGCCCTCTGACGTGCTCATGCCCTTGGCGCTTGGGTCGGTCTGTGGAACGAGTGGGACGTTGGTGGTCGGAGTCATGTCGGTGTCAGCCATTGCCGTATCTCCTGTGCTTGGTACGTAGCTTACTAAGTGTGTTACCGGGTGGGTACAGCAAGCTTATCTAGTTGACGACCTGGACTACCTTCGCGGAGGCCCTAGGGTTGGTAGCATCCCCGAGGTAGTTTGCGTAGATGGAATGGGTTCCGACGGTGAGAGCGGAAGTGGTGTAGGTGGCTACCCCGGATCCGTTGAGGGTTCCAGTTCCGAGAAGAGTGGTGCCGTCGTAGAAGTTGACCGTCCCTGTTGGCATGGCGATAACCCCGGTCAAGGTTGCCGTGAATGTCCTGGACTGACCAGACGTAGATGGTGTTCCGCTGGTGCCGAGGACTACGGACACGCAAGACGGCACCCCTGCGTCGAAACACGTCTTCGAAGGCAGTACGGATGTGGTGCCGGAAACTGGATCCACCCAGGGCCAGGCATTGGCGCCGAAGAAGGACGGCTTGCCAGTGGTGATGTAGAGAGAGTTGGGTAGGGTAGCGAGCCCCGACAGTGATGCGGACGGGTTGTAGCTCGGCTGACCGCACTGCGCGTTCCCCGTCCCGACTGCCAACGTACCAGTGTTGACCGCGTAGTTGACGTGTCGAAGTGTGGTGGCATTGACGTTCGGATCGACGTCATTCCACGCATCACCTACGCTCCACCCCAGTCTCCATAGGCTCTTCTCGTAAGCGGCCCCGGTGCGTTCGCAGGCCCACCCGGCCGTCAGGTTGGTAGAGCTTGACGGCTTATTCATGTTGATGCCCAGCACGTTCCCGACCATGGTGTGCCAATAGGTGCCGGCCATGATGCCAACAGCGCGTTGCGGACCGAAGGACACGTTGGGGAACTGGTAGTCCACCGGCACCGTCTGCCCCGAAGGAATGTAGTTGGCAGAGATAGTACCCTTCGTGTCCGAGAACGAGACCTTGATGGCACCACCGTTGTTGTACTTGGTGAACGTGTCGGTGAAGTCTTCACGGAAACCGGACAGATGGTTCCTGAACACAGTCATGTAGATCGACGGACCCCAGGTATTGTCCGAGTCATAGTTGTGAGAGTAGTTACCCTCAAACAAGGTGTGGTGAGGGCCGAGTAGGTGAGAGCCGTTCATGCCGACCTCTACCCATGAGTTGGCCGTACCACCGGTTCCACTGTCGTTGTAGGTGGGGAGTCCACCAGTCCCGATCGCGGAGTCATATCCTTCATATGAAGCGTCGAAGTAGTTGTAGGCGACCACTGTGCCTGCGCCGCTGTTACGCTCGGCGATGTTCTTGTTGAAGTTGAAGGTGATCGAGTCCTCCAACAAACAGTCGGCGCTTTGACTGTTGAATGTGATCGCATACCCGGCGCCTCCGTCGTGCGGGAAGGCGGTGTCGTGTACGTATAGATGGCGGAGCTCGTCGCGGTAACCGTCGTTGATTACGACGCTACCGAGGTTCTTGGATACATCGAGGTTCTTCATCCAGCAGCTCGCACAACGAGACATATCGATGCCGTCGCCGTCGCCGTTGGTAATCGACAAGTTCTCTATGCCAGCATTTTCGAGGTGAGGGACGTACGCGCCTCCTACGTTATCCCCGACGTAGAAGGCCAGTTGAGCATTATGCTTGGCGTCAGCCCTGTACGTAATGTGGATAGGGGTCTCGAAGGTAATCACGTTGCCGACGACTGATATGATCTTCTTCCACTCTCCAGTCTTTCGATCGTATCGAGAGTACCAGCCGGCGACAGAGCCCGACACACTGCCGGTAGCAAGATTGACGTCGGACTCCCCCGTGCCAGGGCTCCTCTGGGTGGTGGTTCGGTACCATACGCGACGATCGTCGGAGGCGAGGATCATGCCTTTGCCCCCAAGATCTACCTGCCAGCCTACTCCGGTCAACTCGTCCAACACCACGTACATCCCTGGAGCTAGGCGCGATGCATCAGCTACCGTCACGGACAACGCGCCCTTCTGCGCGTCCACATTCAAGGAGGTGCTTACCGTGGACAAGTTACCCGCGAACGGAGGCTCTATGCGGACAACGGGGATGTTACCGGACGGCGCAACGACGCTAGGGGCGTAGCTGCCCATTGTGGCGCCAAAGTTCTTCTGGAGCTGTGTACCGGCGGTTCCGTTCCATACGCCAGTCCCGCGCAAGGTGATGCCGCGCGTTAGCATGATGGTGTAGGGAGCAGATGTCTTATTCGCAGAGTGGGAGTCTGAGTAATAGATGCCGTCCGTGAGCTGAACGACGCCGCCAGGAGCGCAGGAGTCGATAGCTGCCTGGATTCGTTCAGCGTCGCTGGTGGTGTTGTCCGCCGAGACACCCTGCCATCCGTTGTAGCTAGAGTTCAGCGGCGTAACAGTAGCGCAGGGGGCTCCGCTGCGTGCCGGGATTCCGCCGTTGTACGTGATACCGGGCTGCCACTTCGTCGCTCGATCCGCAGGCTCAACCCAGGTAGTGAACCCACCGGTTGGGGCGATAGTGACTGTCGCAGTTGCCTTCTTGCCAGTGGCTCTATGTGTCGCGGTCACCGTAGCGGTCCGAATGGACCCAGACGTAGTACCCGGCGCCGACCAGTTACCGCTCGAGTTGATCGAGCCTACGTCGGTTGCCCAATCAAACGTCTGTGGGGGGGCAGGGGTTGTGAATGTGTTCGTATTCAACGCCAAGGTGCCTAGAGCAGTAGCGGTGAATGCAGCCGTGCCCCCGCTAGCGGGGGCATAGGTCGCCATCGGCGACACGTTGACTATGGAGGTCGCACCAGCCACAGCGTTGTTAGCTGGCTGGATCCATGCGGCATAGGTTCGAGCAGTAGGTTGTGCCGTCGAAGTAGCTTGAATCAGACAGGTGCGATCTGTGGAGTGCGGGACGATCGGAGACGGCGGTGTCCACATGCCAGAAGAGTCAACAGTCCCACAGGGCTGTCCGTCAGCAGGGTAGGAATAAACAGCCCAGGCCATGCCCTGGATACCTGGGGCCGCATACGACCAAGCGTTGGCGAGCAGTGCCGTGAATTGCGTGGCTACGGGCGCCGCGGTGACCAACAGACCTGGACGGATATCAACTGCTCCGAAATTTCCAACGTTCGTATCCGTCCCAGCGACGAACGTGTCCGTTGTTCCGCCACCACCTCCGCCCCCGCTGTTCCCGCCCACCGCCAAACAGGTTCCGTTATACGAAGATGGGAGCACTTCGAAGGCAAGGTCGTTCCACGTTCCTCCGGTGGCCGGCTGCGTAACTCCGACCGTGCTGTCCGCACCGCCAGTGGCCGAGGCCACGGAGCGGCCGACCCAGAAGTAGTTGACTGGCTGGTAGCCGTACTTTCCAGCGGAGTCGTTGGTAACCGTCGAGAGAATCGTGGTGTTGCTGTTACCGGTCACGAGGTCAGCAGCAGTCATGGATGACTTACTGCCCAGAGCCCAGACGTCACCACTGTACATCACCATCGACCCGGTGGCGCACGCGGACAACGTCTCCGAAGGAGCTTTGGCAACTCCATTAGCACCATCTGCCTTGTGCGTGCCGATTGGTGGATTACTGGTGTAGACGTTATCCAACACATCGATGTGCAGGTAGTTCGTCCCACTGTTGGTCGCCGCCGGAGAAGTCACGGTGACGTTCGACAAGGTTGACCCAACTCGCGCCCAGTAGGCCGCAATGTAACCAGCCTGGGAGGATGAATCGATGACGGTCCACACCAACGAGGATGCCCCAGAACCGTTGGTTGGGGTGCAGGTATCTCCAGTACCGTCGACGAAGCACACGGCAACCAAGACCTGCCCCGTTGTGGCGGAGAACGTTACAGAGGACGTTGGATGTACGGCAGGATCGTAGCTCAGGCTGTCATGCACACCGCCAGATGCCACGGATACCGTTGTGGCCACAACGGTAGCGGGGATCGTGATCGTCGCCGTTCCGAACTTGGTGCCGTCCTGCGTGGAGGTAGCGCGCACTACTGCTGTCTGGATAGACGCAGTGGAGGCCGGCGCCGTGTACATACCGCCAGAGGTGATGGAGGAAGAGTTACCTGCACCACTCACCCAAGACCACGAGACGTTGGATGACACGGATCCTGTCGTAGTGACCGTCGCAGAGAGCTGTGTAACGCTACCGCCGGTCAAAGTCCGGTCGCTGACCGCCACGCTCGAGACTCCGCAGGACTGGGAAAGAACCGCACTCGATGTGTCGTTGCATCCTGATGGCAACTGCGTAGCGATAGAGCCGGGCTGGCTTCCAGAGCTGCATGCCCCCCAGTTGTACGTGTAGGAGGTGCATGCTACGGCGGCCACACTGAAGGCTTGGGTGAGGGCTGGGGACGCCAGTCGTCCATCCAAAGTAACGACGGCAGAGATCGTAGTGCTTCCTGCGACAACCACTGCGCACGGCGAGACGCAAGAGGTGGTGCCGGAGGCCCCAGCAACGGCTACTACCGCATCTTCTCTGTGGTAGATGGCCGATCCAGCCGGACCAGTGATGGTGACGGTGGCGCCGCTCTGACTCATCGTCGGTGGCGATAGAATCATCGCGGTCTGGAGCTCTTTTACCCCCAAGCAGATAGGGTTCCAGTCCTGCACTGCTCTGAGGTGTTGGCTGTCGTTGTGCGGAGTAGACGCCGTCTTCGCACAATCCACCTGAGACAAATCTACAGCCCCTAGAGCTGCTGCAACGATAAGAGCGAGAGAGATCATGTTCGATGTCCTGTCTGTGGCTACTAGGGGACCACGTTCGGAGTCCCAGCGTCGAAGCGGGCCTTGGCCGGGAGCGTGGTGGTGGCCCCGTTGACGGGGTTCACCCAGGGCCAGGCGTTCGCGCCGAAGAAGCCTGGCTTTGAGCTCAGGTAGAGCGAGTTGGGGATCGTGCTGGCGGCGGGCGCCGTGGTCTGGTTGGAGCCGCTGCCACCCACGCCGTGCCAGTGCTGGGCCTGCGTGTACCAGTCCCAGTTGCCGTCGCGCAGCATGGTGTTGATGGACTGCGTGCGCTGGGCGTCACTCGCCCCCTCGTGCTGGTCGGAGAACTTCCACATGGGCACCAGCGTGTCGGAGGTGCCCGGCGCCCACTCGTAGATCCACCCGGACTGGACGTTCTTGTAGGTGGACTGCGGGTTGGTGACCAGCGGCATCCCGCTGAAGCCGAGCACGTTCCCGACGAAGTTGTGGGACCAGTGGAAGTCGTTGGTCCCTGCAGCCCGGCGGTTGTACTCGTCCTCGAAGTAGAACCCGCCCTGGTTGAAGAGGGAGAGGTTCACACCAGCGTAGGTGCGTCCGCCGCGCAGGCCGGTGAGGTGGTTGCGGAACACCGTCATGGCGATGGAGTTGCCCCAGGTCGAGTCGCCGGAGAAGTTGAAGCCCCAGTTGCCCTCGAAGAGCTCGTCGTGCGGCGTCGTCATGTGGCTGCCGTTGATCCCGTTCTCCACCTGGTTCGGATAGCCGGAGCCATACCCGTCGTCCATGTAGTTGTAGCCGACGACGTTCCCGCCGCCGGAGGACCGCATCACCATGACCTTGTTGAAGTTCCAGGAGATGTTGTTCTCGATGAGGTTGTCGGCCGCGTAGGAGTCCACCGCGATGCCGTACCCGCCACCACCCGGGTCGGGGCTCCGGGTCGAGTGAATGAAGGAGTCGCGGGCTTCGCACAGCACGGCCGCCTTGAAGAGGATGGCGGCGTTGCCCGAGCGGATCGTCTCGACGTGCTTGGTCCAAGACCTCGAGGCGGCCGAGAAGGTGACGCCGGCGCCGCCGTCGTCACCACCGCCGCCGTCCGCGAGGGTCAGGTCCTCGACGCCGACGCCCGTCCTGGGACCGCCAAGCCCGCCCGTGAGCCTCGCGAGGTGCGCCGTCTTGGACGTCCGGTAGGCTCGGTGGAACGGGGTGGAGAAGGTGATGGTGTAGGGCCCACTCCCGGTGACCGAAACGACCTCCATCGCCTGGCCGATCGGCCGAGAGGAGGCGGCGGGACCGACGCGCCCCTCACCCCAGCCCTGGTAGTCTCCAAGGCCCTGGCCCGCCATGGCGTTGTTGAACCAGGTCAGCGTCGAGTCGTAGGTCTCGTTGACCACTACGACCTCTCCGGCCGTGAGCCCAGGATTGGTCGCCGTGGTTACCGTCGTCGCTTCCTTCACAGCGTCGGTCGCGAGGTTGACCTGGCCCGTGTAGTTGAACCAGAGCTGGCCGACGAGCACGAGCGGATTGGCGCCTGTGGCGTGGAGCGTCGTGACCCCGGGCCCCGAGCCGCGCAGCGTGGTGTTGGACACGGGGAAGATGCCGTTGCCAGAGATATTGAACGTGCCGGCATTGAGCTTCACCACCTGGTTGGCCGGGCAGGCGGTGAGAGCTGCCTGGATCGCCGTGGTGTCGTCGCCCCCGCTGGGAGAGAGCGTGGCGCACAGCGTGGTGCGGGTCGTGGGGATCCCGCCGTTGTTGGTGACGCCTGGCTGCCAGGTGGTGACGCGTGCCGCGGGGAGGTAGTAGGTCGAGCCTGAGGGAAGGAGCTCCACCACGTTCGGCGTGCCCGCGTCGAAGCGGGCCTTGGCCGGGAGCGTCGCAACGGACCCGCTCTCGGGGAGGACCCAGGGCCATGGGTTCGCGCCCATGAACGCCGGCTTGGTGTTCCCCAGGTAGAGCGAGGAGGGAAGCGTAGAGGCCGCAGGAGCGGTCGTCTGGCCCACTCCGGAGCCGCCGACAGAGTGCCAGTGCATCGTCCCGGTGATGAAGTCGAAGTTGCCGTCGCGGAGCGTCGAGGCCACGACCCCGGAGTCATGCGCGTTGCCCGGGTTGTCCCCGTCATACCCGAGATACCAAGCCCCGATCGCATTGCCGCCGGGGGCGAGGATCTCATAGGTGAGGGAGTCCTGGGCCTGGAGCAGAGCGAAGTCAGCCCACGAGGACTGCACGCTGAGCTGAACCGCGATCCCAGGATACCCGATCACGTTGCCGACGAAGTTGTAGCCCCGCTGGTTGCGCGTGAGACCGATCCCTCGGCGGCTCCAGGCGTCCTCGTAGTAGAGGTGGAACGGAGTGCCGGACGGCCAGTTGGTCTGCGTCCTGGCGCTGGGGCGGCTGTAGTCATCATGCCCCGTCGCCAGGTAGCTCGCCTTCGCCCGCTTGGTGGAAAGCTGGTTGCGGAAAGCCGTGATCGAAAACTCCGCGCCCCAGTGCGAGTCCGAGTCGAAGTTGCTGCCGTAGTTGCCCTCGAACAACTCGAAGTGGCTGCCCGCCATGTGGCTGGCGTTCAGGCCCACCTCCTGCTGGTGCGGGTAGCCGACCCCGTAGGAGTCGTCGGTGTAGTTGTAGCCGATCACGTTGCCGCCGCCGGACGACCGCATCGCCAGCACCTTGTTGCCCGCCCAGATCACGTTGTTCTCCACGAGATTGTCGGCGGCGTAGGACTCCACCTCCACGAGGTAGCCTGCGCCGCCAGGGCTGGCGTCGAGGGCGCTGTGGATGTAGGAGTCGCGGACCTCACAGCGGAAGGTGCCCGAGAAGGCGACCGATCCACCGATGTGGTAGCGGCTCTCAACGTGCTTCACCCAGGTGTAGGCCGCCGGGGCGTGGATCTGGATGTTGCCGCCGCCGTCGCCACCGTCGCCGTACTCCACCGCCAGGTCCTCGATCCCGATCCACCTCATGTCGGGCGCCAGGTTGTTGGCGTTGTCGGAGATCCGCAGAACGTGGGCTCCGAGCGTCGAGCGGAACTGGGTATGCAGCGGCGTGGTGAGCCCGATCGTATAGGGGCCCGTCCCGCTGATGGAGGCGATCTCCACCGCCTGGCCGACCGGGCGGGACTGCGCCCGAGCCGCCGTGCTGTTGCCAGCGTAGGCCGAACAGGTGCCCGGGGACCCCGTGTTCGACGCACAGGTGGCGTCATTGGCGCACCGGCACTCGCCCCAGCCAAGGTAGTCGGTGGTCTGGAAGGAGTCGTTGAACCAGCCGTAGGTCGGAGAGTTCGCCGCATCGTACTGCTCGTTGATGTGGAGGATCTCCCCCACCCGGTAGCCGGGGTTGCTAGCCACCGAGATCGAGGTAGCTCCCTTGGCCGCAGTTGTGGAGAGCGCGACCGGCGCCCGCCACACCCAGCCATCCTGGCCGACACCGATGACGGTGGAGCCCGTCGCGGTGCCGATCTGGCCCTTGCTCAGGATGGTCGAGTCGGGACCCGAACCCCTGAGCGTGACGAAGGACTTCTTCATCGAGAGTCCGTTGCCGGCGTTAGAGAGGTGGAAGGTGCCGGGGTTGAGCTTCACGACCCGGGCGCTGGCCTCGTTGGTCGCCAGTGCGCCAGCGGCGTTGAGCGCAGTCTGGATCGCAGAGGTGTCGTCCGCGCCCGTGGCGCTGCCGGTGCAGGTTGCCCCGGAGACCGTCTGCCCGGCGGGGCAGAGCGTAGCGGAGACGGTGCTCCGAGTCGGAATGCCGCCGTTGTAGGTCACGCCCGGCTGCCAGGTGGTCGCGCGGTCGGCGGGGAGGGAGTAGGTGCTCCCACCGCCTGTGAGCGTGACCACGGCGTAGCCGCAGAGCGAAGCCTGGCACGCGAACACATAGGCCGTGGACCCGGAGGCCGGAGCGGTGTAGAGCCCAGTCGAGGTCACCGACCCGCTGGCCGAACCTCCGCAGGTCAGCGGAGTTCCCGTGGGGAGCGTTGTGCAGGTGCTCCACGTCAGCGGACCGTTGGCATTGCTGGGGGTCTTGGAGGTGAACGTGACCTGCATCTGGCCGCTCAGCGCCACAGTCAGGTCACTCAGAATGAATGCGGAGTAGGCCACCTCACTACTCGTCACGATCTCTTCCGCGTAGTCACACAGCCCTGTCGCAGTGTTCACGCCCTTCAGGTAGGCGTGCATCGTTCCGCTCACCGTGGCGGGGGCGGTATAGAGAAGTGAAGTGGAGTTGAATGTTCCATAGCTGGAGTCGGCCGCCGTGCAAGATCCGCAGGAGTAAGCCTGGGGGTCACCGTTACCGACGGCAGTCTGGCTCGGAGCAGTCGAACACAACGACCACGTCAGCGACTTGTCCGTAGCAGTCGAGGGCGTGTAGGCCACGGAGATCGTGTGAGTCTGACTCGTAGTTAGGTTGGTCGCGGTGCGATTGTCGAATACGATGCTGGTCAGTGGTACGGGTGCGCCGCCCTGGACCTCGATGCCAGCGATGGCCCACTGCTGCGTGTTGACGGTGGAGACGCCGAGCGTGTGCGATCCCGGGGTAGCCGTGCCGTTCCACTGACCGTTGTAGTAGGCGTCCCCAGTGTAAATTTGCTGACTTGAAATCGTGTTCCCAGTCGCGGCAGTGACCGTGCCGCCACCGATGCCAACCGCTGCCCAGACCAGAGTCGAGGCAGTGCCCGTAGAAACAAGCGGACCGGCTACAGCGGCGTTGGTCCCCGTCGCACTGAGCTTCCCGGGGTTGGTTTGGGTAGCAGCCGCTCCGGTAAGCACGAAGACGGTGAGCACCGAGTCCGAGGCATCGAACGTGCCAGATGGAGTGAGTGTGACCGAGGTCAGGTCACCTGAAGTCGTCGCCGTGAACACTCTGGCCCAAGCAGGGGAAGTACCGACTTGGGTGAACGAGATGTCCCAGGTTCCAATGCTACCCGACCCCGTGCCAGCGGAAGTGATCCCGGTAACCGCTGGAGCCGCGCCACCGGCAGTCAGGATGGCGACGATGAACGAGCCAGCGGAGGCAGAAATCGTAGCAGTCGGAGGAGTACCCGTGGCGGGCCCGTTTGCAACCACTCTGGACGCGACGGTGGGAGCCGTGACAGCGCCAGTGGCCGGAACGGTGACGGTTGCGGCTGACGAACAGATCCCGGTGTACCCAACCACGGTGGAGCACGCCGTGACGGTGATCGTCTGAGGAGAGGCGGTCGAAGCTGGCGCCGTGAAGAGTCCGGTGTTGACGTTGATGTTCCCCGCCGGGCTGCTGCTCCACGTCACAACCTGACTCGGTCCGTTGGTTCCACTGACCGTGGCAGTGAAAGCTTGCGTGCCTCCACCGTTGACGGTTGCAGTGGTCGGAGCGATGGCAACGCTGGTGACGGTGACAGCCCCGCACGATGCTCCGGCCGTATCAAGCACCAGCAGCCAGTCGTTGCCGGTGCCGTCAAGGTGCGAACCGGGTGTGGTGAAAGCCTGTGTCCCAGTGTTGGAGTAGCATGATCCGATGGCTGTGAAGGCGCCGGTCACAGGGTTCCACCACCGCGCCCTGGAGTTCCCACCGACCGCAGTCATGTTGACGGTGATCGACGCTGCGGCAGTACCAGCGTTCGTGCCCGGGACATAGGCGAGCAGGTATGACCCGTCGCCCGTCACCGCGCTGGTCACCGTGTCCACGTTGTTCTGGCCGAAGGTCCCAGCTCCTGCGGTGATCAACGTCTTCCCCGCCTTCCCGGTCCCGGTGCCGCTGGGCCGAAGGTCCCACCACGGCAGCGAGTTGAAGAGCGTGTGCGCATAGCCGGTTTGGATCGAGCCCGGGCTGTCGAGCGAGTTGCCCGGCGTGCCCCAGGACATGAGGTAGACGTTCATGGTGCCGAAGCCGTAGCCGGCCGTGCCGCCGGCGAGGACGGACCAGAAGTGCGAGCGCCGGCAGAACCACTGGCTGTTCTGCGTGCCGCGCTGGCCGGTGTTGTCCTCATACTCGTAGCCCGACTCCTGGACCCAGACCGGGCGCGTGCCGTTCATGTACGCACGGTCGGCGTCCCAGAACGGGTTGTAGAAGCCGCTGGGCCCGTAGCCGTAGAACGAGTCCATGTCCACGCGGAGCACATCAGCGTCCTCGATCGACGGGACGTCGTTGTGCCCGTTGAACTCCGCGCCCCAGACCTGAGAGGCCCCGGCAGCCTTGATGGCGGCCGAGATCAGGTTGACGTTGGTGAGCGCCGTGCCGGAGGGATGGTGGTCGCCGCCGGCCATCCAGATCACGTTGGCGGCGTTCTTGTAGCGGTTCCCGATCCACGTGCCCCAGGCGGTGGCCTGCGCGCCGGTCATGCCTGAGACCACCGTCTCCCAGCCCTGGTTGAGCCCCGCGTAGCCGAGGTAGTTGGGGAAGAGCGCAACCGCCATCCCACCAGCCGCTGCCTTCGCGATGATGGAGTCGAGGTTCGCCCAGTAGGCGGCGCCCGGCGTGGCGAAGTTGTTGGCCGTCGTGAAGGCCGGGTTTCCGGCGTAGTCGTAAGCATTGCTCGTGTTGCCGTGGTAGCTGTCCGCGACGCCGTACCCGGTCGGGTGGACCATCGCCATGAGGTAGACGGTGTTGAAGCCCTTGGCCCTGCGGTTGGCGATGTAGCTGTCAACCTGGGTGGGCGCCGCCATCGACGGCAGCAGCCAGGCGGCGTCGGCCTGGATGCGCCAGGGCTGGCCGACCGCGGTCTGGAGGTACCGACCCGACGAAGCGATCGAGAGCGGGAACGTCCCGTCCACTGGAGTGCAGCTCTGCGTGAGGACCGGAGGGTTCGTCGCCTGGTTGGTGCAGCCCGACGGCGCCTGGGTCGCCACGGCGCGAGTCTGGTTGCCAGACGAGCACGTAGAGGGTGACCACGCGCTATAGGTATAGGAGGTGCAGGCGACGGCTGCGACTGCACCTACGATGTTCGGAGTTCCATCATCGTAACGCTTTTTGGCCGGGAGAGTTGTAGTGGTGCCGGTGAGAGGGCTCACCCATGGCCAGGCGTTGCTACCGAAGAACGCGGGCCTACCGGTCAAGTAGAAAGAATCTGGGATCGTCTTGACTCCGGAAGCCCAGACGGTGGCGTTGCTGACATTGTCCCAGTTGCCGTCTCTGGTGATGTGCGCGAGGGAGTAGCCGTTGTCCCAGAGGAGGCCGCTGCCCCCAGCGTTGGCGCCGAGCTTGTAGATCGGTGTGCCGGACTGCGAGGCCGGTGTGACTTGGTACACGTTGCCGCCGCGCAGCACGTTGCCGATGTAGGCGTGCTCGCCGGTCCACCCATCCATCCCGACCGCTCGGAGGTTGTCGGTCTTCTGGTCGTGGGTGTTGTTGCCGTGGGCGTAGTTGCGAAGGTGGGTCTGCCAAGCCGAGTTGCCGTGCGTGGAGTCCGCCCCGATGTTGCACGCCCAGTTGCCCTCGATGAGGTCGTGGTGCGTGAAGGAAGAGTGTGTGTCGTCGATGCAGTTCTCCAGCCAGGTGCTGCTGTTCCACAGCACAGCGTCATCGGCGTAGTTGTAGGCGATGACGTTGCCCCCGCCGGTCTCGTTGAGCGCGATCGGCTTATTGTTCTCGAGGGAGATGTTGTTCTCCACCAAGCAGGCCGACGAGCCCACGCCGACGACGATGCCATAGGCGATGCCACCCGGGTTCTCGTCCGTCGAGCCATGTGCGTAGGAGTTACGAACCACGGTGCGGTAGCTCCGGCCGACTCCGATGTTGTACCCGTACTTACCGGGGTGCCGGTGCGTGTCGCCGTTCTCCGTCCACTGGCCGCCGTCAGCTTCGATGTTCTGAGCCCAGCAGTAGGCGCAGTAAGAGAAGCCAACATTACCGCCAGGGAATCCCCAGATGTTGTTGCCGCCAGCGATTGCCAGCTTCTCGACGCCGACCCAGCGGGTGCCGACGTTGGCGCTAGCTGTGTTGGCCGGCACGGTGCGCCACACCTGTGGGACAGCGGAGAGGGGGAAGTCGATGTTGATGGCGTCCTTCAGGGTCAGGACGTTTCCGTTGATAGCGGTGATCTCCGTCGCCTGCACCGTGGAGCGCCAGAGCGGGAAGACGTTCTGCGCGACGAGGTTGGCCGAGGCGTAATCTGTGGGGTCTGAGGTGTACACGGCCGCGCCGGTGCCAGGCCCAGCCCAGCTCACAGTGGGCTGGCGCTTGAAGTATTGGGAATCGTACTCCCAAAGATAAGTCCCGTTGAAATAGACCGCGCCTACCGGAGTGGCAGCGCCATCTTGATGGTCGATGGTGATCACATCGCCCACCGCGTAGGCCGAGCCGTTGGAGACCGTGACCGTCATGTCCCCTCGGTAAGCACTGGCCGCCATGTTCTGCACCACGAAGTCCGCGTCTGCGGAACCGTACCGGTGGCCGAACAAGAGCACGGTGCCGTAGTTGTCGATGAAACCGTTGGCCGCAATACGGGTGGTGTCGGCGCCTTCACCGCGGATTACCACGTTGTCCTTTTGGACGACTACCCCGACCTGGAACGAGGTGCCGGGGAAGTTCTGCGGGGCGATGTAGTAATCTCCAGCCTTGAGGAGGACCACCTTGCGAGAGGTCGGTGTTGCGGCCGCGCCTGCTGCGTCAATCGCTGCCTGAAATGCGATCGTAAACGTAGTAGCGTTTGAGTACCCAGCCAGAGCCGGATTCACTGAGTAGCCGGAGTACGGGTTTCCGTTCGGTAGGTAGAGTGTAGCTGGCCTGGTAGGGTCTGTGTCGGTAGGAATCCCGCCAGGAATTCCTGCGTTCCATGTTGTCCTGAATCCGGATGGTAGGATGGACTGATCTATGGGGGAGGCTGTGTAGTTAAAGGCCTGTGTGGTTGCCGGAGACGCAAACCGTCCGGTGTATGTCGCGACAGCAGAGATGGTCGTACTGCCTGTGGCTAGGCTGATCGAGCACGGAGAGGTGCAGGCGGCCGTGCCTACTGCTTCGGCCACAGCAACAGTACCATCCTCACGGTGGTAAATTACCGACCCAGGCTTTCCAGAAACAGTAACGGTCGACCCTGCTTGGGCCATGGTGGGGGGTACCAGTACCAGAGCCGTCTGAATTTCCTTAGCTGCCAGGCAGATTGGATTCCAGTCTTGGTAGGCTCGTAGGTGCTGACTATCGTTGTGCGCAGCGGTGGCCGTCTTGGCACAATCTACCTGTGTCAGGTCAACGGGCCCCAAGGCCATGAGTAGTGCAATTGCCAGAGCGTGCATGGTCACCCCAAAAGGACATCGAACGGAGGGTCGAAACTGTCTCCCCCGCCCCCCGAGACGTAGATGGTAGCAAGAAGTGTGGCCCCATCCCAAATTTCGAAGACGGAGTCTACGCCGACCTCGACGTCGAAGGTTACTTGGTATGGACCGCCATCACCCATGACGGCCCACGTGAAGACATCGCCAACGCTCATGAAGTGGAACGGTACCGGCAACTGACCGGGGATACCATACACGAACTGTACGATGACGCCATCAGTCGCAGTGACACCGTCCGAGTGCTGGAGGTTTCGGCTAGTCGCTATACTGTCGGAGGACGCTACGGAATCGGATACACTGTGAACGTACCCTTCCGTTGTCTGTACAGAGTCCGTGACCGCCGTGCCGTCCGTCGACAGGGTCAAGTACCCTTGTCCGGCAAATCCAGAGTCGGTCGAAGCCGACACTTCCGATGTGCGAGATGTCTGCGCTACCCCTGACGAGTCCGCAGAGCTGGAAGAGTCTACAGAACCAGAGACGGTGACCGTGGTTACGCTGACTGACTCTGTCGATGTGGTCTGATCGGCGGAGAGAGGCTTGACGGTTACGGCTGTAGAGTCCCCGGCTCCGGTTGTGTCAGTCTGAGTTGCTGTAGGTACGGCCGAAACGACGTCCGCAGATGCGACCGCGTCGGGGGTACGAGCAACAAGGAAGATCGCAGAGACATCAGACGTTACGGTCGAATCTAGATTGGGCGCACCGACCAGGATCGCACTGGAGTCAAGTGCCGAGGAGGCATCCCCTGTAGACGAGATGGCCCCCACACCGGACACCACCGCATCCCCACTTGCGGTAGAGTCGGAGTGTGTCGCCGACAAAGTTACCGAGGTAGAATCCGGCGTAAAGCAGGTATCCGACTCCCCAGCGGTCTGCCAGGCAGCATTCGAATCGGAAGAGTACGTATTATCCGATTGAGTAGCGGCCGTACGTAGGGCAGAGGCGTCGGTCTGAGAAGTACCATCGGCCGAAGACGTAACTGACGTCGCTGCGCTAGCGTCAGTCTGTGTAGACGTATCGAGCAGGGCCGAGACGACCCTAACCGTCGAAGAATCGGCCCCTGCCGTTGCGTCAGAGACTGGAGACGTCTGGGTAGCAGACGTGGAATCTGCTTGAGAGGTTCCGTCCGACTCGAGGCCAGTAATGGACGTCGACGAGGAGTCAGACTGAGTGACCCCATCGACGTGTATGGCTACAGGAACAGTGAGCTGAGTATCTGCCTGAGATGTTCCATCAGACTCTGCGGCCCAAAGACCTATCGTTGTTGCGTCGGACTGCGCACTGATATCGGCCTGGGCCGCACCGCACGCAGCCGTAAGCTGGTCGCTCTGGGACGACGCATCGACGATGTTGGATACGATTCCTACGGTTGCAGAGTTTAGGTCAACCTGCGACGTACTGTCGGAGACGGACGATGTCAGTGCCTGTGTTACGTTGCCGGAATCGACTTGCGTCGTACCGTCCACAACAACAGACGCCTGTACCTGGGCTACACCAGTAGAGTCGGACTGGCTGGTTACGTCACCGCTTGAGGTCCCAGTCTGGGTCTGTGAGCTGTCCGAACCAACCGCCAAGTCGGAGGTTGCGGATAGGACACTCACCAAGACGGAATCTATCTGCGTTGCGCCATCACCGAGCGCAGCAGTCTGCGTTGCCGTGCTTATGTCGGATTGCGATACCCCATCGACCTCTGACGCGAGGACCCCAATAGAGGTCTGGTCGGCTTGCGAGCTCCCATCTGTCTGTGGGGCAGTCTGAGCCGCAGGTGATGAATCGGCCTGAGAGGTCGCGTCGACGAGACCGATCGAGATACCGACAGTCGCTGCATTCGAGTCCGCCTGGGTAGCACCGTCTGTGGAGGCACTCCCCTGTGCGACTGCGGAAGTAGCCGTCTGTGTGACCGAGTCGATCTGCCCGGCCCCAAGCACAACGAGTGTGCTATCCGAAGCGGTCGTCGTGTCGTTGGTGGCCGACGATGTGGCCGGAGCGGCGTCCAACACTAGGACCCAGTCGTTGCCGTCACCGTTGCTGCCTGGCGTGGTGTAGGCCCGGGTGCCGGTGTTGGCGTAACCGGTCCCGATGGCGGTATAGGCGCCGGTAACGGGGTTCCACCACCTGGCCCGAGTGGTGCCGCCCATGGCCGTCATGTCGACAGTGATGGCGGAGGTCGCGGTGCCGTTGTTCGTGCCGGGGATGTACGCCAGGAGCCAGCCGCCGTCGCCCGTTACCGCGCTGGTGACGGTGTCGACGTTCGACACTCCCCAGGTGCCGGCACCCGAGGTGATGAGCGTCTTCCCGGCCTTGCCAGTGCCAGTGCCGCTCGGACGCAGATCCCACCACGGGATCGTGTTGAAGAGGCCGTGTGCGTAACCGGTCTGCACCGAGCCGGGGCTGTCGAGGGCGACGGCAGGCGTGCCCCACGACATGAGGTAGACGTTGGCCGTGCCAAAGCCGTAGCCCGCGATACCACCCGCCAGGTTGTTCCAGAAGTGCGACCGTCGGCAGAACCACTGCGAGTTCTGCGAGCCGCGGTCTCCCGTGTTGTCCTCGTACTCGTAGCAGGTCTCCTGCGCCCACACCGGCCGCGCACCTGCGATGTACGCGCGATCCGCGTCGTAGTAGACGTTGTAGTTGCCGTTCGGGCCGTACCCGTAGTAGGAGTCCATGTCGACGCCGGTCACGTCCGCGTCGTCGATGGAGGGCACGTCGTTGTGGCCGTTGAACTCCGCGCCCCAGAGCTGCGCGGCTCCGGCGGCCCTGATGGCCGCGTCGATCAGGTTGACGTTGGTGAGCGCGGTGCCGGTCGGGTGGTGGTCGCCGCCGGCCATCCAGAGGATGTTGGTGAAGGTCTTGTAGCGGTTGCCGAGCCACGTGCCGAAAGCTGTGGCCTGCGCGCCGGACATGGCGCCAACGATGCTCTCCCAGCCCTGCACGCCACCGCCGTACCCGAGGTAGTACGGGAAGAGGCAGACGGCGATGCCTGCGTTGTAGGCCTTGGTGATGATCGAGTCGAGGTTGGCCCAGTACGCCGTACCTGGAGTCGAGAAGTCGTTCGGCGTAGTGAAGGCGACGTTGCCAGCGTAATCGTAGGCGTTGGTCGTGTTGCCGTGGAAGCTGTCCACTGCGCCGTAGCCGGTCGGGTGGACCATCGCCATGAGGAAGAAGGCGTTGAAGCCCTTGGCGGCGCGGTTCGCCAGATAGGTGTCCACCTGGGACGGCGACGCCATGGACGACAGGAACCAGGCCGCGTCAGCCTTGATGCGCCACGGATTACCGCTGGCGTCCTTGAGGTAGCGCCCGTTGGTCGAGAGCGCCAGGGGGAAGATCGGCGCTCCTCCGAAGGCGTTGTCGGTCTGCGTGGTCGAATCGACCACGACGGACGTCAGCCTGACCGTGTTGGCGTCAGACTGCGTGGTGCCGTCGGTGTTGGCCGAAGAGCCCGGAGTAGCGACGGAGGCCGTGTTGCTGTCCGTGAGCGTCGTGCCGTCGGTGGTGCTGCTCGTCTGGGTCGATCCGCCCGCTGCGGGCAACACCTCGATGCCAACGAGCGTCCACTCCGAGGTGGTCGAGGCAGAGGAGCCAACCAACACCGAGCCAGCAGTGAGCCCGGTCCAGCGACCGCTGAAGTATTCGTCGCCGGTGTACGCTGCGTCGAGCCCGACCTCATTGCCGGTCACGGGCGTGATGGCGCTGCCGCCGATACCACCCCACAGTGCGATGGACCCGGCCGCCGAGTTGAGGGTGCCCTGCGGCGTCCCGGTCGCCGCCGTTGCGCTCAGCGTGGCCCGGCCCGCCTGCGAGGCGTTCGCGCCCGTGACCGAGTAGACGTGGATGGAGCTGTCCGCGTTGGCCCATGGACCGGCGGCACCGATGGTGACGCCCACCAGGGCGCCCGTGCTGTCCGCCTCGAAGATCCAGGCGAATCTGTTGGTCGTGCCGATGACTGCCACCGGGTTCGACCAGGCGCCCACGTTGCCAGAGCCCGTGCCTCCGCTTGCGCCCAGGGTGGGCGTGGCGGGCTGGGCGCTGGCGCCACTGATCACGATGGCGATGAGCTTGGATGCCCCCGCCGTCGTGACCGCGACGCTCGGGCTGGTGCCCGGGCCCGTCGAGTAGCCGACGAAGGGCGAGCCGCCCTCGACGGCGAAGGTGACTGGCCCGACATTGCTCGCCGTGTTGCTGTCGCTCTGGCCGATCCCGTCGGACGAGGCAGGACCGAGCCCCACCGGAGCGGAGTCGGTCTGCGTCGTCGTGTCGCCGGTGCTGGAGGAGGAGGAGATCCAGCACGAGGCGCTATCTGTCTGTGTCGTCGCGTCACTCGCGGCGACCATGGACGTCAAGGCGCCTACGAATGCTAGCAGCAACGACACGGACTACCCCTCTTTCATGGACCTCGTAGACTGCGGTGACTCACCTGCGCTACTCCGCGGTGAGGAGGTCGTCGAGCTCCTTCTTGCAGTCGGGGCAGAGGATGAAGTCGGTGATGATTGTCGGAGCCTGCGTCCCGGCGGCCTGGTCGATGATGTCGATGTGCAAGGCGGACACGGCCGCGTCGGAGACGGTCTTCTGACACTTCTTGCGGTCGCAGATGTAGATGGTGGCGATGGCCATGCTGCCTCCTGAAGGTGGAACTTACTCCCAGTACCCCTCGAAGCCGATCACGCCCACGACTTCCTGGGAGGCAGTGGCCGTGCCGAGGAGGAACCGGACGGTGACGGCGATGTACTCGCCGGGGTTCACGACGATTGGCGTCTGGAACTGCCTGACGATGTCCTTGTCGTAGCCCTGGCCGATCACGGCGCCGATGGCACCGTACATCTGGCCGAGGACGAGGAAGCGCGGCCCCTTGGCCGACGCGGAGTCGCCGGTCGCGAGGGAGAGCGCGGTGTGGCCCCACGCGAGGCTCCAGACGAGGCACGTCGGCGTGGTGGCGATCACCGCACCGCCGTTGGAGGCCGCGATGGACACGCCGGTGATGTGGAGCCGCTTGGACGCCTGCGTGGCCGACTGGGCCGGAACCAGATACGAGCAGAAGATCATGTCACCGGCGGCGGCGATGTTCGTCGCCTGGGCGGTCATGCGGCCGATGCCACCGAGGCCGGTGAACGGCAGCGTGGTGCCGGTGTTGGTGCCGACCGCCGTGGCGGGGACCGCCGCGCCACCGGCCGTGCCCGATCGGTTGTTGGTCGCGGAGCCCGCGGCGGCCATGGCCTGGCCGTAGGGGACGTTGACGCAGTGCTGGCCCATGCCGGCCACGATGTGGGACCAGGGCTTGCCCCAGTCGATACCTGCCTGGATGACCCACAGCTCCGAGATCAGGAGCTGCGGAGCCACGGAAGGCGCCGAGCCGGTGTTGTAGATGCGCACCAGCATCGGCAGGTTGGGCTGGAGCCCAGGACCGGCCTGGTCCGATGGCACGCTCAGGACGCACTGAAGCACCTGATCGACGAAGAAGTAGAGCCCGTCCTGCATGCTCCGGATGGTGAACCGGTGCACCACGCCGTCGGACGGCATTGTCATCGGCGCCGGACGGCCGCCGGCGCCGTCGGTGGCGAACTCCGACCCGTTGATGGTCATGAAGCCGATGAAGGTGTTGGTCGCCGTCCAGCGGAAGCCGAAGCCGTCGAGGAGCCCCGCCGTCTTGGCGTCGGTGGTGTACCCGACCCCCAGCTCGACCACCTTGTTGGCCGTGCCGTTGACGTTGAGCGTCTTGGCCGTCCACTCGTAGATGGTGCCGAAGCCGCCGTAGGTCGGGAAGGTGGCGTAGGTCTGGTACTGGATGCCCGTCGTGATGGTCGTGATGCCACCGGCGTTCAGGCGGAGGAAGCCGCCGGTGGTCGAGCCGGCGTCGGCCGTCATCGTGGTGGCGGTCTGCTTGAGCACGTCCTGCGGGATGGCGTTGGCGGCCGTCGCGGACCCGCCGAAGTTGACGTAGAGCGCCGGACGGTCGACCGCCGTATGGAGACGGCCTTCCGCGCTGATCCAGGCCCGCTTGCGGACGACGCCAGCGGGGTCCGTGGCCGACGACAGCTCCCCGCCGAGCACGTGGAAGGGCGCCGTCGGGAGGGCGGCGGACGGCACCACCTTCAGGTTGTTGGCCGAGTCGACCTCGGCCTGCGTCCCGGTGAGTCCGCGGATGTTCGCGTCCATGGCCATGCGCTACTCCTTAGCTCCAGACCCAGCGGACCTGGAAAGTGCCCTGCATCTTCTCTGCGCTGCGTCCGTAGATCGTGAAGCCGGTGCCGTTGACGAGCGCGCCGCACGTCAGCTCGATGAACGTCGGGGCGTACGCGTGATCGGAGGCGGTGTGGTCCGACGTCGAGTCGGCCATGAAGTACGCCTCGGCCACCGAGCCGGTCGTGATGGTCCCTTGGCCGGTGACCGCCACGCTCGCCTCGTTCGAGCCTGGGAACGACCCGAAGTTGAGCGTGGCGGTCCCAACCGTAGCCATCGCCTACCCTTAGCTGAAGGTGTGGGTGTAGGTGACGTTGAGGGTGTTGCCGGTCGCCACGGTGAATGGACCGCCGTTGAGTGTGGCGAACGTCATGAGGATGACGTTCGGGGCAGAGCCGGTGGTGGCGGCGGCTGGGGTGGTGAAGAGCTGGCCGAGCGCTGCGCCACCGAGGTTGCCGCCAGAGGCGGTCCACGAGGCCGGGGAGGCGGTGTTGTTGCCTTGCCCGTTGCCACCGGCCACCCAGGTCGGGGCGATGCGGCCGGTGTAGCCGTTGCCGGACGCCTCGAAGGTGCCAGCGGTGGCGAGCGTGGTGGCCGCAGTGATGACCTGCGCGTTGAGGGCGAGGCCGATGTAGGGTCCGGCCGACCAAAGACCGCCGACTGGGCCGGACGCGTTGACGCCCAGCCGCCAGGTGATGTCCCGCAGCAGGTTCAGCATCGCTGTGGTCATCGTGTTGTCGGCGGTGGTGCGGTACGCCTTGGTTCCGTCAGCCCTCGTCAGCGCGGCGCACGGGAGGCCGTTCCTGGTGGTCCAGACGTCGAAGACGCCGATGACCCTGCCGAAGTCGCCGTGGCCTAGACCCACACCGACCATTGCCATGTCCTTGGTGCCTGCCTTGTCGATCATGTCGTGTTCTCCTTGTATGCGAAGCACTTGAAGCTATTGCAGCTTCAGCGAGTAGGTGACCTTCAAGGTATCGCCATTGGCCTGGAGCTGACGAGTAGGCGAGAGATTCGCCACGGCGATGACGCGCCCGCTGGCCGTGTTGCCAGGAGTTGCGACTCCGCCGCTCATGAGGAAGAGGAAGCCGGCAGTGTCGGTCCAGGCGCCGCCAGCCGTCCATGTCACCTGGAGGGAAGTGACCTGCCAGTCGCCTCCCGACGGGGCAGAGGTTGGCCACCCGATGGCGTCGCGGGACACTGCCTGACGGGCAGTGTAGCCGCTCGCAGTGGCGTTGGTGAGTTCCGCCGGTCCGATGGTCGTCATCGTATCGGGCTCGTTGATGACGTAGGTCGTCTTCAGGAGGCCGAGGTAGAAGCCGGTTGGGGCTGTGGCGGCGCGGAAGAAGGTCTCGAGGATGTCCTGCTCGCCCTGGTCGTAGACCTGGTTCTGTGCCTGGTCGTGGAAGATCTTCCCGCCGATGCACCACTCCAGGTCGAACCTTCCGTTCCACTTCATCACCGCATCGCCGTTCGGAAGCCGCATCGTTGTCTCCTCAACGCTTGGTGGTGTTGGCGGGCGGGGCCACGATATCGAGGATACGTTGGACCGCCGTCCTGGTCTTCTTCTTCTCTTCGGTTGCCTGCTCCAAAGCCTTTCCCACGACCTCGTACACGCTAGTCACGGAGCCGCTGGGATCTGCCTGAGGACTTCCCCCACCACTCTGCACCGGGGCCGCCATCGCTGAGGAGACCGGCTTCGTCTCGGCCTGCCTCAGGAGGATACTAGGACGCCGTCGGTGTAGGAAGAACTTCAGGAACTTCATGTCAGCCCCTTGGTCCAGCCTTGATGTGGCCGAGGTCGATCCGCCCCGAGTTCTGGAGGATGGACAGCGCATCCCCCAGGCGGTCAAGGGCCAGGTTCGTCTCGGTCGAGAGACTGGCCTGCTCCTTCACCATGGCGAGCATCTTGTCTGAGGTCTTGATGGAGTCGTCGATGCGCTTGTCGTTCAGCCCCTGGAGGTCGGCCTGGAGCTTCAGGTTGGCCTTCCAGAGGTAGATCATCCCGATGAGCGGGGACAGGATGAGAAGGCCCGCAAGTCCCCAGGTGTCCGCGATGAGCTTGATAAATGATTCCACGGGCTACTCCAAGAGGTAGGCTGCCAGGTCGTTCTGGGCGACAGCGCTCACGACGTCTACAGTGAAGCGCTGCACACCGGCCCCTCCGGTGCGCCCATCCAACACGGCTTGTAGGATGGCGACTTCCTGGTCGATACGATCCTTCTCTGCCTTCACGTAGGCCCGAGCCGCGTCCCGCAGCTTCTGAAGTCTCTCGTTTCTGAGGTCGACGTTGCTCATGTGTCTAGGTAGGGGCGCATCTTCTCGAAGACTGCCTTCTTCACCTTCGACACCTTCGACCCATCGATCCCCAGCTTCTTGGCGATGGCGCCCGGGCGGAGGACGGGCTTCCCGTTCAGCCCCAAGGTGTACTCATGCACCGACCGCTCGAGCGGGGTGAGCTGGTGGTAGATGAGCTGCGCCACCTCCTGCTCCCGCGGGTCCATCTCGTTGGTGTTGATGAGGTCGGTCTCGTGCCCGGTCTGGATGAGCCCCTTGCGCTGCTCCTTGTTGATGCGCTTGATGTCGCGCAGGGCGAGACCGCCGAGCTTCGGGTGGTTGGTGGCCAGGATGTGGTCGTGGATCTCGGAGTCCCCAGGCTCGTATCCCAGCTTTTCGCGCAGCTCGGACTTCACCGCGTTGAAGGAGCCGATGTACTTGGAGATGTTTTCCGGAATGACCGCGAAGTTCTTGTTCTGCTCGATGTAGCGCCCGGCCTTCTGGAGCCGGTTCATGACGTGCGTGCCCAGCGCCGCCCCACGGCTCGGGTCGTAGGTCTTGAGCGCGTTCACGAACTCCTTCTTGTGAACGTGCTCGATGGCGGTGGTCGGGATCTCGACTCGATTCTTGAAGAGGCCGACGCGGGAGTTGATGAGGTTGGAGAAGCTCTTGAGCAGAGGGTCGAGGTCCTTCGGCTTCATGCCGCCGACTTTCCACGTCTGCCAGAGCTCTAGCTCCTTCGGCTTCTTCGCCGCGAGCTCCTGCTTCTTCTGCTCGACCGTCTTGACCGGTCCGATGACAGGTGTGGAGGTACGCCGTGCCGCGGCGAGCTTGTCCAGGACCCAGTCAACGGCCTGGGCCGTGTCTGCAAGCATCTCCATTCACTAGTAGCTGCCGCCCGAGAGGGAGCTCTGCACCGGTGTTGGCTTGGCGCCGCCGGCCTTGCCCTTCGACAGCGCCTGGGGGAGCTTGCCCTGCTCCAGGCCGGAGACCTTCAGCAGCTCCGGGTAGCGCTTCTGGGCATCGCTCATGAAGGCGCCGGCGTTCTTCTCGAGCCAGGCATCGAAGTGCGGGGCGACCGACGCCTCCTTCGGCATCTCGGCCTGGAGGTTCGTCGCCATGGTGACGGCGGCCGGGGCCTGCACGAAGTGCTTGTTCACCACTGCGCGGTCGCGGGCCCGGGAGGCCTTGGCGTTCTCGAACAGGGCGTCGGTCTCGGCGCGCTTGTCCTCGCGGGTGGAGACCATGACGTGGAAGCGCTCACGGGCCTCCTCGAGGGTGTCGTAGATGCCGCCGGTCTTGGTCAGCTTGCGCATGCTCATGCTCCTGGAGGGATGAACTTCCTGCCCAGCACACGACCGCCGAGCTGACCGCGAAGACTGGGACCGCTCATCCTGCCGTGTCCCTGCACCTTGGCGACTTGCCGCGATGCCTGTAGAGCGCGCCCTGGGGAGGAGATGGCAGGGATGGAGGACTTCTTCTCCATCTTGGCCTCCTTGGCGTCCATGATCCTCTTGCGGACGAACTCACCGACGCCGATGCTACCACCTGCCACAGCGCCCCACCACCTCTTACCATGCAGCGCCTGGCGCGCGGCGTCGGCCATCGGGACCTTCGGGCCGTGGGACATCTCACCGACCAGCCGGCCGATGCCCATGCCGCCGAGGGTGTGGCCGGCGAGACTCTTGCCCCGCTCCACCGCGACCTCGTGCTTGCGCTTCTTGCGCTTCTTGGCACCGGTGAAGCTGTTGATGGCCGGGAGGTCGGCGTTGAAGGGCACTCGAGGGGCGGCCGTCTTCACCTGGGGCACCACAGGGGACGCCTGGGCTCTGTTCAGGATGGAGACGGCCTTGTCGTAGCCAGAGGTCTCCATGGGCATCGCGTGGGCACCCGACTCTAGGGCACGCTGCGGGGAGAGCCCGGCAAGGCTGATCTCCGCCAGCTTCTCGAGCTCGTCGAACATGCTGGCGTACACCAGGCCACTGTCCACGGCGGCTCCTACTGCTGCTGCTTGCGGACCATGCGACCGAGCTTCCGGTCCTCGTTGGCCTGGCGAGCGGTCAGGGCACCCACAGCGCCTGCGCCGACAGCGGCCAGGGTCTTGCCGCTGACCTTGCTCACCTTCAGGAAGGCGGACGCAGCCTTCGCCATCGTCTGCTGGACGAACTCTTCCGGCAGGCCGGTCACGGTCGCCTCGTTCTCCAGCATCTTCTCCACGGAGATGGGCTTCCGGCCGATGCGGGTGGCGCCAGTCATCTCTCCAGAGATCTTCTGGAGCTCGTCCCCGAAAGCCTCGCAGATCCTCGAATCCATGTAGGAATCCTCCTGTCGCGCAACCTTACACCAGCGGCTACCCTTCTGGGAACGCTAACCTACGAAGGCCGGGCCCTTCTTGAGAGCCACGAGATACGTCATGACACGCTCGTACTTCTCGGACCTCACGTCGTACGCAGGTGGCACGGCAGAGGCGGCCCCGTCCTCGTTGATGCGCTTGAGAGGCAGCGTGGGGTCATCCATCAGACCAGCCAGCCGGCTGTGCTGTACCAGCTGTGGATGGATGGCCATTGTGTGGAAGCCAATGGAAGGCGTCGACCCATCGGCAGTAGGCTCTACCGACACAGACCCATCGCCGGCAATGTCGAACGATAGAGAGTCCAGATCTCCGAACATCTGACGTAGGGTGGCGATGGATCGAGAGTTGTACTGCGAGATAAAGGCATCCACGTCCATGCCAGCGGTCTTCACCTTCCCGTAGATGTACGCGACAGAGTTCAGCGCCCTTTCGATCGTGAACACGAGCTTGGAGGCCTCTACCGCGGAGACGAAGGACAAGCTTGCCTTTGGGTCTGTGGACAGGTCCTTGCTGTCGGACCCTGACTTCGGGGCAACTGTCGTAGTCGTAGGCGACGCGGGACCTCCTGTTGAGGCCGTAAGTCCATCAATTACGGATGCGCACCCGAAGAATGGCTCGTAGATCTCCGAGCCAACTCTCGTGTTGGAGTACTTGGGGGAGAACCAGGAGGTGGGTCTGATGATCTCTTCCACCGGAAGGTTGCTGGTGATCGGCACCACTACCCTCTCGTAGAGGGCCACCGCTGCGAAGTGTCGCCGTCCGGTAGTCGGATCGACGTCGGAAGATCCATCTCCCAACACCTCGACTCCGACCAAGGTGCTGCCCGGGAAGAACCCCTTACCGACATCGCCAGCCGCTATCCTGCCATTTGGGCTCGGCACGAGCACGCTGTCTCCGACATCGCGAAGACGCGATCGTGCTGTGAGGGTGGGAGCCGTCAGAGTCGGAGGGGCGTCTGTCTCTTGGACAATCGTGTGGGTGCTCTGGAGCGTCGAGTTTGAGAGACCACCAGACGTCGGGTCGACCGAGACGATCGGAGCAGAGGAGGTTACGACCTTGACCGACGAGCTCGAGCTGGAAGACTTGGAGAGGGAGTCGGACCCCTGCGGGGTGACGTCCTCCATGAGCTTACGGAGCTTCACATCCTTGTCCGATAGATCGGCCCACCGCAGGACGACCTTGACGACCTTCGTCGTGGATGGCTGCTTGACGCTTTGCATGACGCCAAGAAACTCGTCGTCAACACCGTTGTGCTGACGAACGTGATGCATAGCTACCGACGAGTTGCCGCCGTTCTGATCTACGGAATGCATGACAGAGGAGATCATGCCTACGAAATGCGAAGGGGCCCCCAGTTCGGCAGCGTGCCCCAGAGCGAAGTCCAGGGCATCGGTCTCCGAATACGAGGCAGGCTGTGTGGGACGGTAAGGCGCCCGAATGACAGCGCCAGGGAACCCACACACCAGCCCGGGGTTGAAGCGGCCACTGACGTTGAGGATGCGCGGGGCGAATCGGTACTTGAAGAATTGGAACAGCGCCACACGTTCTGCCCACAACAATCTTCCATGCTTGAGTGAGTCCTTCGAGCCAGGATCCAACTTGGACGCCCCGGCCGACACGTTGGAAAGCCACTCAGACCTGGCGATGATGCCGATGTGGCGTTCGTGCTTCATCAAGACTCGGTAACTGTCTTCCCGCCCTACCACCTTGTGCGCGCCCTCGAGATACTTGCCCTCCAGATCGGTACCCGGGAACCCGATGTTCGGGGCCAAGAATCTCTCAGCAATCAAAGCGTCTGGGCCCACAAGCCATGGATAGACCATGACCAAGGACCGCGTCACCTCGCTAACGTAGTTACGATCGAAGGTGAACTGCGTGTACTGCTCTGGGAAGATGACGTTGCAGACCGGCGGGGGAGCAAACCAGCAATCAGGACGGATGATCTGAGTGTGCAGTTGCTGACTTCGTGCGTCAGATACGGTTCGATCGGCCGACTTGGTCGTTCCCGACATCGCACCGAGCGCGTTACGGGCCTGGATGAGGTCTACGAGAGCCGGCCCGAACGGAGACCACGACGTAGTGTCTCCGTTCTTCAGCTTATCGACCGTGCTCTTGGCACTCTGGAGGTAGTCCTTCACACGCGTCGCGGAAGAGGCTGCGCTGGCATTCGAGGCCGCAAGAGCGGTGAGCGTGGTGATGGCCTTGCCCAGCTCCGCAGAGATGTTGGTCGCTATCCCTACGATGCTAGGGATGTTGTCTGTAGGAGATGCGGTCTGGTGCTGAAGGTAGGAGATGTGGTCGTCCAACGTCTTACTGATGGACACGATGGATGGAGACTTACCGACCTCGTACGTCTGCCCCTTGACGGTTGTCGTGGACTTCGCATCTGTGCTGTCGACGAACTTGGCCGCAGGATTGGGGATCACATCGTAGTGGATGTACTGGAACAGCAACTTCATGATGTCACGGAACGTCACCTGCTGGCCGATGTTGTGGAGACCGTTGCGGAGCCAGTCTCCGAAGACTTGGACACTAAGCAAATTCGTCGCGGTGTCGTCGTGCTCTTCGGCTGTGATCTGGTTCAGAATGCGGCAGCGCAATTCCGCAACCGTGAAGAAATCGTTCACCCCTACGAAGTGAGGAGACACCCCGCCCATGGCCTCCAGCATACTGATGATCCCACCGGCCAGTCCTGAGACGGTGCTGAGCCCCTCGGTGAGCGGCGCCTGGTGTATCCACTTCACAAGCTTGTCGGCTTGGGTGCTGACGATGTCGTCGAAGTGGGCGTCAGAGCCCCCATGCAGGGAGCTGAGGTTGTTGAACAGGTTACCGTTGAGACCGTACTCCACGGTGGTGGCGTGCGCCGTATCCCAGTAGCTCGAGAAGTCGACGCACTGGAGAATCAACCCTCTGGACTGTGGTGTCTGCTGGACCGCCAGACCGATCGTCTCCCCAGAGAAGAGAAGTTTGTAGTCCCCCAACGTTCCGACGCCGCCTCCCCCATCGATACGTGTCCGTGTATCGAGGAAGAATAGGTGGACCATCGTTCTGGGCCGTAGCAGTTGCCCCTCGTCGAGCGGGACGACCTGGATGGCCGCGGCTGCGGGGGAGTTGATGTTGACAGTCACCTGTGCAGACACCACAGGCACCTCTACCCCCTCCAGGAACAGACGGAGATGCAGCGGCTTGGCGACGGCGCTCAAGTTCTACCTCGGTGGGGCAGGGAGTGGTAGCCGCGTCACGGCACTGGTAGCAGACAAGTCCTTCGTACCGGTCATGCCGCCTGCCAACCCTCCGACGACGGCGCCGACACCTGTGACCAATGTCAGCCCGAGCTTCGCGGCTGACAGGACTCGGGCAAGCTCTTGCTGCGCCGCTGTGGAGGCCGGGTCGTACCCGAAGTCGTTCCAGATCTGCGCGGCCCGAAGAGTGGAGTTGACGGCATCCGTCGTCTGATCGGACTCCGACTGAGACATGCCCTCCCAACGAATGTTGGAAGTCCCGTAGTGGTCAGAGGACCCGACGTACTCATCATCATTGTCGCTGAAGGTCGTATACGTGACCGTCCCGCCGACCTCCACAGCTCGCGCCACCGCAGCCTGGTCAGCCTCGTCGTAGACCATTGAGCCGGCGAAGCCGTACGGTACCCTCATCACCGTGCCGTTGAGGATCCCACTCGCATCGCTGATGGCGGAGTTCGTGATGTCTGCCACCGACTGCCACGCCTTCACGATGCGACTAGGAGACAGATCCTGGAGGGCATCCGCCAAGGTCTTCACCGTCTTGCCCGTCAGTGGATTGATGACGTACGTCAGCTCCCCAGTGACCGGGTCGACGATCGCCCTGTCCGGTGTGTTGAATGGGTTGATGAGCTCCGGGCGGTACTGCGCCAGCTCGGCGGCAGTTATCTTTCGAGTCACATCCATGGGAGCCATGTTCCCGTCAGCGGCGTCCCGCTCACTGACCGGCAGGGCTGTGGGATCCCCGACGGATGAGTAGTTCGAGTAGGTGGTGACGAACATCTGGAACTGGAAGTTGACGAGGTTCCGGTTCACCGCATCCTTGGTGGCGGAAGCCTGGACGATGTAGCCGCCCACCACCGTGTTGTCGAAGGACAGGTAGACCTGGGAGTCCTGCTCGACGCACTTCGTTCCTCGCAGGTAGAGATCGTAGTTCTCCCACCACTCCGCTTCCCAGTTGAAGTCCCAGGTGTTGATGAGGACGCCCTGGAAGCTCATCATCCTGGCGCGCTGGCCGAAGAGGAAGATGTACGGCTCACCGAAGGTCTCGAGGATTTGGAACTTCTCGGAGCGGTCCTCGTTGATGGCCTGGAGGAGAAAGTTCGAGTAGACGTCGGTAGCCCTACGGTTACCGATCTCCATGTACTTGGCGGTACCGGAGGAGTCGACCTCCATCCTTCTCCCACCTGCGTCGATGAGCTTCCGGTTCGACCCGGAGCCGGCCACCAGGCGAAGGGTTGCGAAGGTGTCTTCCTTGAGTGTGATGCCTCGCGTTGGGCGTCGTACCGTCCTGACACTAGCCCCAGAAGCGGCCTTCGTCTCGGAGACGGCCCCAGCAGCCGCGGTGTCGAAGCGGTTCGGGATGACCTGCGCGTAGGTAGTCACCGCTCCACTCCAAGACGGATGAGGTAGTCACGGATGTCGTAGCTCACCTTACGCGCAGTGTCGCTCGTCTTGGTGGCAACGAAGTAGGCCTGCACCTGCATCTCCGTGGACACGATGTCGTCAACGTTGGGGTTGTCGATGAGCTTCACGGTCATCTGGCGACCGTTGACAGTCGTAACCGCGGTGCTTTCGCGTCGAAGTCCCATGGGATCCCTTAGGGGTTACTTACCGGCCCCAGCGTCGCCGTACCCAGACTGCGGTCGATTGTTGACCATGATCGTGGCGGCGTTCTTCGCAAACTTCTCATCGCCATACGCGATGCCGTACAGTACTGCGACCTGAAGATCGGCAGACTTCGATACCTTCTCGAGAGCTTCGATCATCTTCTGGTCCGTCTGCCCCTCCGACCCCTCTCTCTTCCCTGCGGGCGCCAAGCTACGTGCTACCTTGTCGCCTCCGAAGGTGTTGATGAGGTCGGTGACCAGCTTCTGCCCGCCCGCCCCCTCGAAGTTGTACTCGCCCTTGTGCAGCTGGTTAGGGGTCATACGATCTAGCTCGTCCGGGCTTACGTCCAAAGCTTCGGCCACTTCCTTGCGAGACATCCTCCCGTGGAGACGCTCCCCGCCGGTGATGGCTCCGCCAACCCCGACCCCAACCACCCCGAACGGCTTCAAGTAGGCCGCCCTGGCCTCTCCCTTCAGCCCTCGAGCGTGCGCAGTAATGTCGGCAAGCTGAGAGTTGAGACCCTTGTTCCAGGCCGTGAATTCGTCTTCGTTACGTACTCCCGAGAACCCTCGCAGAGTGGCCCCAAGTGCCTGGGCCTCTTTGTTGTCAGAGCCTCCAAGAAGAACGCCCTGATCTGTGACCGCCTTCTGTAGAATGTGCAGTTGTCCTGCGGCGTGCGCCTTTCGGAACGAACCCAGCGCGCTCGTGATGTCGTTGAACTTTCCCCCATCCTTCATCACATCCTTCAAGACAGCCCGCAAAGAGGTAAGCTCGGCCGGTGTCTTCAGGCCTGTCGTGCTGAATGCCAGAGCATCGGAATCGGAGTTCAAGCCCTCCATGATCCTGGAGGCCTTGTCGCCCCCGGCCAGGATGTCCTCCACGATCTGCCTCATCTGATTGTTCTGGGACAACACCCCGACAGTCGTACTGGTCAGCCCGGCCTTACCGAGGGACTCGGTCGCGGCGTCTACCATCTTCGTGCGGCTCTCGACCCCCATGTAGTGGGACAGGTCACCAGCCCCAGCGAACGCTCGCATGTTTGGGCCAATCCCGGCCCCAGCCATGATCGCCAAGGTGGGGGACACCCCTGCCCCCATCCTCGGCATCGTTCCCTTGGCGGCCATCACCAAATCGTACGCGTTGGATATGCGTGGGTCCTTGCTATGGGACATTCGCGCAAGGACGTCGTCGGTGAACACACTGAGATTGCCGCCCCGAATCGAACGAGAGATGTCCTCCTCGTTATTGTAGTAGGTCCCGGAGGTGAGGGCTCCGTAACCCTCGCTCATCATCTTGGCGAGCTGGCCCTGAAGAAGATCGCTCTGCTTGTCTGGGTCGGCATCGCGATACTGATCCCCTAGGGCCAGGATCGCCTGGCCGACGGACGATCGTGCGCGGAACCCTTCCATCGAGCGGTACCCACCACGCGCCATGGTCTCGACCATACTTGCTTGGCGATTGCCGGCCAGAGCTTCCGGCACGTTAGGCCCGATGCCCAGCTGGCCTCGAAGTGTCGCCACCTGCTGTACGACGGTTTGGCCGGTTGAGGTACCGCTCGAGCGCAGCCAGGTAGCGATCTCCGTATTAGCAAGACCGCCTCCAACTGTACCACTCTCCTTCAGACCAGAAGCGGCGGAGAAGAGGGCGTTGAGCTCGGACTTGTTGGTACCCGTCATGACGGACTGCATCGCTCTTGCGCCCTCCTTGGAGAGCGTAAGGACATGCCTCCCGACCAGGTCATCGATGAAGTTCTCGTAGGCCTTGCCGATGTAGTTGAAGACGCCAGCACCCATGTCTTCGACTCGGCCAAAGGTGCCGGCCCACAGCTTCGTCTTGACGCGCTTCCAGATGGCGCTTGGGTCGGTCTGCTCTGTGAGCCGCTTCTCTCGAGCACGGGAGGCGTTGAGGTTCTCTCGGTCGACGCCGAGTTCCCCATCGTCCTGCTTCATCATCATCTCGATCTCGGGCTGCGACATGTTGATGCCGTATCGCTGGAGAACGAGCTCCGGTGCGCCCTCCCCGCGCCCCTGAAGCAGCGTCTTCATGAAGGCGCCGATGTTGACGTTGCCCATGAGCTGGGCTCGTAGGTTCTTTCCCTCCGGCCCGGCGAACGCCATCTTCGCTTCATTGCCGAGCCCCATCCCTCGAGAACGGAGCTCGTCAACAGAGATGGAACGAGAGTTGATGCGACCTACGATGTCCTTGTCGACCTCGAAACCCCCACCCTCCTTGCGGCGCAACGATCCGGCCAGCAGAAGCCTACTGACGGGGGACTCGGACATACTCAGAAGGTTGGCGTACATACGCTGCGCTGCGATCCCCACACCCTTCTCGCCACCAACACCGCCGGTCACGTCATTGAGAAGTTCATCGTTGACGGTGCCGCGCTCGATCCCGTACTGGATCTTCTGTGCGATGTTAGAGACAGCTTCGGCCCCTAGGCGGCCCTTGGCGCCAAACTGTCTCGAGATCTGCGCACCACCCTGCTGCATCCCGAGGACTTCGCCCTGGGTCATCCCTGTCAGCGCGGAGGTGAACTGCACGTTCATCATGTTCTGGACCTGCGCCTGCTTACCGATAAAGCCGACGCTACGGCTGTGGGCGAAGAACTCGCTGGCGTCCTCCATCGTGGTGCCCATCCACTTCGACATGTCGCGGATGGTCTTGATGGTGTCCTTGAAGCGACCTGCGAACTCCGCCACGTCTCGAACGCCGTTCATCACCCCCATCTGCTTCATCCGAGGAAGCATCCGAGTGAGTTCTTCCACGGATGTGAGCATTTCCGGGACGTGGGCGAGCTGTCGGATGCTGTCACCGACAGCAGCGGCATCGCCTCGCGTGAAGCCCATCCCAGTGCGTGACTGTGGGTTGATGAACTGGAACTGAGATAGCTGGTTGGAGATCATCTGCTGCTGATGACCGCCGTGTACGAAGGACGACACTCCTTGCGCAGCCATAGCCCCAGCCGCTAGCGGAAACGAGGCGCCGGCCAGACCGCCCATGATGCCACGAGCCGACATCCCCCCATAGCCCGCCATGAAGCCAGAGATGGGGTCGATCATGGGGGCGATACCACCGAGACGTCCGAAAGCTGAGGCCATCCCAATAGCCGCGCCTCCGAACGCCGCAGCCCCTCCCATGGCCGACATGGCCCCACCGGCGAAGGCGTTACCTGTGCCGTACCCAGGCCCTGCTATGCCCCCAGGAGCGTAGCTGTACACGCCGGGCGGGCCACGCATCCCAGGCATTCCAGGAGCTACTGCCTGCATGCCTCCGGCATAGCCAGGTCCGTAGGCGCCAACCCCGAACGCAGGGGAGCTGATGCCGATGTTCTGGGCGAACGAGCTCTGAGCAGTGAACTGCTGGTGCTGAGCCCCAAACAGCGCGCTGATTTCTGAACTGGATGGCATCGGCCTCCACCGGACCTGGTGCAGCCTCAAAAGCTACCACCCACCCCCGGAAATTCAAAGATCTTCAAAGGCATAAGAATGTAGAGAGCACCGAGGTTTTCCTTCACTTGGAGGAGAGACACATGCTGGTTCCACTCATCGTTGCCGGAGGTGCCTACGCGGCATCTACCGTGGTAGGGCGCGCGGCAGCTTCCCTGCTCGTCGCAAGCGAGGTTCTCGGCAGCCGGGCCGAGATCTCGAGGCTGAAGAAGGAGCAGTTCCTGGGCTTCAACACCGTCCACGCCACGAGGTTCAAGCTGTCGATGGACCTTCAGGTGGTGACGCTCGACAAGTACCAGGGACTGGAGGCCTGGGCAGGGACGTACCTGCTCACCGAGCGGGAGACGAGCACGCTCCTGGACGCCATGGGACTCTGCCACAAAATCCAGAGCAAGCAGCAGGCCCCGACGTCCGTGCGGCCGGAGGACGTCCTCGAGGAGATGAAGCACTACTCGGGACTGCGGCTCAAGGACAAGGGCATCCGCAAGCAGCTCTGCGCCGGCCCGGACGGTGCGGAGGTGGCGAAGCTGCTCGAGCAGGCCTGAGCAAAAGGAGGGGTGAGGCTCGGTACAAGAGCCTCACCCCTTCCAGCGTCTGTACCTCACAGCGAGGAAGGGCCCCGATTTCTTACTCTTTCGTTACGCCTCATCGGGGAAAACACCATCCTTGTTGGCACCGTAGGAGGGCAGGCGTATAACGGCTCCACCATCGTCCCGCACTGCAAGGCGGCTGGTGGTGTCTAGCACTCTGGCACTGGGGACGCACGTGGCCTACGCACTCGCGCTGCACGCAGGCCTCATCGACATCTCCTGACCACCAAACCCAACCCCTCGCTCTCCAGAGCGTAGGGGTTTTTCTGTCTTTGGAGGCGCCGCACCATGAACGACCGAGAGATGCTCAAGGCCAAGTACCAGGACTTCGTCGTTCCCTGGGGGCCCATCGGTGAGCCGGTCTTCAAGCGGACGTACAGTCACACCAAGGAGGACGGAACCAAGGAGACCTGGCCCGACACAGTCATCCGGGCCGTGATGGGCAACATCCTGCTCGCCATCCGTGCGGACAGGTCGAGGGTCATCGGACTCGAGTCCCTCCCTGAGCAGGCTCAGCTCGAGCAGCTCGTCGCGCTCGGGCTCATCGAAGAGAACGAGATCGAGAAGCTCGTCGAGCTCCTACTTCCCTTCGGCGCCCTCCCCGCAGGACGACACCTCAACGCATCGGGCCGCATCGGCCGGCAGTTCCTCTTCAACTGCCATTCCAGTGGATGGGACTACGACGAGCCGGAGGCGCACTTCACCTTCCTCTTCGACGCGCTCATGCAGGGAGGAGGGGTCGGAGCGAACTACTCGAATCGCTACCTCGAGCAGATGCCGAAGCTGACCACCAGCATCGATCTGCACATCACCTGCCAGCCCGACCATCCGAATCTCGACGAGTTCTACCAGCTCCTGACTCCGCTCACGCTGGAGGACAAGAAGGACCACCCGCCGGCCTACTTCGTCCCTGACAGCCGAGAGGGATGGGTCAGCAGCGTGGAGCGCATCATGCGCTCCGCCTGGACGGAGACGGAGAGCGGCGAGGTCAGCATCGTCATCGACGTGTCCAACATCCGTCCCCGCGGTGAGCCTCTCAAGACCTCCGGCGGCATCGCCTGCGGCCCTGGCCCGCTCGTCTCGATGCTCACGGACTTCGTGAAGCACCTCAACGGCTGCGTCGGCCGTCGCCTCACCTCCACCGACGCCATGGTGCTCGACCACTCCCTCTCCTCCTGCGTCGTTGCAGGCGGGAAGCGCCGCTCGAGCCGCATGTCGGTCAAGAACTGGAAGGACACCGACATCTTCGAGTTCATCAACTGCAAGCGGGAGGATGGCTCCCACTGGACCACGAACATCTCCGTCGAGACCGATGCGGAGTTCGACCTGGCCTACACCCTGCGCGAGGAGCACGCTGTCGCCGTCATGCGCGCCATCGTGCTCGGCTCCCGCACCAACGGGGAGCCGGGGTTCTGGAACCGCCACCTGTCGTCCGTGGGTGAGCGGGAGCCGGAGCTCATGTACTGCCCGAACCCGTGCGGGGAGATCGGGCTTCAGATGTGGGAGAACTGCAACCTCGGCCACATCAACATGGAGTTCTTCGCCTCCAAGCCGACGTCGCAGATGGAGGAGGCCTTCCGCCTCATGACGCGCTGGCTCATGCGCGCCACCTTCGGGGACATCCCGAACCCCAGGCAGCGGGAGGTCGTGAACAAGAACCGCCGCATCGGGGTCGGCTTCCTCGGCTTCCACGGCTTCCTGGCCCTGCGCGGCATCAAGTTCTCGGAGTGCTGGGACAACGAGCACGTCCTCTCCGTCCTGAAGAGGTGCCGTGAGCGCATCGATCACGAGGCCTACCGCTACTCGCAGATCCTCGGCATCCCAGTGCCGGCCAAGACCACCACGCTCGCTCCGACGGGCACCCTGGCTGCGCTCACAGGAACTGGTGCTGGTGGGCAGGCCATCTACGCCCCCTGGTACAAGCGCCTGGTCCGCTACTCCACCATGGATCCGGAGCTCACCTCCAAGCAGGAGGAGGGCTACGAAGTCTTCAAGGACCCCGACGCCAAGAACACCGACATCGTCGTCTACTGGTGCGAGGATCCTCTCGTCTCGAAGGTGCGCGCCAACGGTGGGGACCCGGACATCATCGAAGCGCAGGACGAGCTCACCCTTTTGCAGAACCTGAGGGTGCAGGCGATGTTCCAGCAGCACTGGGCCAACAACTCGGTCAGCTACACCATCAACCTCCCGGCCGACAAGATGCCGACCGAGAGCGAGATGGAGGAGCTGCTGTTCGCGTACATGCCGTTCATCAAGGGCACCACCATCTTCCCCGACAAGAGCCGCAAGAACGCACCCCTCCAGCGCATCACCCGTGAGGAGTTCGAGTCCTTCCAGGGCCGGAAGGAAGTCACGATGGTCGAGGTGGAGTGCGTCGGGGGTTGCCCAGTCAAGTAGACGCCCGGGCCCCGTCATGGTTAAGTGGCGGGGCCCGTAGCCGTCTCCCTGAGTACGGGTACTTCGGAGGGCCCATGGCGAGGATCGTGGTCGTCGACGACAACGGGCTGATCAGACAGCTCGTCTCGGGCATCCTCCGAAGCCACGGGCATACCGTCATCGAGGCAGCGGACGGCGAAGAGGGCTTCAAGACCGCACTACGGGAAGTCCCTGACCTGATCGTCACCGACTTCTACATGCCGCGCATGACCGGGTCGGAGATGATCATCGCCCTGGGTCACTCCGACAAGTGCGTCGCAGACATCCCCATCATCGGTCTGGCAGGTAGCCTGCACGCAGAGAAGCATCTCGTGGATGCAGGCGTGTTCTCTTACCTGCCGAAGCCTCTCAACGAGAAGACCCTCGTGGCAGAGGTAGACAAGGCCCTGTCGAGTCGTCCGGTCACGCTCCGAACTTCCCCTTGACGAAGTCGGTCACCTCTTTGGAGGCCGGCGGAGGCGTGGGAGGGGTTCCGAGGACGTCGTTCACAGAGGGGATGCTTCTGATCTCCGCTCGTGCGATCCTCCAGGCTTGCTGCATGATCCACGAGAGCGATCGATCTTGACGGTTGGCCTCCGTCTGGATCTCCTTCAGCATATCCTCGGGGAAGTACAGTGACTGCTTGCAGCTGAGTGGGGGCATCTAACAGTTCTAACCCCGAGTCCTGGTACTGGGAAGAGCCTTCGCAATCCCCACACATCCAACGGCATAAGAAGAAAGCAGAGATCTCCCCACATAGCTCAGATGGCAGAGCACCCGCCGACTAGAGGCGGGAAGGACCGGGTTCGACCCCCGGTGTGGGGTCCTTTTGTCTGGAGGTCCACATGGGCATTCTTAGCAAGT